TTAAGCCTTTTCTTGAGGACGCTCGAAGAGATTTGGGTGTTACTTTGACGTTTGAGGCTTGTAATGATTACAAGTCTATTGACGATGATGACAATGACAACAATGATGAAAATGAAAATTAAAAATTAAAAGACAAAATTAAAGGAGTACAAAAATAATGGCTACAAAAAATACTGACCAGATTCGTAGATTGACAAATAGCGTGACTCTTGCGGGTTATCTCGCTGATATTGAGTCCAAGTAGGGTGTGGACAAGAATGGTGTTGATTACATTCGTATTCGTGGGCAGATTCAATGCGGTGAAGAAAGTGTAATGACTCGTTCTTTCACGTCTTTTATCAAGGCTAAGAAGGCTGATGGTACAGACAGTGAGAACTACGAAAAGGTTCTTGATTGGGTTAAGAAAGCAGTTCCTATGACTAAGGATAAGGAAAACGCCACTATGGTGAGACTTGTTGGTTCTCTTAGTGCAAATGATTATGTTGGTTCTGATGAACAGCTTCACGAAGGTACTGTTGCTTCTATGCAATTCTTTAATGATTTTGAGGAATTTGCTTGTGACCTTGATATTGAGGGATATATTAAGAGTATTACTGATGAAGAGCGTGGCCCTGAAGATGATAAGAAGCCTACTGGTAGAAAGCGTTTAAATCTTATTAGTATGGATTTTTATCATAACGCTCTTGATATTAAGAATATTATTATTCCCAAGGATTTTGTGGATGCTCTTGAAGACAATGGTTATGTTAAGGGTGCTACTGCTAAGATGTATGTTAGCTGGAAGCCAAATGAAAAGAGTGAAGCAAAGCCTAAGACCAAGGGTTTTGGTCAGCAGAGAGTAACTGAGGGTAAGAGCTATCTTGAAATGGTTCTTACTGGTGGTGATATTGCTTATGATGAAGATGAGCAGGAAGATATGATTATCACTCCTCAGATGTGTAAGGCTATGCTCAATGAGAGAGCAAGTCGTTTGAAGGAACTTGAGGAAGCTGGATATCAGGGCTCCAAGGGCAGTAGTAGTTCTTCTGCGCCTACAGGTTTTGGTAAGAAGGGTTCTGGAAAAATGTCTCCTGTTGTTGATGATGACGATGATATTCCTTTCTAATTTCTAATCGACAACTAAAAATAATTCAAAAATTTTAAAAGGAGACATTTAAATAATGGGTATTGATATTTTTAGCATTAAGCCTAATGTGGTCACTCGTGACCTTAGTGGTAAGAGTTTTCTCATTTATGGAGAGAGAAAAAGTGGCAAAACTACAAACGCTTGTAAATTTCCCAAGCCTATTTTGCTTGGCTTCGAAAAGGGCTATGGTTTCTTGGATGGCATTATTGCACAGCCAATTAACACTTGGAAAGAAGCTCTTGAAGTAAAAAAGCAGTTGCTTAAAGATGCAGATGCGGCCGAAAAGGAAAATAGAGAAACAATCTTTAAAACGGTAATTGTTGATACTATTGATATTGCCTACGACCTTTGTGAAAAGTATATCGTAGACAAGGAAGGTGTAGATTATCTTGATGAGACTGAAAAGATGCGCGGCTATCGTGCTTTGTCTCGTGAGTATGATAAGTTTTTCCAAGAGATTGTTAAGGCTGGTTATACCTTGATTTGTATTTCTCATGCCACCACTAAGCAGATTAAGGAAAACGGTGAGAAATATGATAAGACTATTCCTACTGTACCTGACCGTGGATTCCTTGTTGTTTCTCGTCTTGTTGACGTAACTGGTTACGCTTCTTATGAAACTGATGAACAGGGTAATGTTCATTCCATGCTTACTATGAGAGGTAACAAACATCTTGAAGCTGGTTCTCGTAGTCCTTATATGTCTGAATGCATTCCATTTACTTATGAAGCATTGCGTGATGATATGGCAAAGGCTATTGATAAACAAAAGGCTAATGGTGCGACAGTTGTTGATAATGAGGTTAATCTCTTTAAGGATAACGAAGTTACCGAAGATGAAAAGAAGAGCGTTGATGAGCTTATTGCTGAAATCGGTAGCTATGTAAAGGCTATTCATAATACTGGTAGTACAGAATATAAGAAGATTATTGCAGAGTATCTTGGAAAGGGTAAGAGTGTAAAAGATTGCGATGAATCTCAATTGGATATGCTTTTGCTTATTCTCGATGATTTGAAGGATTACTGTACTGAAAACAATATTACAGTAGAATAAATAATTATTGGGGGATAGTAAAACTGATTACTATTCCCCTTTATTTTCCGTTTTAATATTTTAAGAAAGGAGTGAGGATTATAGCACCAAGGAAAAATAGAAAATGTAGTGTTTGTGGCAAAATGTTCCCTTTTGAAGAGATTATCACCGTAAATGGTAAAAATTATTGTCCAGTTTGCGGTAAATAGCCCGCTCATGATGCCAAAGATTACAGACTTTTAACAGATTATCTTTGGGATAACTTGGGTATGAGAGAGTGGGTTAATGCTTCTCTTGTAACCACTTATATAAAAAAGATAAAAGAAAAATATGGTTTGACTAATTCTCAAATTCTTTATACTTTATATTATATGTACGAGTATGCTGATAATCCAGCTCCTCCCATAAAGACAGAATCAGACATCTTCATGGTTGTACGTTATTTTGCTGAGTCCAGAGATTTTTGGCAAAAATACAAAGAAATGAAGATGACTAAAACTGAATTAATTGAATATGTTTTAACAAAACAGCCTGTTGCAATAGATGTAGCTCGTTCTGAAATTATTAAAAAGCAGGAAGAAGAAGAGGAAAGACGTAATAAACGTAATCATAAGGAAGAAATTTCTGCTGAAGATATTATTGATGATGGAATAGTAAACACAGATTTTATAGGAGATTATAATTTTAGAAAAGATTTGCAAAAGCAAAAGGAAAAAGATAACATGTTTTTATCAGAATTACAAAGAGATGTTCAAGAAATAATGGCTGAACATCCCGAAGAATGGGAGGTTTAACTTGGCGGATTATAGAGATTATCAAAGCAAATCTGCAATTAAAGAAGTTATTGGCTGTTTACTGTAGAATCCAACTTTATTAACAAGTAATAAAATCGATAAAAAAGATTTTGTTGAAGCTTTCCATCAACTTTTATTTGTAGCGATAAACAATCTTTTTTCTCAAGGTGCAGTAAAACTTGACCAATATATTATTGATGACTACTTAAAAAACAATTTGCAGTCTTTATATAATATTTATACAAGGAATAATGGCAATCTTTATGTTGAAAAGGCTAAAGAATTAGCTACGCCAGAAAACTTTAATACTAATTATCAGGAGATGAAAAAGTTTTCTCTTCTTCGTGCTTATCTTAAGTCAGGTATCGAAGTTGATGAAATTTACAATCCTGACGAAGAAGACCCTGAAATTGCAGATGAACAAAGATATCAATTTAGTCAAATGACTATTGATGATATACTTAATTATTTTAGGCAAAAAGTATCTAATATTACTCAAGAATACAGCCCTAAAGTTGGGCGTGATAGTGTTAAAGCTGGTAGTGATGAAGCTCGAAAGCAAAAAGAAGAATGGAAGAAAACTCCTGCTTATGGTTTATCTTACGCAAGTAATTATATGACTACCGTAACAAGAGGTATGCAACCACGAAGATTTACTGTTTGTTCTGCACGGACAGGTTTGGGAAAAACGAGAGTTACCATTGCTAATCTTTGTCATTCTTTCACTCCTAAATATTGGGATTCTAATGTTGGAGAATTCGTAAAAAATCCAAATGGTACTCAAAATGCTGCTCTTTATATTGGAACAGAAATGGAGCTTATCACAGAAATTGAGCCTATTTTATGGGCCTATATTGCAGATGTTCCTCAGCAACATATTATGACTGGTAAGTATGTTGGGGATGAAGAAGAAAGAGTAGATGAAGCTATTAGAATTCTTCATGAAGATGGACATATTTATCTTGAATATGTACCTGACTATGATATCGGAACTTTAGAGAATGTTATTGAACAACACGTTCTTCAACATGGAATAACTCATGTTTTCTTCGACTATATACATGTAACAACTGATTTAATTAGTGAATTCCAAGCTAATGCTAAAGCAAGGATGCAAATTCGTGAAGACCAAGTTCTTGCAAACTTGAGTTTAAAATTAAAAGACCTTACTCGAAAATACGATATTTGTATTGATACTTGGACACAGGTTACAGGAGATTTTAAAAACGAACAAAATCGTGACCAAACAATTGTTCGTGGTGCTAAAGCCATCATTGATAAAGCTGACCATGGAGCAATTTTGTCAGAGGTTACAAAGAAAGAAGAAAAATATTTAGAGAAAATTTTGAGAAGTAAATTTTTAAAATATAAGCCTAATAGATGTTTATCGGTTTATAAAAATCGTGGCGGAGAATACAACAAAGTCAAAATTTGGTTGTATATTGAATATTCTACAATGCGAGTTCATGATTTGTTTTGTACTGATTATGACTATGAACTTTTAGATATTCCTCAAACATTTACTCGTGTTGAAGAAGACCAAAAGGTTCAATTCTTTAACAATAAAGATTTCTTACGAAGTCAAATGATTAACGATGCAGTTGATATTGCTCAAACTGCCAAAGAAGAAGAGACTTTTGATGTTTTTGAAGATACGGAAGAAGTAACAAAGAAAATTAAAGAAGCTCTTGAAAATGAAGAAGACCCATTTTTAGAATCTCCTGAAAGCAGGAAATTTAGAATGGTAGAAGATGATGAAGATGACGAAGAAGAAAAGAAAGCTTCATCAAAAGAGGAAGAAGAAATAGATTATTAATAGAGGTTGGCTATGATAGATAAAGATGAACTGTTGAAGTTGGTAACAGAAGATGTTGTTATTAACATTATGGAAGAAAATGGTTCTCCTTTATATTCAACTTCTACAGATGGAAGAACACAGCAAAAGTGTCTTTGGTTTAAAACAATTTGTCATGGTGGAGATAGTCATAAACTATGTTTCTTTACTGAAAGCAAAGATTTTTTTTGTTATACAAATTGTGGACGAATGAATTTTTTTGAATTTATTAAAAGAATTCGCAATGCCAAAGACGGAGAATTTTACAGCAAGGTAATTGTTTATATTGCTAAAAAAGTTGGTAAATCATTATCTCGAAGTCGTATTGGTTTTGGAAATGACGTTTCACCAGAGTTGCGTGGGCAATTATCTGAAATGGTAAAACAATCAGAAGATATTGAAAGAAGACAACAATTTCACGAAGCTAAAATTACGAAGTTTTATGATGACTATAAATGTCTTTTTAATTATTTTGATTGCAATACTTTTTATAAAGGTTGGATTGATGAAGGAATTAGTATTTCTTCTATGGAAAAATTTGGTATTGAGTGGTATGAATATCAAAAATATATAATTATTCCTCATTATAATATAGATGGTCATTTGGTTGGTATTAGACGAAGAAGTTTACAACCAGAAGATTCTAAAAGAAAATATATGCCTCTATTTATGACTGGCAAAGAATTTGACCATCCTCTTGGATTGAATTTATATGGTCTTTATGAGAATAAAGAAAACATAAAAAAATTTAAGAAAGCAGTTATAGTTGAGGGTGAAAAAAGTGTTTTAAAAGCAGACACTTATTTTAAAGGTAAAAGTTGCGTAGTGGCAACTTGTGGCTTTAATGTTTCAGATTGGCAAATTAGGGCTTTAGAAAAACTCGGAGTAGATACAGTTTATTTAGGTTTTGATAAAGACTTTGATGATAAATATGAAGAAGTTTATAAAGCTGACAAATTGTTATATGACAACTATTTAAGGTATAATGAACGATTAAGGACTTTAGCTCAGAGACTTGCTTTAAGCTTTAATGTCTTTCTTATTAAGGACACCAAAGGATTGTTAGATATCAAAGATTCACCTCTTGATAAAGGAAAAGATGTTTACAATCAATTAATAAAATTAGCAAAACCTGTTTATTCTTACGGGGAAAGGCAAAGTTCTACGAGTATATTTTTAAGAGGTAATTAATGGAAAAATTACTATGGGAGACAAAGTTTTAGAACAACTTTGATGATGAATATGATTTTCTTGAAACCATTTTAAGAAGTTATGATATTTAGGATGTAAAGAGTTTTCTTCATCCTGTAAAAAACAAGGTCGTTAATGACCCCTTTCAAATGAAAAACATGGATAAAGCTGTATAGATTTTCCATGATAATGTTAACACTAAAAAGAAAATTGCAATTAAAGTGGACCCAGATACAGATGGTTTAACAAGTAGTGTTTTAATGAGTAAAATCATTGAACATTTCAATCCAGAGGCAAAGATAGAATATATTTTTAGTTTTAACAAAGAGCATGGATTAACCTATAAAGCATTAAGTGAATATTCAAAAGATGAAATCGGTTTAATTATTATTCCAGATGCTTCAATGATTTGCAAAGATGCAATTCAAATTGTTAAAAATTACAATTGTCCTATCATTGTGTTAGACCATCATTTAGTTGAAATTGAATATTTAGATACTAACACAGGTAAATGGATTTCAAAGAACGAAGCGGATGAAATTAAAGAAAAAGAGTCTGACAGAATTAAAGAGGATAGCTATGTTAACTATTGTGTAGCTGTAAATGATACTGATGGACATTATCCTAATCCTACTTTGTCTGGTGTTGGTGTAGTTCGTAAATTTGGTGAAGCTTATTGTGAAAAGTATCACTGTAGTGATAGTTGGCTTGATGAATATCTTGATTTAGTTTCTCTTGGTATTATTGCAGATAGTATGGATTTAAGAGATTTAGAAACAAGATGGTATGTACTTGAAGGTTTGAAGGTTGAAAATCAAAAGAATGATTTTCTTAATGAACTTCAAGAAAGAATGGCTGATGAAATTCACTTTGGTAGAACTATTACAAATGTCGGTTGGGTACTTGCTCCAAGAATTAATGGTGTAGTACGTTATGGCACAGAAAAAGAGCAAAGAGATTTATTTAGAGCTATGGTTGGGGAACAAGAAACTGTTATTTATCAACCGAGAAGAAAAAAAACTACCGACCCGAAACCTCTTCCAGAAGAACATACTCTTCAGTGGGAGATGGCGAGAGTAGCTAATAATGTAAAGTCTCGTCAAGATACAGCCGTTCGTAAATTTATGGAGCAAATTGTTGATAAAATTGACAAACAGGGACTAGATAAAAATACTATTTTATTTGTCGATTGTACCGACATAGTTGATAAAAAATCTGTTACTGGATTAGTAGCTAATAAGATTGCTTCGAAATATTTGCGTCCAGTGGTGCTCCTTAAAGAAAGAAGCACCTCAGAATTCGGTGGTTCCTGTCGCGGATATGATAAAGGAAACCTTAAAAACTTGAAAGAGTTTTTAGAGCAAACTGGACTTATAAGTTGTGCTGGACATGAAAATGCTGCTGGTGTATTTCTTAAAAAGAAAAATGTTGAGGAGGTAATTGAAAAGTGTAACGAAATGCTTCCTCTTGACCAACTTAAAACTATTTATCCAGTTGATTGGGAAATTCCTGCCAATGAAATGCAAGTAAGATTTGTAAAAGAAGTAGCTGAAAATTATGAAGTGTGGGGTAATACTGTTCCTACTCCTACTTTTGCAATTATAAATCTTCATATAAATGCCAGTCAAATTAATGGCTATGGCAAAACTAAGAGTTTTATTAGATTCCAGCATAACGGTATTACTTATATTAAAAAGTATTGTCCCGCTACAGAATTTGATATGATGACTCTTAAGGATAGACACACCTTTGGCGCTAACAAAAAGAATTTGGTAATGAATTTAATTTGCCAGTTCCAGTTAGAGTCTTGGGAAGATAAGATTTATCCAGAAGTTAAAATTCTATATTATGATGTTATGGAGGATAAAACAAATGAGGCTCCTGATTTAAAAAGTAAGACCAAATCTGACGCTATTCTTAATTCCAAAACGACATCCTTAAATGCAAAATCTACTACAGATTTTGATTGGGGTGAAATTGAAAAGCCTAAGAAGAAAAGAGTAATGTTAGATAAGGATTTAGAAGATTTGGATTTTTAAGGTTGACAAATTAAAAGTAACATGATATAATAAGACAAAAATATAAAGGAGAGTAATGCCGTGTTTGTAGGTGTACATAATCACACAGACATAGGCTCCAATACGAGAGGTTTCCTTGACAGCACTAACACTGTCAAGGGTCTTCTCACATATACTTAGGAGCTTGGTCATAAAGGTGTTGCTATTACAGACCATGACTGTATTGCCGCACACGTTGAAGCATTAACTCAAATAGACGATTTGCGAAAGAAAAATCCTGATAAGTGGAAAGATTATAAACTTATTTTAGGTAATGAAATTTATCTTTGCAATCGAAAAAGCATTGAAGAAGATAAAGAATATATTTTTTATCACTTCATTTTGTTGGCTAAAGATGCTATTGGACATAAGCAAATAAGAGAATTAAGTACAAGAGCATGGATTGATAATTCCTTTACTTATGTTAATATTCGTACTCCAACTTATTATGAAGATTTGTTTGAAGTAGTTGAATCTGATAGAGGTCATATTATTGGTTCAACTGCTTGCCTTGGTGGTCGTTGTCCAAAATTAATTTTAGATTCTTATAAACAAAATCCTTTACAACCTGATTATACGGGCGTTAAGAAATGGTTAAAAAGACTCGATAAATGTTTTGGGCATGGTAATTTCTTTTTGGAATTACAGCCATCAAAGAGTGAAGAACAAATTATTGTAAATCAGGCTTTAGTGGGACTGTCTGCTGAACTTGATATTCCATATATTATTACTACCGACAGTCATTATCCCAAAAAAGAAGATAGAAAAGTACATGAAGCTTTTCTTAAATCTAATGAAGATAGTGGTAAAGAACGCGAAGTTGGAGAGTTTTATGCTACAACTTATATGATGTCAGAAGAAGAAATTCATTCTTACATGGATGAATTCTTGACTCCAGAAGTTGTACAAAAAGGTTTAGATAATACCATGTTGATTTATAACATGGTTCAAGAATATACCTTATTCGCTAATTTGGAAATTCCTTATGAGCCAGATGATTTAACTGAACCTGATTTGGGTTTATCTAAAAAATATTTTAAAGATATTCCTATGTTAGAGTGGTTTTTTAATTCAGATTACAATGCTGACAGACACCTTGTTAGAGAAATTGTTAAGCGTCTTGAAAAAGATTCTGATGAATTAGCAAATAAAGAAACTTATGATGCAATTCAAACATGTCTTGAGTCTATTAAAGCAAGTTCAGAAGCTAATAATGCTCATTGGTCAGCTTATTTGTTACAGACTCGTGACTTGGTAAATGCGTGTTGGGCTTGCGGTTCTTTAGTTGGTCCTTCTCGTGGTTCAGGTTTAGGATTTATTCTTTTGTATATTTTAGGAATTACTCAGGTTAATCCTCTGAGAGAAGATGTTCCTTGTTATCACTGGCGCTTTCTTAATCCTAAACGTGTTAGCCCATTAGATATTGACGTGGATTTTGAGAATGCTTATCGTGATGATGTTATTCACTATCTTCAACGTAAGTATTGTGGCGATGACCAGAGAGCAGGAAATCGTCGTGTTATGAAGGTTCAAACACTTTCTACGATGAAAGCTAAAGTTGCAATTCAAACTGCTTGTCGTGGTTTAAGTTATCCACCTGAAATTGGACAGATGTTAAGTTCACATATTGGCCAAGAACGTGGTATTCAGTTTACTTTAAAACAATGTTTTTATGGTGATGAAGAAAACAATTTACGTCCTGACAAAGAATTTGTTAACTTAATGACTAATGAGTATCCTGATGTTTGGGAAGTTGCTCAAAATATTGAAGGTTTAGTAAGTGGAGTTGGTTCTCATGCTGGTGGTGTAGTTCTTTCAGCAACAGATGTTGTAGACCATGCTGCTTTAATGAAGACAACGAGTGGAGATATTATCACTCAGTTTGACCTACACGCTGATGAAAAAGTATCTCTTATTAAATGGGATTTGCTTTCTATTGATGCTCTTCAAAAAGAACATGTTTGTATGAATCTTCTTATGGAAGACGGTAGGCTTGAATGGCAAGGTGATTTAAAGTCTACTTATGAAAAATATTTAGGTGTTTACAGGATAGAAAGAGATAATCCAGAAATTTGGAAAATGCTTAATGAGCATAAAGTTATGTCATTCTTTCAAATGGAAAAACAAACTGGATATCAAGCTGTTGCAATAGGTAAACCTGAAAGTTTAGTAGACTTATCTGCTTTAAATTCGGTAATGAGACTTATGGCTCCTTCTCCACGGGCAGAAACCCCTCTTGAACGTTTTGGTCGTTATAAGAAAGATATCACTCTTTGGTATAAAGAGATGGATGATTATGGTTTGACTAAGCATGAGCAAGAAGTTGTTTGTAAATATGCCAAGAAGAGCTATGGTTTATTACCTAACCAAGAAGATTTTATGATGGCAGTTCAAGACCCTGAGATTGGTGGCTTTGATTTGCTGTGGGCTGATAAGCTTAGAAAAAGTATTGCTAAAAAGAACCCTAAAGCTTATGTTGAATTACAACAAGAATTTTATAAAAATATAGAAGAAAAACATCTTTCTTCTAAACTGTGTCATTATGTATGGGATGTTCTCATTAGTATGAATCGCGGTTATGGGTTTAATAGTGCTCATACATTAGCCTATTCAATCGTTGGTCTGCAAGAAGCCAATCTTGCTTATCATTATCCTGTTATTTATTGGAATACTGCTAATTTGATTTCTGATTCTGGCGGTGAAGATGGAAATACCAACTATGGTAAAATTAGTAAAGCTATTGGTAATATCAAAAAAGAAGGTGTTACTGTAGCATTACCTGATGTAAATCGTGTTAGATTTGGTTTCCATCCTGACGTTGAGAAAAATGAAATTGTTTATGGTTTAAAACCAATTCAAGGTATTGGAACTTCTATTGCAAAAGCTATTATTGATAATCAAACTTATTCTTCGATGTGGGATTTTTACGAGAAGATGCAGAAATACAAATCTGAATCTAAAGAAAATAAATTTGGTGATACGGCAATGATTTCTCTTATCAAAGCTCGGTGTTTTGATAATCTTGAGAAAAAAGATAGAAGAGCAATTATGGAAGACTTTATTAGATTTATCTCAAGTCCTGTTAAGTCGCTTAATATTTCTAACATTGAAGATTTGGCGAATCTTGATTTATTAACTGAAAATCAAAAAAAGTTTGAATTAAGATTATATAGATTTAGAAATTATGTTTTCCAGAAAAAATTCTTTTATAAACAAATAGGTAAAAGTGCAAGTACAGCTTATTATATCCTTGAAAATAAATTTGCATGGCCATTCTTTGAAAAATATTTCCTTAATGACATGGTTGATAAAAAAGATTACGACTGGAGCGACGAGGGACAAAGAGTTGTTAAAAGAGGTAGTTTAGACCGAGTTTTTAACAAGCTCATGGTAGATTTTAAAGACGATATTTTAAGCGACCCTAAAATGCTTGTGGCTGTAAATGAAGCAAAATTTAAAGCTGTATGGGATGAAAAAGCTTCTGGAAGCCTTTCTAAATGGGAAATGGATTCTCTTTGTATGTATTATCATGAACACGAACTTGCTCATATAAACAAGGAGAAATATAGTATAATACCTTTTGAAGAACAGCCAGAAGAACCAGAAGTAGCTTATAAATATTATTGGCATGACCAAGAAAAAGCTCGTTTTGTTCTTAGAAGAATTTGTGGTACTGTTCTTGATAAAGATACCAATAGAAATACAGTTACATTATTAACTCCTGATGGAGTTTGTGATATAAAATTTTATAAAGGTCAATTTAATTTTTATAACAGGCAGATTTCTCAAATAAATGAAGATGGAACAAAAACTGTTCTTGAGAAATCTTGGTTCCAGCGTGGAACTAAACTTCTTGTTACTGGTTTTAGAAGAGGGGAAAACTTTATTCCAAGGCAGTATAAAGATAGTTTATATAAACATTCTGTTCAGTTAATTAAAGGTATTGATGATAATGGAGACCTTGAAATGATTTCTGACAGAATAGATGCAGAGAGGGTTGACGATGAGTGTTGATACCGAAGAAAAATTCATAAAGATAAAAGCGTCTCATTCTAAGACCCTCTATCCGAGTGCTGGAATTGGGTCAGACGGTAAAAATTGGGGAATAGTTTCTTGGAATATTCTTGAAGTAGAACAAGGAAATCCTACCATGAGTGTTTATGGTGAAGTTACTTTTACAGGGGAATATACTGATGGAATTGACCCCAATTCTGCCTATGTATTGTTAGGTAAAGAAGTTGAACATCCTAAATATGGTGTTCAGTATCAATTAGTTTATTATAATAAAGATATTGATTTTTCTAATCAGAAGAATCAAAGAGCCTTTTTAAGAACTTTTTTATCAGAAGGTCAAATGGATGAGTTGTTTGCTGTCTGCGATGACCCATTACAAGCTATTGCAGACCATGATATAGAAACTTTAAAGAAAGCTAAAGGTATTGGAGATTATATTTCTAACTGTATTATTGAGCGTTTTGAAGCCAGTAAAGATATGTCTACTGTATATTTAGAGCTTGATAAGGTTGGTTTTTCTCCAAACTTTATTTCTAAATTAATTGAAAAATATAAAGCTCCACAAAAGGTAATTGATATTGTAAAAAATAATCCTTACCAGTTAGTAAAAGATATTAAAGGAGTAGGATTTTTTACTGCGGATAAAGTGGCTTTAAGGTCAGGTTATAAAACTTATGACATAAAGAGAATTAAATCTTATATCTTATGGTATCTTGATGCTCAAGGAGAAGAAGGTCATTCTTGGGTGTCCGCTGGCGAATTAATGGGGTCATTATATGAAGACCTTGGCGGAAAACAAAGTTTAATAGTAGAAGATGAAGATGGTAATCTTGTAAACAATGTTGGTAAAGCTATTAAAGAACTTCAAGATGAGGAGTTAATTCGTGTTGAAGAGGGCGATACTAAATCAGGTCGAAGAGTTTATTTAATGAGCTTTTGGAATCTTGAAAAAGATATTGCTTATCATCTTAAAAGATTACTTCAAGGTAATAATTATTTTGTTGCTAATGATTTTGAAGAAAAAATAAAAAGAGCAGAAGAGAAACAAGGTTTTCAGTTTACTCAAGAACAAATAGATGGAATTAAGCTGGGAATTGAAAAACAAGTTTGCGTAATTTCTGGTTTAGCTGGTTCTGGTAAAAGTTCATTAGTTACAGGTATTTTATCTGTACTTGATGAATATACTTTTGCTCAATGTGCTTTAAGTGGTAAAGCGGCGGCAAGATTACAAGAAGTTACTGGTAAAGAAGGTTTTACTATTCACAGACTTCTTGGATATACTGGTGGTTGTGGTTTTTCTTATGGAGAAGATAATCCATTACCTTATGATATTATTATTTTAGACGAAGTTAGTATGGTGGGTGGAGAAATTTTTCTCGATTTAATTAGAGCAATTCCCACAGGTAGTAAACTTTTAATGCTTGGTGATATGGGACAGCTTGAATCTATTGGTTCTCTTAATTTAGCTGCGGATATGATTAATAGCAAAGAAATTCCTACTGTTGAACTTAAAGAAGTACATAGACAAGCAAAGGCTTCTGGTATTTTAACTACCGCTTATAATGTAAGAAATGGTATTCAATTATATCAAGATACTGATTATGAAGGTGTTGAAATTCGCGGAGAACTGAAAGATATGGTACTTGATATTAGAAATGAAAAAGATGATGATAGAAAAGATACCATTGCTTATTTTGAAAAATATTTTAATAGCCCTCTTGTAAATGGGGATATTGAAAAAATTCAAATTATTTCTCCTGTGAAAGAACGTGGAGATGCTTGTGTTCACAATTTAAATCTTGATATTCAAAAATTAATTAATCCTGTTGATTTGAATGAATCTCGTCCAAGAATTTATGTTCAAAAGATGAAAGATGCTTCTGGAAATGACAGGTCTTTTTGGATTCAAGAAGGTGATAAAGTAATGTGTATTAAAAACAATTATAAAGTTTTTGATACAAGTGGAGCACAAACAGCTATGTATAATGGGTGGACTGGTGTAGTTACAAGTATTGATTATGAAAATGCCATCGTTGATTTCGATTTAGGAAATGCCCCTATTATTTTAAAACACAAAGAAGTTAAGGAGCATTTAATTTTAGGATATGCCTGTACTACTCATAAATATCAAGGTTCTGGTTGTCCTGTAATTATTGGAGTAATAGATTATAGTACTCCTCCGATGATGCTTTGTCAGCAACAGATTTACACTTTATTAACCAGAGCTAAGAAATTGTGTGTGCTTGTAGCTCAAACTAAAGCTTTACGACGCTCTATTGATACAAATTTTGTTTCAACAAAAAGAACATTCCTACCTGAATTTTTAAAATAGGAATACAGATAGCTTAGAGAATAGTATAATGTGCTTTATAGAAAAGAAAATGAAGAACGTAGAGCTTTAATTAGGCAACTAAAAGATTGGAAAGAAAAAGATGAAGTACAAGAGGAATAATTTTTATTATCCTCTTGACAACTTCATTTGATTATGTTATTATATGGATGATTCAAAGGAGTAACTATGAATCGAGAAGAACGTAGAGCGGCTGTAAAGAAGCTCACTAAAAAAGGTTTAACAAAAGAAAGCGCTATTACTTTTGTTAAAAGAATGGATAGTTTTACCACCAATCCCATTACTGCATGGGAGGGTGAAAAAGTAACTTTAGATTATAATCGAATTATTTCCTATCCAGATTGGAAACGAATGAGAGAAGATTATAGAAATTGGGTTACTGAACATAAAAATGATGTTTTTACAGTTGAGTTTGACCCTTTGAAAAAAGAAAGACAGACTGTTGATTATAATAGTTTTGTTCAATTTGTAGAAGATGAAACTAAACCAAAATGGCTATTTTGGGCAGGAGATTTAATTCCTGTTGAGGGACAAACAAGACCTGATACTGAGGAAGAAAAACGAATCAAAGAATTCAACGAGAAGATTGATAGTATTCTATCTAAGATGGAATAAGGAGGATAAAAATGGAACACACGAATTTTATGATGATGATTGGAGTTGTTGCAAGTGGCAAATCTACTCTTGCTCAAAATCTTAAAAATATGTTGACTAAAATGGGTCAGCCTACAATGATTGTTTCATCGGATGAAATTCGTGAAACTGTTTTTGGAGATGTAAATGACCAGACTCATAATGATGAGGTCTTTAAAGAAGTTCGTCGCCGTATTAATAATTGCGTTGACAAGATGAATATCATTGTTGATGCAACTAATATTAATGTTAAATCTCGTAAGAGCTTGTTGGATATTGTTCGTAACAAGGAGAATGTTACTAAAGTAGCTTATGTTATGACTACTCCCATTGCTGTTTGTAAAAGACAGAATAAAGCGAGAACTCGTACAGTTCCCGAAGAAGTTATTGACAGACAGATTGGCAAGTTTGAAATTCCTTTTTATGAAGAAGGTTTTGATACAATCAATTTAATTGGTTGGAATTTTAATCAGTTTGAAGTAATTGTACCTCAGTCTAATTGGACTACTGATGATGATTATATTATGAGTTTGATGAAGGGGTTTGACCAGAAAACTTGTCATCATAAGTACACTTTAGATGAACATTGTAGAATTTGCGCAGAAGAAGTTGCTAAAAGAACTGATGACAAGATTCTTTATAGAGCCGCACAGATTCATGATTTAGGTAAGTTAACTACTGGTCAGCCCAAGGAAGATGGTTCTGGAGATTATAGATATTATAGTCATCATAATGTAGGAACATATGACCTTTTAGCAAATCTTGATTGTATTGGATTTACTAACATGGATGATATTTTAAAATGTCTGTTTTATGTTAATTTCCATATGCTTCCATTCTTTCTTGAAACCGAAAAATCTAAAGCTAAATGGGAAAAGATTATGGGGAAAGAAAACCTTGATAAGCTTTTTTTATTTAACGAATGCGATAAAATTGCAAGCGGGACTTTTGAAAAATAATTCAGAAGATAAAAATTAGTAAAGGAGAGTTTAAGATGAATTTTCATTTTAAGAAGGAGTTTCTTTGGCACCCTCTTTATGAATATGTTATGACTGTTAAAAGAAAGTATATTCAATCTTATACTCTCCTTAACAACGAACCTTGTCCTGAAAATTACAATTTTAATGATTGGCTCGATAGAGTTTTTGAAGTGTGGGGAAATATTACTCCTAAGCTTAATGAAAAATTGAGTAAGATTTTTGACCCTCTTCAGATTACTTGTTATGACCATTATGTACTTTTTAAGTATAAGGGTTTTATTGAATTGTCTGATGATTATGATTTAAATTCTTTTTTTGAATTATATGATGGTCTTTATAGGGAATGTCGTTCTTGTGTCTTTGATATAAAGAATGATGAAATTGCTCTTGCATCTTTGGCAAAGTTTAAGAACTATGGCGAGGATGAGGGCGATTGGTCTCCTAAAAATATTAGGTCTAAATATAATTTTGCTCATGCAGTCTTTATTACTAATAAGCTTGATGGTTCTTATCAGCAATATAGATATATTGCAGAGGAAGACAGAATTTTAGGTTCTGGTTCTCAGGCATTAGACCCAGTAGAATCTTGGAGACTTGCGGCGGGTTATAAGCTTTTATCTGATGGACAAAAAGAATTAATTAAGGATTATCCTGATTACACTTTTATTTTTGAATATATTTCTCCCAAAAATCCTATTGTTGTTAAATACGATGAATCTCAAGAAGGATTGTATTTACTTGCGGCAAGGGATGTTAAGGATGGCAAGGAAGTTTCTTTTGATATTCTTAAGGATATGGCTGAGGAATATGATTCTAAAATGACTCAATGGTATTATAATGCTACTTTGTTTAGTGTTTTAGCCGATACCGATAATTATCTTTCTTCTGAAAAAGAAGGTTGGGTAGTTGATATGGTTGATGGATATAAAAATCATTTTAGATGCAAAATTAAAACATCAGATTATGTCTTAATGCATAAAGCATTATCTAAAAATATATCTCCTAATGCAGTTATTAATGCTATTCATGAAGATAGATTTGATGATTTTTTAGCAAAGTGTCCTGAAGTATACAGAGAATTAATTATGCAGTATTATAATACTGTTCACGAATATCTTAATCTTTATAAAGAGCTTATTGATAAAATTTTAATTAAAGGAAATGTAGAATGTGTAGATTTTTGGAATGATAAAAAAGAAGCAATGCTTTGGATGGATAAACTCCCCAAAGTGTTAAAGGGCAGAACAAAGACCAAATATCTTGGACAGGAAAACGATTTTTTGTTAAAGAGACAGTTTTGCTATAAATATTCTGAAATTACAAAAGCCCTACACAATTTAAAGCGTTTTAAAAATTCTATGGTGGAAGGGTAACTTTCCACCATTTTTATATATTATATAATAAAACAGAAACAAATTAAAATTAAACAAAAAAGGATTGACAAATATGGATGTAAAGATTAAATTGCTGTCTAAGACAGCTAAGATGCCTGTTAAGGCGCACGAGACTGATGCTTGCTTTGACCTTTATGCTGATTGTCCTGATGATATTTATTATAGTTGGGATGTTCAAAAAGATGTTGCAGGAATCAAGGTTCGTCCTCACGAAACGGTAAAAGTAAAGACTGGTATTGCAACTGCAATTCCTGTTGGATATTGGGGTGCTATCTTTGCTCGTAGTGGTTTGGCTACAAAGCAAGGTTTGCGTCCTGCAAATTGCGTTGGAGTAATTGATGCAGATTATCGTGGCGAGTGGATTGTTGCTCTTCATAATGATAGTACTGAAACACAAATTATTAGACACGGAGATAGGATTGCTCAAGCTATGATTCTTCCTGTGCTTCCCACTACTTTTGAACAAGTAGAAGAACTTCCCGATACTGAGCGTGGCGCGGGTGGATTTGGAAGTTCTGGTAATTAAAATTTAAAGGAGAAAGTTATGTAGGATTTTTGGAAATTAGCCTTAGAAAATCTTTTGGCAGCTTTGGTGGGATTTTCTATTTTTGGCATGGCATATCTTTCTAATGTTAGTTTCTCTTTATATTATAATATTAAAATTGCAGGAGAAACTTTTGAAAAACAAAGATTAATAAATAGCCTTTATAAAATTTTAGCTTTTGCTGGTGGTACAATGTTACTTGTACTTTCTACCTCTTTAATTATTCCTTGGGCAAACAAAAACAATCTTCCTATCCCTGCTGAATATAGTACTGTTATTTCAACAGTGGCAACTTTGGGAGTGTGTTTATCTGGTTCTTTGAAATATATTTTAGAAGCTTTTAATAAGATGAAGAAAATTTTGTCTATTAAGGATGAAAACAATACTATTGAAGCAGCAAGAGCAAATGCTTTGAAATCTAATAAAGCTGTAGAGGGAGAGTAATTATGGCTCTCCCTAATTATAATAAGCTTGTTATAGGAGATACTGAAACTACTGGATTTAAAGAAAACAGAATTGTTAGCATTGCAATTTTAGTGTATGAAAACGGTAAAAAAATTGCTGATAAATATATATTAGTAAATCCGTAGACCCAAATTGAAAGTGGAGCATCTAAAGTAAACGGTATTACTTATGATACTATAAAAAATTGTCCCACGTTTGATGAGGTGTGGGAAGAAATAAAAGATTATATGACAGATAGTGTTTGGATTTTTCACAATGCCAAATATGATGCTAACAAAGTAATTTATCCAGAATTGAAAAGATATCACATTCCAATTCCAAATCATGCTGTTTGTTGTACCTTAGAAAATGCAAAACGTTTAATTCCAAAAGCAGAGGTAGCTAATTATAAATTAGGGACTTTGCTTGAACATTTTGGCTATACTTTAGAAAATGCTCATAGTGCAGATGCAGATACTTGGGGTTGTATGAAATTATATAATTAGTTAGTTAAATTATCTGATGGTAATTTAGATGTTACATAAAAGGACAAAAGGAGATTGATGTTATGGTTGTTTTGTATACCACTAATTGCCCTCGTTGTATTGTTTTGGAAAAGAAACTTAAGCAAAAGGGAATTGAATTTGAAGCCAGAACTGATTTCGATGTAAAGGAAATGATTAAAAAGGGTTTTGCTTCTGCTCCATTACTTGAAGTTGATGGAGAAATTATGGCTTTCAATGAAGCAAATCAATGGATTAATAATAATTAAAAAGGAGGAAAATTTTATATGGACATTTCACTTCGTTTAACAAAAGATTTTGAAAGATGTCTTGAAGATTTAAAAAAGAAATATGGTGAAGATTTCGAATATATTAATGGGGTTCATTCTAGCTAGTTAGATTTTTCAGAATTCTTAGATAAATTCGTAAATCAAAGCACAATGGCAGATGCTACTATCGACCCCAATGCAAATGCTAGTCATAGAGATATTCGTTCTTTTATGACTGAAAAGGGGAAGAGTGAAGATAAGCTTTTTGGTTTAAATAAAATTTTCCTTGAAATTAAGAAAAAATGGGGACTGCGCACTGCTAAAGCTTGGTTAGAATAGGAATTTAGCAAGGGTTTTTATCTTAACGATTCTGCTACGGCAAGTTATTTTCCCTATTGTTGGGCAAATGATTTAACTCGTTTAGCAAGAGAAGGATTGTTTTTCCTTGGAGGATATAATAATCAGCCTCCTAAACATTTGGACACATATTTTGATGATGTTATTGAGTTTGTTTCGTTCCTCAGTAACCGTCAATCTCGGGCCGTTGGCCTCCCAAATGTAATTATTTGGGCTTATTATTTCTGGAAAATGGATATAAAAAACGGGCATTATTTTAAAGACCCAGATACTTATTTAAGACAATATTTTCAGAAATTTGTTTACAGATTAAATCAGCCGTTCCTTAGAATTGACCAGTGCGCTTTTACAAATGTAAGTATTTTTGACCGTCCTTATCTTGAATCTTTGTTTGGTGGTTTGGAATTCCCAGATGGGTCTTTCGCTATTGACCAAATTGAAGAAATTATGAAGTGTCAGCGTTTATTTATGGATGTAGTAAGTGATATTCGCAGTGAAAATATGTTTACTTTCCCTGTTTTAACTTATTCTTTACTTTATAAAGATGGCAAATTTGAAGATGAAGAAACTGCTCGATGGGCTTGTTATCATAACATTAAGTGGTCTGATTCTAATTTCTTTGTATCTGATAATGTTGGAGTGCTTTCAAATTGTTGCCGTTTACTTTCTGACACTCAAAAACTTGATGCTTTTGTTAATTCTATTGGTGGTACAGCGTTGTCTGTTGGGTCTTGTCGTGTGAGTACAATTAATCTTATGCGCATTGCATATGAGACTAAATTTAATAAAAAGAAATATATTGAACTTCTTAAAGACCGTGTTCTTTTAGACTGCAAGGCATTAACTAGTATGCGTCATATTTTGGAGCGTAATATAGAAAAAGGTCTGCTTCCTAACTATCAAGAAGGAGCAGTCGAACTTGACAAGCAATATTGTACTATTGGTATTCTTGGAATGTATGAAGTTATTGATTCTTTTGGATTAATTAATACTGATGAATTTGGTAATAAATATTATACAGAAGAAGGATTGGAATTTGCTTGTTAGATTCTTGATGCTATTAATGAAGTAAAAGATAGCTTTGAATGTGATTTTTCTTTTAATGTTGAATCTATCCCTCGGGAAAATTGTGCTGGTGTAATTTGCACAGCAGATAATCTTCTGTTTGAACAAGATAAGTATTTTATTTATTCAAATCAGTGGATTCCATTAACTGAACAATGCACTATTAAAGAAAAGTGTCGTTTAGGCAGTGTGCTTGATGAAAAATGTGGCGGTGGATGCATTGCTCACATTGATATTGAAAATCGTTTTGCAACAAAAGAAAGTGCTTGGGACATGCTTAATTATGTTGCTTCTAAAGGTGTAATTTATTTTGCGTTTACAACTAAAATTAATGTTTGTGAAGATAAACATTCTTTCATTGGAACTCAAACATGTCCTATTTGTGGAAAGCCTGTAGCGGACCAATATGCAAGAGTAGTAGGTTTTTATACCCCTGTAAGTAGTTATCAAAAGATTAGAAAAAAAGAATTTAATTTAAGACGTTGGTATAATGTTTTAGATGCAGATTCTATTATGAAAGGATAAATTTATGGAAGAGAAGATTCATCTCAAAGGTGTTGTCATGGAGGACTTTGTTAATTATGCGAAGCCCTCCCTCTTCCTTATCACTTGTAAATGTGATTGGAAATGTTGTCATGAAGCTAATATTCCAATTACTGCATGTCAAAATGAACCTGTGGTAAGACAAGCTACTAAAGAATTTTTAATTTCTTCTATTTATAAAGCTTATATAGATAATGAAATTACAAAGGCAGTCGTAATAGGAGGTTTAGAGCCTATGTTGCAATTTGAAGAAGTTTTGTCTTTATTGGATTATTTTAGGAAGCAAAATTGTAATGATGACTTTGTAATTTATACGGGATATTATAAAGAAGAGATAGGAAAAGAAATTGAGCAATTAAAAAAGTATCCCAATGTAATTTTAAAATATGGTCGTTATAAACCAAATTTAGTTTCACGTTTTGATGATGTTTTGCAAATTACATTGGTTTCTGACAATCAATATGCAGAGAGGATATCTTAATGTTAAAAATTGTATTGAACGACGATAAAGATTTAGTAGATGAAACAAATCGTCAGCTTGCAGAAATGAAAGAGAAATATGGAAAACAATATTGTCCATGCGGTTTAACTCAAACTGACGATATGGTTTGTATTTGCAAAGCCTTTAGAGAACAAAACTATGCTGGGGAATGTAATTGCGGAAAGTATAAAAAGATAGAAGTTGATTAAGGGGTATTATACCCCTTTCAACTTATTTCTTATAACTTCTTGACAAGGTAAAATTTATTTGCTATAATGTCATTAAGTAAGAATAGATAAATGTATTTGTATATTGTTACTTATTTACATTAAGAAAGGTAAACTATGAATTTGGAAAAGGTTAATAATAGAGTTCATTCTGATTATGAATTTTTGAAAGAACTTGGATATAATATTGTTGGAGTGTTTGTTTATGGTAGTAATAATTATGGTATGGCTACCGAACATTCTGACGTTGACACAAAAGCAATTGTACTTCCTCATTTTGATGACATCGTTGATTCTAAAGATTGGGTTAGTAAAGAATATCATCGAGACGAAGATGGAGGAAAGCTTGAAGTCAAAGATATTCGTTTAATGTTCAACAGTTATTTAAAACAAAATATTAATTTCACAGAAACATTGTTTACTAAATATTTTGAGCTAAATCCAGAATACGCTGGCATGTGGCTTGGAGCTATTATTAAAAACAGAGAGGCTATTGCTCATTATTGTCCTCACAAAGCTGTGCTGACAATGTATGGTAATATGAAGACTAAGTATAAACAGATGTTTCATAGAGCCCCTCATAATGAGTTTGATATTGACAATTATGGATATGGATTAAAAGATTTCCATCACATTGCAAGGCTATCAGATTTTATCAAAAGATATGTATCAGATGAACCCTATGAAAAAATTTTAACCCCTAAAAATCCAGAATTGTTAATTAGTTATAAGACCACTCCTCTTCCAGTTGAAGATGCTAAAAGAATTGCAGAAAATTTAATTACCGAAGCGGAGGTTCTGGTAGATGAATATGTAATGGATAAGCATTTTGAGACCAACAAAGAAGTAGAAGATGTTTTAAGAAATGTACAAAGAACAATGATTGCTAATTCTTTAAAGAAAGAGCTTTTAGAAAGTGAGACTAAATTATGAGTTATGCAGTAGTTGGTATTTTAATTGTTTGGGTTGTTTTATCTTTGCTTATTATGAGCACAATTGATAAGTAATGGAGATTAATATGAATAATTACGAAAATATTGCACGTATTAAGGAATTAACGAGTCTGTTAAATAAGTATCGAGATAAATATTATAATTATAGCGAATCTCTGGTTTCTGATGCAGAATATGATAAGTTGTTTGATGAATTGCGCGAATTAGAAACAGAAGAGAATTTTATTCTTTCAAATTCTCCCACTCAGACCGTTGGTTACGAAGCTGTTGATTCGCTAAAAAAAGTTAAACATGGCCATTTAATGCTTTCGCTTGACAAAACAAAAAGCTGTCAGGATTTACTTAATTTTGCAGAAGATAGAGAAGTAGCTTTATCTATGAAGTTAGATGGCCTTACTATGTCTGTTAAATATGAAAATGGTAAGCTTGTTTCTGCTGAAACTCGTGGCAATGGTGTTGAAGGCACTGATGTTCTTAATAATGCTAAGGTTATGAAGAATCTTCCTTTAACTATTGATAGCAAAGAAACCCTTGTTATTGATGGTGAATGTATTATCCTTAGAGACGATTTTGAACGAATTAATGCAGAACTTCCTGATGGAGAGCAATATGCTACTCAGCGCAACCTTGCAAGTGGTAGTCTTTCTCTTTTGGACAATAAAATTACGTCTCAGAGAGGTCTTCAATTTTGGGCTTGGAGTTTGATTGAGGGAACTACGGGTAGTTTTAGAAAAGATATGAATAAGCTTCAGTCTTTGGGTTTTACTATTGTCCATTGTATTTATTTCAATGGTGGTAATGTTGACCTTTATGGAATTGAAGATTTAACTATTAAGTTGAAACAGACTGCTGATAAGAAAGGCATTCCTGTTGATGGCTGTGTTATTACTTATGATGATATTGCTTATGGTTTAAGTCTTGGTAATACTGGTCATCATTTTCGTAAGAGCTTGGCTTTTAAGTATGAAGATGAAACGGCAGGAAGTATTCTTAGAGATATCGAATGGGGAGTTGGTAAGACTGGTGTAATTACTCCTACTGCTGTCTTTGAATCTGTTATTCTTGATAATACAGAAGTAAGTCGTGCATCTGTTCATAATATTAGCATTATTAAGTCTCTTGGTTTAAGGAAGAATTGTTCTATTAAAGTTTTTAAAGCAAATATGATAATTCCCCAAATTCTTTCATGCGAAGATGATGGAGATGCAGATTTTGAAATTCCAAAGGTTTGCCCTTGCTGTGGAAAGCCTACTACAACTAAGATTTCTGAATCTGGTGCGGAGACTCTTTGGTGTGAAAATCCTGATTGCCCTGAGAAGAATTTGGCTAAGTTCGTTCAGTTCGTATCTAAGCCAGCAATGAATATTGATGGTTTGAGTGAAGCCACTCTTAAGAGATTCATTGATGCTGGATATATTAAGAAGTATGCAGACCTTTATCATCTTGATAAGTACAAGGATGAAATTGTTGAGATGGATGGCTTTGGTGAAAAGTCTTATAATAAGCTGATTGAATCTATTGAAAAGTCTCGTCATGTTAAGCTTGAGAATCTTCTTGTTGCTTTAAATATTCCGAATATTGGTAAAACAGCGGCAAAGGAAATTAGTAAGCATTTTAATGGAGATTGGATGGCTTTTGAAGAAGCTCTCGATTTTGATAATTTTGATTTCTCTACCTTAGATGGCTTTGGTGAAACAATGTCTCAGGCTTTGCATAATTGGTGGAATAATGAAGATGTGTTGTTTACGAATCTTATTTTCGAACTGAATTTAGTTTGGGATAAGCCAGCACAGATTGCAACAAACGAATTTATTAATGGCAAGACTTTCTGTGTAACAGGAGCTTTTAATACTATGAAGCGCTCAGAAATTGAGAAGATTATTACTGATAACTGTGGTAAGTTAACTGGTTCTGTTTCCAAAAAGACTGATTATCTTTTGACTAATGAAGCTAATAGTGGTTCTTCTAAGGCTAAAAAAGCTGCTGAACTGGGAACTCCTATTATGAGTGAAGAAGAATTTTTGAAAAGGATTGGAAAATAATATGGAAGCAATTAAAGATTTTTTTGATGCTTATGCTTTTCTCTCTAATTTTTATAATGCGCCTGTAAGTTATAATGGCTTAACCTATCAAAATTCAGAAGCAGCGTTTCAAGCACAAAAAGAAATTAGAGATGAAGACCGTAAAAAATATATTTCCATGAATCCAGCTCAAGCAAAACTTGCTGGTAGGAATTGTAAGTTGCGTAAAGATTGGGAAGATATTAAAGAGCAAACAATGTATGAAATTGTTAGTGCAAAATTTACTCAGAACAAAAATCTCGCCAAACTTCTTCTTGATACTGGTGATGCTTATCTTGAAGAAGGAAATTGGTGGCATGATACTACATGGGGAGTTTGCAATGGTGTTGGAGAAAATAAGTTGGGAAAGATTCTTATGCGTGTAAGAGAAGAACTTGATGGAGGAATTTGGGAATGAATAGTCAGATGGCTAATAAAGTAGACCATACTATTGATGGTAAATGTTCTGGATGTGGAGCTTGTTGTTCTGCAATTCTTTGCGTAAGTGATGCAGAAGTAAAAAAGATTAAAAAGTATCTTGGTCAGCATCCAGAAGTAAAAATGATTAATCGTAATACTGCTTTAGATAAAGATTTTAAAGATATTTGTCCTTTTTTGAACAAGGAAAATAAGTGCCAAATTTATGAAGTACGACCTGAAATTTGTTCTCGTTTTATTTGTTCTGCTTTTAAGGACACTTCTATTCCTCCTCTTAATCATAGAAATAAGAAAATTATTAATATGATTACTACATTTATGGGAGAAAAGACTTGTCCAAATGCTCCTGACCTCGTAGGGTTGAATAAGTTTTATGAAAATAAAAAGAAAGAGGTTTATGGAAAATGACAATTAAATATTGTTGTGAAAAATGTGGGAAAGAATTTTAGTCTTTAGGCGAATGCTATTTACACGAGAGAAAATGTATTGACGGGATAGATGGAAAAAAAGCCGTTTTAATGCTTGAAGAATTAAGTTATCCTTATGGGCAAGCTGTTTGTAAACATTGTGATAATCATTATATGGTTTATGGATGTGAGCTTTCTTGTAAATATGAAAAGTCTTGTAAAAAGAGAGATAATTATCCTTTCTGGAAAGAAGAGGAAAAGAAATGAATTTTCCAAAGAAGCAACCTTTAGAATCTACTAAATGGTTAAAATACAGATTTAATAGAAAAGAAGATAATATTGAAGATGCTCAGATTAATTTATTAAATTGGACAATTCTTAGTTATAATCCTGTTCATAAAGATTATGTTTTAGCTGGTGTAATTACTAAAGTTACAGAAGATTATGTAGAATTTTTAGGAGACCCATCTGTTGTTGATACAAGATGGTTCCAAGAATCTTCTGTTGGTCATAGTTTGGAGTGTTTAAACGGAAGGGAGAGTGATGTTTAAATGTCCAATTTTTATATAAGTGATTTACACTTTGGGCATACTTAACAAACATTCTTAAGTTTGATAATCGCCCATATGATACAACAGAAGAAATGGAGCTTGACTTAATTTTTCGTTGGAATAAACAAGTTTCAAATGCAGACCATGTATATGTACTGGGAGATTTTCTATGGAAAGCGGGGTCAGATGAATGGATTCGTATTTTGAATAAGTTACATGGTAACATTCATCTAATTCAAGGAAATCATGATTGTAAACAATATTCTACTGGAGTTAGAAAAAAATTAGTTGAAATTTGTCATTACAAAGAAGTAACTGAGACAGTTGATGGTAAACCATATAGAATAATTCTTTCTCATTTTGCTATTCTTTCTTATTATGGGTCTTGTTATGATAATTGTTTTCATTTGCATGGACACACTCATACAACTAAAGAACAAGACTTGGTAGAAGATTTTGCTGAAATGGCAAAAGAAAAATTAAAAAATTCCAGTGGAAATGAATATTTAAATAAAGCACAAATGATTAATGTTGGATGTATGATGCCTTATATGAATTATACTCCTCAAACATTTGAATATCTTTTGATGAAATATAAGAAGGGAGAAACAAAGGCGTAATGAAAGTAACCCTTTTGAATCCTACTGTATTAGAGGATTTATACAAAAACCATGGCGAATTTGCTTGTGAATGTTATGGCACAGATAAGAAGTATGCTGAACGAGTAGGTAAAAATTGTGAAAATTCAGGTCACATGAGCGGTTCTCGTTGTGAATATATTAAGTTTGAAATTGAAGCTGATAGAGGTACTTTGGAACAAATGATGCGTTCTGAAATTGGAGTGCGTTATGACAATCAGGATAAGTATGCTTATATGGATTTGATTGAAGCAATTCCTCGTGTAAGTCCTGATGAGATTGTTAAGAATCTTGCTTCATTCAGATATATTGACAAGAATAATTTTACTTATATTATTCCTAAGAATATTGAGAATAATGAAAAGGCAAAGGCTTTGTATCAAAATCTTATGAGTAATATTGATACTACTCGTAGACTTATTCGTGATATTCTTACTGAAAATGGCATTGATGTTCATTCCGCAGTAGAAGATGCAAACTTTGTTTTGCCCAGAGCTACTAATACTACTTTAGCGATTGGCTTTACTCCCGAAGCTTTGATTACATTTATGCACAAGCGTTTATGCTCTCGCGCTCAAGAGCCAATCCGCAAGATTGCTGTTGAAATGAAGAGACAAATTGCAGGGATTAATCCTGTATTTGCTAAAGAACTTGTTCCTCATTGTCAATATCTTCTTTGGTGTCCAGAGGGTGATAAGTGTTGTGGTAGATATCCTACTCGTGAAGAATTAAGGGATAAATTATGGACTCAAGAATAATTATAATTAATGGTTCTGGTGGAAGTGGAAAATCCACTTTTGTTAGGCTCTGTAAAGAAGTTTTAGAAGATGTCCCTAATTGGGATGTTTTAGAATTATCTACGGTTGATTGGGTAAAAGCTGTAGCTCAATTTGCGGGGTGGAATGGTCGTAAAGAAGAAAAGGACAGAGAATTTCTTTACGATTTAAAAATGGCTTTGCAAAAATGGAACAATTCTCCTAATCAAAAAGTATTTGACCAAATTAATACTGTTATTGATAATAAGATGTTGGATAAAAAAAATTGGTTATTTTTTGTAAACATTCGTGAACCTGAAAATATTAAAACTTTTATTGAGCAAAATAAAAAAGCTACTGGATTACCTTGTGCTACAATACTTGTAGTTAATGCAAATGTAAGACCAATTATTTCCAATCCTGCTGATAGAGATGTTGGACAATTTCATTATGACACTGTTATAAGCAACAGTTCTGATTTAGATAATCTTAAGCAATGGGCGCATGATTACCTTGAATTTGTTCAAAAAATAATTTAAAAAAGTATTGACAATATGGTTCTACCTATGATATATTATTCGTAGGTAGAATCATATTTTTAATATGGAGTATATTATGAAAAGAAAGTTAAGTTTCATTGCTTTACAAAATATGGATGGTCATACAGTATGGGTTCATGATTTGGTGAATGATTGTTATGACCAAGAATGTGTTGTGAAAGTTAATGTAGTTAGGACTATTAATCCTTTTAAGAATCAAAAAAAGAAAATTGTTGAATTTGTAGAATCCATTGAATTAACTAATGAAGAGTTTAGATTCGTGTATGGACTAAACGGAAAATGTTTAAATGGAGATTTCGAGGTGTATGTAAAATGATTTGTCAAGTTAATGCTTACCATTATGAAAAGGGAAATAAAGTTATCGTTCCTCTTGGACAAGTAAAAGAAAAAGGAACGGATATTATTCTTAACGCTCAATATCCAGAATGTTTTAAGCTTATTAAAAAATATATTGACAACAAAGGGTTTAAGAGTTATTATTATAATTGTCATGTTACTCCAGAAGGAGTTTATAATGTAGATTATGGTAGTTACTCGGATTTTTGTGAATTCTATAAGGTGAATGATGATGAGTAAAAAGAATTATAGTTGGCTTAATTTAAGTTATTTAAATAAATCTTATAAAGGATTACCTTTTTTGCATCCAAAAAATTTAAAAGACCTTTATCCTGTACACAAACAGAGAAAAGATAGAGCTTTTAAGAGTTGGTGTAATAGGGACATTTGGAATTTTGATGGTTGGTTTCAACAGGTAATTCCTGAAATGTTAGAAGAATTAGCTAAGACTCACGTTGGCTACCCAATGATTGATTTTGATAAAACTCGTCAAACGGGTAAACGAGAATATCGTGATTGGAGAGAGCTTACAAGAGAAAAGTTTAATTCTGACGAAGAATATAAAGCCGCAGAAGAGGCTCAGTGTAAGGCATGGGAAGATTACTTGAAAGAAATTGCAACTCATATTCGTAATTCTATTGAAGAGACTTGTCCTAAGAAAAACTCCGTCCTTGAAAAGTATGATGGATGGGCAAATAAGATTCCCGAAGAAGAAAAAGAACAGTACTATCAAGAAGATGCTGAAATTGACAAGTATAGGCAATCTGAAATTGAAAAAGCTTTAGATATGATGAAGCCAATTTTCTTTGATTTGTGGGATTAATATGAGTAAAAAAAGAGTTAAAATTTTAACATATGATTCATTAATTTTTGAATCTCGTTTAAATATGTGGCTTAGTAGTTCTAAAAAGAATATTATAGATATTCAATTTACTACAAGATATGATGAAGTGTTGGGCAGGGAAAGATATACAGCTTTTATTAAATATGAGGTAGATAAATGATTTATTTAGACCATGCGGCTACAACTTTTATATCGCCTGAAATCATTGATATTATTAAAGATGATTTAGCTGAATATTGGGGTAATGCAAGCACGACCTATGGTTTAGGGCGCAAGAGTAAAAATTTAATTGAGGAAAGTCGTGCAAAAATTGCACATGTTATAGGTGCTTTTCCAGAAGAAATTTATTTTACTTCTGGTAGTAGCGAAGGTAATGCATGGGCTTTAGCTCAAAAAAGCAAATGTTTATGTAGTCCTTATGAGCATCATAATATCACAGAAAATCCCAAGTCAATAATTATTGATAAGAATTATCTTATTGATGCTGTTAAAGTTACAGAGAAAAGTGAAGAGTTGGGTTTTCTGTGGGGAGATTATAGTGGATTTCTTTTGTCTTGGATGTATGTAAATAATGAGACAGGAGAAATTTTTAATCCTCGTGAACATATGGATTTAGCTCATAGACTTAATATGTATTATCATTGTGATATGACACAGGCTTTAGGTAATGTTCCTATTGATATTAGACACATGGCTGACATTGCTACTTTTAGTGGACATAAGGTGCATTCTCCTAAAGGTGTTGGCTTTATTTATTTTTCAAAAGACACTTTTCCTGTTGAGAAGATTAAGCCTTTGATTTATGGCGGAGACCAAGAAAGTAATCGTAGGGCTGGCACTGAAAATATTCCTTATATTCATGCTTTAGCTTTAACTGTTGATAAAGCTGTTGCACATCAAAAGGAAAAAGATTTAGCTTGTAAGAAAATGAAGAGAGCTTTCCTTGAAGAGCTTGGTAAATTATTTGAACCAAATGATTATATGATTGTTTCTCCTGCAAATAGTATTAATTCTACAGTGTGTGTTTGCTTCCACAATGTAGAGGGAGAAATTCTTCAATCTATGTTAGATGAAAAGGAAATTTATGTAGGGACAGGAAGTGCGTGTAATACAGGAGATATGAAAGCATCTGCTGTGTTAGAAGCTATGAAGATTCCAGAAGATTATATTCGTGGAGAAATTAGAATTTCTATGAATGAAACTCAGAATACAGTTGAAGATGTAATTGAGACTGCAAGAGTATTACATGAATGTTATGAAATGGTTAGGAGTTGATTATAATGGGCTTTAAGCCAAGCACATATCAGCAAGATATTTTAGATTTTTTTCTTAATAATCCTCAAAGTAATATGCTTGTAAATGCTTTGGCTGGAAGTGGTAAGTCAACAACTGCCTGTATGCTTTCTGAGCATTCAAAGACTTCTGATTTATATATTGCATTTAATGCAAGTGTAGTTGAAGAGTTTAAGAAGAAGATTAAGAATCCCAAAACTAAGGTTATGACGATGCATTCTTTAGCATATTCTATTATGCTTTATAATGTAGAACAAGAATCTAAGGATTCAGGAGAAAAACCAAAAGGTTTTGGTTCTCAGCGTTCTAAGAGAACTGTAAATTTGGATAATTTTAAACCACATAAGATTCTTGATGAAGAAATTACAAAGCGTTATGGTAGATATATTGAATTTGCCAAACGAGTTTTCTTAAAAGATAATTATGTAAATCTTTATAATTTGTGTAGATTAACTCTTACAGATATGTCTTCAAACAAGGATGTGTCTCGTTTAATTGATGACCATGTATTATTTTTATATTATGGGGATGAAGGTTATTCTGCACCTGATATCAGTGAAATTACTTCTACTTTGAAAATTCTTGATACTAAAAGTAGACAGCAGTTTGAAACTCAAGGTATAATTGATTTTACTGATATGCTTTGGATTACTTTTAATAAACTGAAATATGATAATTGGGAAGTTCCTTATTGGGCTTTGTATACTAATATTTATTGTGATGAAGTTCAAGATTTTTCTAATATTCAATTAAATTTCCTAAAGTTTATTAAAAGAACCAAGGGTAGATATGTTTTTATTGGAGATTTTCATCAGGCCATTTATAATTTTGCTGGTGCTAATGCTCAAGCTTTTAATCAAATTCCTAAGATGTTTGCCCCTGTAGAAACTTTTGATTTACCTATTTGTTATCGTTGTGCTAAGTCTCATCTTAGTAGAGTAAATAGAGAATATGGAATTCCTATTCTTCCTTGTGATGATGCTCCGTTAGGATTTGTTAAAACTATTGACAAAAACAAAATTTCAGAGTATGCTAAAGCAGGAGACATGGTAATTTCCAGAAAAAACAAATGGATAGCTGAAGTAGTACTTGATTTAGCTCGAAATGGAACTCCCATTTTTATTGAAGATAAAGAGATGGTAGTGGCAATTAAAAGACAGATTTTATCATCCAAATGTACCTCGGTTGGCGCACTCAAAAAATTCCTCCAGAAAGTAATAAGTAATTATAATAAAAAACTCTTTGAAATCGTTTCAAAAAATGTCCGTGAGGGGGGACACGAGGAAGAGCATTTGGAAGCCGTGACGGAAACAAATTCTAAGATAGATAACACGAGTTTCTTATTGGAGATTTTGGAGGGTTATCTTGAACATCATGCCTCTTCTGATAGTGTTTCTAAATTCTCTAATTTTATTGATAAATTGTTAAATACTACTCCTTCTCCTAATTGTGTTAGACTTTGTAGTATCCATAAAGCTAAAGGTCTTGAAGCTACAAATGTTTTTGTTTTGAATGAAGCTAAAATTAATTACGATTTTAGGAATAGTAAAGAACAAAATATTCAGGAAAAGAATTTAAGTTATATTGCAACTACTCGTGCAAAAGAAGGTTTGTATCTTGTTAAAGAACCTTCTAAGACAATAACTACTAGAAATACTGATTATCTTCTTTCAGATAACTATCTTCTTCCAGATAACGATGTCTTAAAGAAAAGGGAACAGGATTTTAAAAAAGCTATTGTACGAGAAACTATGGGTTGTTTTTAAGAAAGGATAATTTGATGGCTAAGATTGAATGTAAAGGTTGTACTCCTAATTGTCCTTATTTTCCATATATGGATGGAACAGTTGATTGGGAATATAATGAAGAAGGATTGAAAGTCAGAAAGAAAAAAAAGATTTTTGTTTGTTCTTATGACGGTCATCAAATTACAAATTGGACTGATGCGTGTCCAAAAGAATTAGATAGAATACTTAGCGAAAAAACTAATTAATTATAAAAGGAGTATTTAAAATGGCTAATATTTTTAGTCGCAATTACAAGTTCGATGAGCCAAAGGTAACTTCTACTCAGGATAAGGATTATTTTACTACAGCAGTTGCTTCTACTGATGAAAATGGTAAGCTTGTTGCTTCATCTGGTTATGTTTCTGTTTTGAAACCTAAGATTATGCACTGTCCTGATTGTGGTTGTCCTCTTATGATGCGTGATGGTGAGCTTGAATTTGCCGATGAAGATGATGAAGTCGATGATACCAGCTATGAGAATCCTGTTGAGTATGAAGAAGTGAATAAAGATTTGTTTGACCTTCCTCCTTATTACAATATCTGTTATGGTATCCCTGCCGACCTTTCCTTGGGTAGTGATACTGCTCGTAGGCTTGATAGCTATTATCATATTGTTGATAAGGCTTTTTATAAGTCTGATGAGCGTTGTGCTGGTGAAGCTATTTGGATTCGGAATTTGTTTTTGCTTATGATTTCTAATAAGAAGTATGAACCAATTACTATGACTAATCTTAAACATTGTATTGAAGACCTTGCTCAGTATTGTATTAATGAAGAGATTCCTTATCTTGCTATGCCTTTTATTGGATGTGGTAAGGGAAAGCTCGATTGGGAAGAAGTTCGTGAGATGATTCTTTGTGTTTTTACTGAAACGATTGAAGATGCCAAAAAGTTTGGTGAAGTAAGCAAGAATTATAAGATTCACCTTACTTTCTGCTACCAGTAATTTAACTGATTGGATTAGTAAAAAATAACTGAATAAACCCTTGACAAAAGCAAATCTCTATGGTAATCTAATCATAGAGATTTACTTATAGGAGATGGAATTATGGATTATACTCCCAAATATTTAATCTTTGTTAGTCCTGATAATAAGGGCGTTGATTCAAACAAATATTATCGTATTACACCAAATGGAGATGATACCTTTACGGCTGAATATGGTCGCGTTGGTGCTACTCCTCAGACTAAAACTTATCCTATGTCCAAATGGAACTCTACGCTTTCTTCTAAATTGAAGAAGGGATACGTTGACCGTTCTGATTTGATGCAGGAAGTTATTGCTGATTCAAAAGTTGAAGAAAAGTCTAATGGGGTAGATGAATTTGGCTTAGTTCAGAATTTGTCTGTTCGAGAGATTGTTAAACGTCTTTGGGATTATGCTAACAAGACTATTCAATCTGCCTACTCTGTTCGTGCTGAAGCTGTTACTCAGGCCATGATTGATGCGGCTCAGGAAAAGATTGATTATATTGCAGCAAATTATAAAAACTGGTCTGTTGAGGAATTTAATAAGAATTTAAATGAATTGTTCATTATTGTTCCTCGTAAGATGAAGCGCGTTTCTGATTGTCTTGTTTCTAATTCTTCTGAATATGATAAAAAGCTTTCCGAGGAACAGAGTTTGCTTGATACTATGGCTGGTCAGGTTTATAAGCCCAAGGCAAAAATTGCCGACACTGATTCTGAGATTAAAGCTTCTGAAAGCATCTTGCAGAAGATGGGCATTACCATGGAAGATGTTACTCAGGATGAAATTGCTAGAATTAAAAAGGCGATGGGTGATTCTGCTAACAAGTTTTATAAGGCTTGGCGAGTTACTAATCTTGAAACTGAAAAGAATTATCAGAAGTTTACCTCTGAGAATAACATCGGCAATGTTAAGCTTCTTTGTCATGGTAGCCGAAATCAGAATTGGTTTAACATTCTTAAGATGGGGTTAAAAATTCGTCCTGCTGGTGCAATTGCAACAGGTTCGATGTTTGGCCTTGGAATCTATTGGTCCAACCCTGAAAAGTACAAAGGAGGAGTAGCCAAATCTATTGGTTATACTTCTTTAGGTGGATATTGGACTCGTGATTATCAGAATTGCGGTTTCCTTGCTTTCTTTGATGTGGCTATTGGAGATAGTGTTGATGCCTATTCTTTTGATTCTAAATATTATTCTTATAATCTTGATAGATTAAAAAAGGACAATCCTAAAGCTTGGAGCTTGTGGGCTCATGGTAACACTTCTATGCTTCGCAACGATGAAATTATTGTTTATGATGATAGACAAATGACTATTCGATATTTGGTGGAGATTAGATAAAATGATTGGTGAAATGCAGACTGTTTCTAGTGTAACTTTTGGTATTCCTTCTGATTTTCCTTCTCTTGTAGACTCTGTTGTGGGTTCTCTTAAAAAGGGATATAGAGATTATTGTTTTACAAACAAACAACTAAAAGAAATTATTGAAAAATGCCACGAGGCAAATGTGAGTTTTGCTTATCGTAAACAGTTAGATGAAGATTGCAAGATTGAATATATTGAACTTATTCCTTGTACTTTTTATTTTGCAGAAACAGTCGAGGAGAACAAGGTAGAAAATATTCAGGTAGAAATGGAAAATCTTCCTGTAGCATTAATTTTTTGTCCTAAAAATAACAAGACCGATATTACAATTGATGCTGATTATCAAGAAAAGAATGAAAAAAGGGTAAAGAGTTACAAGAAGCTTGCATATTTTGATGATGATGGTTATCCAGTATATATTGAAGACCTTACGAGAATGAGAAAGGAAAAAGAAAATGGAGTATAAAACTTTAGGCGATAGAATGAAGGGTGCTTACGAAAATAAGTATCGTAATTATCTTCCTGAGAACATCCCTGTTATTGCTAGGCTAGACGGTCAACACTTTCATTCCTTCTGTCGTGGTATGAAGAAGCCTTTTGACCCTATTTTTGTCAAAACTATGCAACAGACGATGCTTAAGCTCTGTGAAATCATTCCAAATGTTAAGTTTGGTTATGTTGAATCTGATGAAATTTCTCTTGTTATGATTCAGAGTGAAAGAAATTCTCAGCCATGGTTTGATAATAATATTCAGAAGATTGTTAGTACATCTGCGGCACTTTGCACTCTTTGGTTTAATAATTATTTTGCCGAGAATACTATTATTGATACAACCTTGGATATCTTTAATATGAATCAAGATTCCTACGATTGGAGAATGGTTCGTAAAGGAAAAGAAATGCCTACTTTTGATAGTAGAGTGTTTGTTGTTCCTACTTTTGAAGTGTATAATTATTTTATTTGGAGACAGCAGGATTGTACTCGAAATTCTATTCAAGCAGTTGCACAGACTTTGTTTACTCAAAGTGAAATGCATGGTATTAATACTACCAAATTGCAGGATAAGATGTTTACTGAAAAAGGTGTAAACTGGAACGATTATACAACAGTAGAAAAACGTGGTACTTGTGCGTATCGTGTTCCTACTACTGTTATTGGCAAAGATGGTCAGGAGGCTATTCGTTATAAGTGGATTCTTGATTATGAAATGCCAATTTTAACAAGTGAAGAAGGTAAAGACTTTATTAGTCAGAAGGTATTTACCAATGAGTCTGTTTAAAAATATTGCAAGAGCAAAGTAGTTAATTGATTTTAGCAACCTAAATGTAAAAGGTACAAAGATTTATCCCACAGATACAGATTATTATATGGAACTGTGGGATGTTGGTTGTGCTTTAGGAGAATACAAATATAATAATAAGCCAGTTGATAGAGGACAATATCTTTGTCTGTCAAGGCACGTAAAAACTTATACTACTGCTGGAAAATTTGCAGTTGGATTTATAGCTGACCATTATGTAAAAAATCCAGAAGATATGGTTCCTGCGGCAGAATGTTATGTTAGAGCTTATTGTTATACTGGTCAACCTTTAGATGAAAATGGAGAATATAAATTAGAGCCACCCCCAAAACCAATGACTGTAAAAGAATTGCAAGATTGGTTTGTCAGAGAATGTAGATACAGACGTAGAATAAGTTTAGATTAAATTATATAAATAAGAAAGGAGATTTTTCCGATGCAGTTTAAAGTTATGAGTCGTAGAGGTTGTGTTAAATATAGCTATGGTTCTCATGAAGAGAGTTCTGTTGTAATTAGCATTAATGATTCTATCGAGATTGGCGTGCGTCAACTTCCTAATAAATTTAATAATATTAAGGCTCAATTATCTCTTTTCTTTGATGATATTCAGCCTTATAAGGGAATGCAGTACTGGAAGAAGGATGAAGGTCTAATTGTAGAAAACTATACTAATTCAGATGGTTTTGTTTATGAGTCTCGTATTTATCAACTGATGACAAAAGAAGATGCTAAGAAAGTTATTGATTTTGTCAATAAGTGGTATGATAAGGTTGATGTAATTATTGTTCATTGTAATGCTGGCATTAGTCGTTCTTCTGGTGTCTGTGCTGGTATTATGAAATGTTTTACTGGGGATGATAGTCAGATTTATGATAATCCATATTATCATCCTAATACGCTATGTTATAATTTGATTTTACAAGAATATTATAAGGAAGGAGAAGAAAATAATGATGGTACTTAATACAGGTCGAGAATATATTCCAAGTGTTTGTTCAGGATGTGAAAACGAAGCAATTTGTAAGTATACAGATGATGTGGTCAAAGCAGAAAAATCTTTTAATGAGCTCAAGAAAAGTATTAAAGATTATCCTGAGTGCCTTTCTGTAAATCTTTCTTGTAAATATAAGAAGTATGTTACTACCAAGGCTGACATGTGGGGGTCAGATTGGGCTGGTTCTACTTATACTCGTACAAGTGCGAATTCTAATTTAGATATTACTCCAACATTGAAAAAGTCAGAATTTTAGTATTAAACTATTGACAAAATAGTGCTTGTGTGGTAATATAAATATACAGTTGGTTAATCGGCAGTTACAAGAAGACAAGATAACTTGTAAAGAAATGTGGTGCAACAGCTTTCTTGTCAAAGTGCCTAATATGTTGCCAAAAGACGCCTTGCATCCAACTATAAAATCAAAAGGTAGCGAGTGTACCATTTTAACGGTTTTGGGTACACATCTAAATAAAACTTCTAAAGAAAATAAAAAGAAAGTTTTATTAAAGCCTTGACAACTTAGTAATTGTATGTTATGATTATCATGTTGAAAGGGAAAAGAAAGTTTTCGATTGACTTAATTAAATATGCGGGTGTGGCGAAACAGGCAGTACGCAAAAGACTTAAAATCTTTCGGTAGAAATATCGTGCGGGTTCGAATCCCGCCACCCGTACCATTCGCTTTTGCGGAACAAACTTTAGGCTGAGGAAGTTAGAAAATAGCAGTACCCGTACTGTTAACTGATTTATAATCAGCCACACACATTTCTGGGTGTAGCTCAGTTGAAAGAGCGCCGCATTTGGGATGCGGAGGTCGTGAGTTTGAGCCTCGCCACTCAGACCAAAGAATAAAAATCTATTTAAAAGTGAGGAATTAATTATGCAGAAGAGTTGGAATAAGTTTGTTGCTGGTCTTCTTGTTATTGTGGCTTTTGTTGCAATTTTGGCACTGTCTGGTTGTAACAATAGCAAGAATAGTATCGGGGCTGATGTGGATAGTGTTCCTGTTGGTTTTACTGATACTGGCTACATGGTGAAGAATGAGCAGAATCGTGTTTATCATATCGTTTCTGATATGAATGGTTGGCTTTATTATTGTTCTGATGTTGAAGGCAATCTTACTCCTGTTCTCAGTGTTATTGGTACTCCCACTAAGGATACTACTCCTTTTGAGGAAATGAACAATGGCTGAAAATTACTCTCCTGATGAAAAGTTTCTAACTCAAGAGTTTACTCTAAAGAGAGATGAGTTGGGGGATTGGCTTACAGATGCAATGTGGGAAGGTCTTAAAGATTGCTTTAGGACTCCTATTTGTGAAGAAGTAGTTTATGAAGAGAAAACTGTTGCAGATAGGGTTGTTGGGTTTGTAAGGACTCTTTATGTTGACCCTGAAAACAATTTTGTAACATTTGAAGGGCTTTTTTGGCCTAAGTATTCTTCTAAAACTAAAGAAGAGTGGAATAATATTAAGCTTTCAAATGTTTCTTTTTATGTTATGGAAGAAAAGAATCCTACAAAGATTCCCGTGTCTTGTTTTACAGTATGAGGTAAATTATGTCTAAGAAGAATTTTAGATATCGTAATTAGGTTACTTGTCCTTGTTGTCATCAAAAGTATTCAGCTAATTCTAATTATGAATGTCCATATTGCCACACAAAATTTTATGATTTAAGTTTTGTTGACTTAAATATGAAAGATAATTTGCCTATTTATGTTAGGTATAAATGTGATGGGTATACTGGTTTTATAGAAAAACCTAAAGAAAAATATGATGTATTTATCACATTAGCAACAATGGGGATTAGTGTTCAAAATAATTTGGATTATAACTATGAGAATCTTTCTAATCTTCATGGAAGTTTTTGTGGTAGATATTTAAAAACAGCTTCTTTTAATGTAAAGGCTAAAATGGAAGCTATAGTTACATATGATGAAAATGAGAATCCTGTTCTTTTTGTAGCTGAAGCTGTACCCAAAAAGAAAAAATAAGGTATGCGTCTATAGTCTAACTGGATAAAACAAATCTCTCCTAAAGATTAGTTCTGAGTTCGAGTCTCGGTAGGCGTGCCAGAAAGGAATTAATATGCCTAAGTGGTTGATTATTACAATTCTTATAATTCTTAATCATATTCTGTGGATTTTCTTTGCTCGTGTAATGAAGTGCATTGCAGAAGAAGATGAAGACTATTGGGATTTTTCTGAGCCATTTGAATCTTTAGGTGTATTTTTCTTTCCTTTGTTTGTATTTATATTTTCTGCGGCAAAGTTTGTCAGTAGAAAAGCTATCCATTCTGGCAAATTTGATGATAATAAAAAGTAGGAGAAATAAAAAATTTCTTTTATTAAATACTTGACAGATTTAAATATCTGTGTTACCCTATAAGAGAAGTGAGGAACACAATTTGGAACTTTCTAAGAATCCTTCAATTAGATTCCTAACAGTTGTAAATGGTAAGGCTTGGTGTGATAATGATTCCGAAACTAAAAAGTTCAAGTTGACTAATACACCTCCCGAACCTTTGAGAAAAGCTGTAGATATTATTGCAGAAGATTTGGGAATTGATTTTCCTGTAAGTTCTGCTAACTATGTTGCTAAAGCATATAAAGATTTTCTTGTAAAACATTTTGATTCGTATCATCAGTATTATAAGAAGCTACAGGAAAATTCGCAAGAAACAGATAAAGAATAAAGGAGAAGGTTATGTCAGTGTCTATTATTCAAGGCGATGTCCTTAAGACTTCGGCAAAGTATATTTGTCATCAGGTTAATACCTTTGGCGTAATGGGTGCTGGTGTTGCTCTTCAAATTAAGAAGAATTATCCTCATGTTTATTTGGAGTATAATAAGTTTTGTAGTTATCATACTCCTGAAGAGCTTTATGGTAAAGTTCTTCGAATTGAGGAAAACAAAGACAAAGTTTTTCTTAATATGTTCTCTCAGATTGGTATTGGTGGGCCAAACGTAAACACCAACTATGAATATTTTCATGAATGTCTTCTTAAGATTCGTGAAATGATTCCTATTGGAGAAGAGATTGCTATGCCTTATATGATTGGGTGCGGTCTTGCTGGTGGAGATTGGTCTATTATTAGTGCTGATATTTCTGATACTTTAGGATTAAGCCATATTGTACGTTTGTATGATTTTAATGGCGTGACTTCGGTGAAAAAGTAATTATGAAAGTTTGGCTTAAGTATAAATATACAGTTTGGTATGAAGACACTTCTGTTGAAGCTGTAATGACAGAAGAAGCAATGCTTAAAGATAAGCAAAGCTATTTTCTTGAAGCAACAGTTAAACTTTACAAAGATATTGAATATTTTAAAAGTAAAATTGATATTGCAAAAAAAGAAAGACAGCCTTATATTGAACAGCACAAAGAATATTGTCAGAGAAAGAATGATTTAATAGAGTCTTTAGATTCATTAGCAACTCTTTCTGATGACCAGCAAAAGCGTCTTTATATTTTGCTTAAAGATGTAAAAGCAAAACTTCGCAAATATACAAAAGAGATTGAAAGAAAAAGTTTTTATATTAAGGATTTAGAACAAAAAATTGAGAAACTCAAAAATCAATCTGAAGAAGAAATTCTTAACTCTTATTTAAGAGGACAAGGCGTCTTATATGAAGAGTGGAATGTTCTTGAATATTAATTAAGTTTGATACTCCATTGGTTAAGTCTACGTTTGTTTGGTTAAGCTCATTACTTTACTGATATCTTAGTAGGAAACCTATCAGGCTAGCATGAGGTCTCTACGGAGCGTGGGGTTTGATGCTATTCATGCGTGAGTGGCATCATATATGCAGGATTAGTGTTAGCGGTTAGCACGACGGTCTTCCCCTTTAATAGTTTAATGAAAAACCATTGATGTAAGTTCAAGTCTTACTTAAAGGACCAAAACCGTAAGGGCGAGTTCGAATCTCGTATCTTGCTCCATCAAATTTTATTTAATAAACACTTGACAAAGCGTTTGTTAGATGCTATAATTCAAAATGTAAAAAGGAAGTACGAAAAATGACTGATATTACCCCTATCGTAGTTGCTGTAATTGGTTTATGCTCTTTGATTTTTACAGTTGTCCTTATTCCTTATCTTAAGAAGAAGGGTAAGTTGGACGATGTTAATCATGCTCTTACTCAAGCAGAACTTATTCATAAGTATGCTTTGATTGCAGTTAAGGCTGTTGAGCAGATGTTCCCACGGGAAATTGAAAAGCGCTTGCAGGAAGCAACAAAGTATTTTAATCAGCAGATGGAAGCTCTTGGTATCACTCTTGATGCAGATGAAGTTCGTAAGGCTATTGAAGCCGCTGTTTATGAGGTAAATCGTGAACTTCATGATGAAAAATTGAAGGAGAGCCAGCTTCAAAACACCAATCCTGTTCCTTCGAATGACAAGATTGATAACACTGGTAATGTTATCCCTGATGAAGATACTGTAACTGAAGAAGCAGTAGGCTAAGATAATTTTCCTTTCTTATCTTAATAAATGTGTTGTTGAGACGTAATTACTCAACGTTTATAAATAAGTCAAGTAACGTGAGGTTTGTTGGTAAAATACGAAAGTCCTCTGGTATTTAACGTAAAAACCAATATTATATGGGAGTATAGTTCAACTGGTTAGAATGCCGTCTTTACACGGCGGAGGCTTACAGGTTCGAGTCCTGTTACTCCCACCATCAGATTTGAATTTAAAAAGTTGACACTCACAGCAAATTTATTTAATGTTTTTTGGAATAACGTCGTGTAAGGTTCGACTCCTTATTAACGTATCCCTTGAGCAAGGAATGGTTAACCGTGGTTGGCTAGAAAAAAGTGTCAAGATTGCTCATTATGGAGTAGTAAGCCTAATTGGTAAGGCACCAGTTTGCTAAATTGGTAGTAGCTTGAAAGAGCGTACTGGTTCGAGTCCAGTCTACTTCGCCAAAACTCGTGGATTCCGTATCCCTGTAAAAAAAGCGGATGAAAGAGTATTTGAGGAAGGTTTACTCAAATTAAAAATAAACCGAACGACTTTATGATTCCCCAGTTGGCCTCAAGGATGAGATGTTTAACATAATGCAAACAATGTTAAATGTATAGGTATGGGAGTAGGTTTAAGAACGCCTATGGTCAAGAAAAGTTCTTTTATATCCCCATTAGTGTAATGGAGCATTCTCGATAACTGATGTTGAGTAAACACTAAGGTAGCTCCTTAGTGATAACAGCCACATCGGGAGAGGAAGTTGGTTCGAATCCAATTATGGGGCCCACCGAGGTTCGGATAAGCTGACAAACAATTAGTAAATGAGTTGCTACTTTGAAAATTGTGTCAAGTGATGAAAAATGCGCTATAGTGACTCCGATACAAGCACCTCGGACCAGTAACCACGATACCGCCTTGGAAGAGGTAGGGGAGGTTCGCCTAACAGACGGAGTATCGCTTAATGTTAGGAGATGTGTATAGCATCCCTCGGTTCAGACCGCACATAACCAAAAAACTATACTAACGGTGACAGCTTGGAGAGACAAGTAGATATTCGCAAGGATATCGGGCGTAGCTTACACGAGAAGTAAGTGACAGTACAGAAGAGTTTGCTTGTAGTTGCTCACTGGAAATGTCTTGAAACAAGCACTTTAATTTGCGGCAACTGGTGTAGTAATAAAAGTAGCCATGGACAATACTTTTATTATGTTTGGAGTTCGATTCTTCTATGCCGCTCCAAAAGACAGAATGGTTAGATATTTCTTGATGTCTTTTCAAAAAACAAGAAATCCGTAAGATATAGTACGAAACTTATCTTGGAATACAGTTTAGCTGGTTACAATGTATTCGACACTAAACCGCCATCCACACTTGATGGATGTAAAAATAGAAAAGCCGTTGCTTTTGCTCAAACTGGGTACGTTAAGCCCTTATGCAAAGAACAAAACTGATAATGAAAATGACCAAGATAGTTGAGTGCAAGCTCCTTGTAAGGAATAACCTCTTCTCAGCCAAACCGAGGACAGATAAGTGAAAAGCTGGTCTGTCGGTAGTTATCAGTTTTTGTTTCCTATATGTTTGATAAAATAAAATAAAAGGGTGTTTTTATGGATTACATTGATAAGCAGTTTGCTAAACGTGGGTATAAATTAGTACGTCAAAATGAATATGGCGCTTATTATGAAAGAAAAGATAATAAGTTTAATTATACAAGTGAGCTTGATATTATAGCCAAAGCAAATGGTAAGCATCTTATTCAGTGTTATGATGCCCAAGTAGTTTATGGTCATCCTGAAAAGGATTCTAATAACTATCGTGTTATGAATGAAGTTGATGGAATTGATGCTTCTCTTTCTTTTTGGATTTGGTTAAAGTTTCATCAGCTTAAACACAAATATAAGTGGGATAAGGTGAAGAAACATGATTGAGACATATATTAAGAAGCCTGTTGCTGTTCAGGCAATTATCTGGACTGGCGATAACGAAGAAGAAATTACAAGTTTTGTTGGCGCTCATTGTTGTGTTACTACTGAACATACAATGAATGGCGTTAAAAAGAATCTTATTATTTATACTCTCGAAGGTTATCATTGTGCTTCTATGGGAGATTATATTGTTAAGGGAATTAAGGGAGAATTTTATCCCGTTAAGCCTGATATTATGGAATTAACCTATGTTAAGGTGACTGAGTAATGGATACTTCTTTGTTTAAAATTGTAGGTCATTATTCTATTTGGACTGGCGAAATTGGCAAATTCCGAGTTGATGATATTCTAAGAGACAAAGAATTTAATTATTGGTATAAAATAGATTCTGAAACTGTTAAATATCCTTGGGAAGTTCGCATTTTAGATGCTACTCAAGTTTGGGATAATGCCGAGTGTTACCAAAGTAGTACATCAGGTAAATGGATTTATAGATGTATTCCTTATGATGGTTTAATCTTTACTCTTGAAGCTGATTCTATGACAGAATTGGTAGACCTTATTAGAGATTTTGTTTCTCCTCCTGAAGAAAAAGAAGACGAACTTGTTGCAAGTCCTAATCATAGTTACTTTGCTAATCAAGTTTCGATGTACACAAGAAAAAGTTCTGAAAAAAATTCTAATAAAGACTTGACAAAGATTTAAAAGTGTGGTAAGATAAATACATCTTAAGAGAAGAGAAAAATAAAAACTTCTTAAAAAGCAAAAAATCAAAAAGAAAATTTTAATAAGTGGTTGACATCTTAAAGATGATATGCTATAATAAGTGCATAAATAAAACCTCCTGAATAATAAAGTAGACTCTTACAGCAAATTTTCTAAAGGTTAACACAATTGTCTTGAAAACAATCATTAGCGAGTTCGATTCTCGTCAGAGGGCGCTCTGTGGTGAATAATACGCAAAAGAGTCTAGGTTAATATGCTCGGTTAGTCAAGTGGTCTAAGACGGCGGGTTTTCATCCCGTAAACAAGAGTTCGATTCTCTTACCGAGTACCATTATTCAAATCAGAAATCCGTTCTTATGATAGTGTGAGTAAGTTTTATCGGATTTAAATGAGGGGAACTTAAATCTATCGAAGGGCTAAGAATTAATTATTTGACGAGATATTATTTCTCCTTTCTCTCTATCTGATATGAATAATTTCCTTTCTGTAAGATGATATTATAAAGTAGAGACTAACAGCAATTTTGAAAGTATGTTAGAAGCCAAACTCCCATTCTTCGGTTCGAATCCGAACGTCTTCAGTTGAAGTATGTAGCCAAGTGGTTTAAGGCAGGAGTCCATAACAACAATGTCTCTAGTATTTATGCCCATGTAACTCAGTTGGTAGAGTAGCGGCCTTTTAAGCCGTCTGTCGAGGGTTCGAGTCCCTCCATGAGCACCAATAGCAGAAATGCTAATTTTGTAATATGACTTCAATAGTAGACGCTTACAGCAATTTTAATTGTACTTATCTGTTAAATAAGAATACACAAAAAGCGTCTAGCCCCTTTCTAAAAAAAGATTGGAAAATTAAAAATGGGTGAGTAGTGAATCGGCAAACACGGCGGTCTGTAAAATCGTTTCCTAACGGAGTAGAAGGGTCGGCACCTTCCTCACCCACCAATAAAATTTTTGTTTTAAAACTCTTGACAAAATGAAAATTTTATGTTATAGTAAAAATATGGTAAAGATACAAATTTATTTGTAAGTTAATTGTTCATTTTTTATTGTTCATAAAAGCATTCCTTTCAAGTAGACTCTAACAGCAACTTTACAATCACAAATGCTATGGGCCTGTGTGTTGGAGGTTCGAATCCTCTGCTCCCGACCATCGGGAGTTAGCTCAACTGGTAGAGCAACAGATTTTGTAAAATGAGTCTAGTTAATAGATTGACGCTCCTATTTTTCTAATAGGCAAATATAAATTCCTTTCAAGTAGACACGTACAGCAAAATTACTTGATGCTTTAATATGGAAAATTAACGATAAGGTTCGACTCCTTAATCTTCTTTGGAAGATGCGTGGTTGCTGGAAATCAAAAAAACGTGTCTAGTATTAATTATTAATTATGCAGGATTGGCGGAATTGGCAGACGCGACGGATTCAAGTCCCGTTTCCTAACGGAGTAAGAGTTCAAGTCTCTTATCCTGCACCATAGTCTTGATGATAGACTAACAAAACATCATCCCCCAACGCCCGTCCGAAGTCTTGGAGTAGAGAACAAGTGAATGGTTTTCGAACGCAAAGTAAGCTGTCACAAGCTGAAAAAGGCTATAAGCCGCACATGGGTAGAACACAGATATATGGTGAGAGATGTTAGGGTGCGAATGTAACATCAAAAACCTACAGCGAAAAGCTATACGGAGAAGTCTGTGCCGTGTTTACGGGAATAGGTAGTTGCGTACCTATTCAAACAAAAACTCTGATTACTGCAACTAAATCGGGGTAGGTATTGAGGTTATGGGTCATGTAACCTTAAAACACAATAAGCCGAGCATACTGCTTATTGCTCCTAACAGGTGGTGCTGAGGATGAATAACAAAAGCCAAGTTATAGAGTTCTTGTAAAAAAACTCTGTTGCTATTTGAAAGAATAGTTCAATTATGGGCCTGTAACTCAGTTGGGAGAGTGTCTGCTTTGCACGCAGGAAGTCGCAAGTTCAAGTCTTGTCAGGTCCACCATAAGAGTTAGTTGCTCTCTTGGGCTAAAAAAAGCACCGTATTAACACAAGTTTACGATAATTAACTGGCCCTCGTCTGTGGGAAAGCAGCAGTTTTAGGCTACTATAAGCCGTAAGTTTTAAGGGCAGTTTCTTTAAAAAACATGCACAAGGTTTTTCTAGTCTATCTCTTTTTCGTCCTAAAATAAGACGTAGGCAGCATGACTTGAAGCTAAATATCAAGCTCCTGAGACCAAATTAAAAAAGCTTCCTGAATGTCAACGGGAAAAGTGTACATCTGTTTTTAATTGTTATTAATCTTTAAATAGATGTAAGGAAGTATCTAGTATTTTAGGTCGGTAAGACCGCGAGAGGATAGCGCTGTTCTCTCAACCCTTTGCAAAGGTTGCTGATGGGTTTTCCAAACGGATGTGGAAATTAAATGAATGGAAGGGTATAATTCAGCCCAAAATCAGCTCTAAATTCAAGAAAATATATTTGGGTGTGTAGTTCAGTCTGGTCAGAACACTTGACTGTTAATCAAGGAGTCGAAGGTTCAAATCCTTCCATACCCGCCATAAGTGGAGAGTGTAGGTTCGAGTCCTGCCCCGCTCGTGGGAAACCCTTGCAGGAAGCTGTTAGGTACAGCGCCACTTAAAATTTCTTTCACCCTATTACGCGAAATATGGGATTGAGATGTTGCTTTAGTCGGGTTCTTTTACAGCGGAAAATAAGAACGCACCTGTTTAATTGGGTTTTTCAGTTCAGTAAAAACAAGAAAAACCTCGGTTGTTTAGAAATTTTCTTCTGATATTGAATGAAAACAACTAGAGAATTCTCTCATTGCAATGCTGAAAGGTAGCAAGATATGAAAACAGCTAATTGGTGGACATACTTGCTACCGAGTAGGATAAGAGAGAATTAAATATGCTTCAGTAGCTCAGATGGTAGAGCAGTAGGTTGAAGCCCTGCGTGTCGATAGCTCAAAACTATCCTGAAGCACCAAAGCCTTGCATTACAATGGTTCTGTAGTATCATAATCATAACTGATTGTGAGCGGCTGCAACGCAGCAGGGTATAAAGGCTAAATGCTAAGAGCCTAAAGCAGAAGTAACCGAGGACTGAGGAAGATAGAGTTTATTCGTAAACTCAAAAGGTGTACTAGTGGGCGGCAGGCCGGCTCGTGTAGGTTACTTCAATTTGTCAGGGTAGTTCAGTTGGTAGAACAGCGGACTCATATTCCGTAGGTCGCCGGTTCGAGTCCGGCTCCTGACACCATTGCTGGCGAGTGAAACGGATATATAAATCACACTTGGCTCATACCCAAGTAATAGTGGGTTCGACTCCCATGCTTCAGCAACCAAAAAACAAAAGGAAGTAAATTCTAATGACTGATTTTAAGACTTATATTTATTAGACCGCAAGTAATAAGAAGTTTGTTTATAGATGTCCTCATTGTAATAAGGGAATAATGCAAGTAGTAGAGACAAAAATTGCTAAAAATGAAACTAATTTTTTATCTTGGAATTATACTTGCCCTGTTTGTAAGGAACAAATGGTTACTATTGAAAAAGATGAGTGTTCTTCTTTCAAAAGTGTGTTTCCTCCAATGACTCAAATTAGTGATAAAGAATTTACTGATATTAAAAAGGATGTAGGAGAAAAAGGTATCTATCTGTTCTCTGAAATATAAAATGCTAGCGTACAGAAATTGGTTATAACTGCCTAGACTTGAAATCTTGTGTGCTGACGTTGAATCAGCCTGTGGGTTCGAATCCTACCGCTAGCGCCATGGAAAAAGGAGATTAAAGATGAGCAATAATAATTCAATCGAAATCGAACGTAAGTTTTTAATCTCTGGTTTTCCTAAAGTCGATTTTGATGAAGTCGGAATTGTTAAAACTATCTATATTAATATCAAATATAATTCTGATGGAAAAATTTTACAGGAAATTCGTATAAGACGTTGGTTTGAAAGTGGTAAAGGTTATCGTCCAGATGCTCTTACTTTTAAATCTGGTGGTACTTTAATCCGTACCGAAATTGAAACAAATCTTACAGATAATTCTTTGTTTGACTGTTTTAATGAACTTGGTTATAATCCTATTGTAAAAGATTATAGAGGTCTTTACAATAATGGTTATTTAATTGAATTCAATCTTGTAGATGGCGGTACTGATACTGCTTTCTATTATGCCGAAGTTGAATTTGATTCAGAGGAAGAAGCTAACAGTTATGTTTGGCCTTTTCCTGAAGTATTTATTGAGGAAGTTACTAATAAGCCTGAATATAAAATGGCAAATTATTGGAAACGTACTCGTGAATAAGGACTTTTATTAGTCCTTCATTTGCTGGATTAGCTCAGAGGCAGAGCGCCACTCTTGTAAAGTGGAAGTCGGGATTTCGAAATTCCCATCCAGCTCCATAAACTTTTTTATAAAATAAAAGAGGATTTTTATTATGGATGAGCTTTTATTCTTGGAAGAGGGAATTGTTGAAAAGATTAAAGCTTTAAAGAAAGATAGATATACAATGAAAGATGTTGATGCTCTTTGTGAATTTCTTGGTCTTGAGTTGTTTTCTTATCAAAAAGTTGTTCTCCTTCTTAATTTGAACAAGAAAAATCTTCTAAAAGAAATTTTAAAAAGTACTTGACAAGATGAAGAGTATATGTTATACTTAAGATGTGGTTGAGAGATAAACCAACCTTGCAGAAGTGGTTTAATGGTGAGAATAACGGCTTCCGAGGTCGTGGGTGCGGGTTCGATTCCCGTCTTCTGCTCCAATTCCTTAGTAGTTTAAAAGACGATAAATAAATTAAAATACCCTTCAGTCGGAAAGCCTTTAATGAGTATAGAATGGCACTCAAGTAGGGAGTTCTGGATGGGCGAATCGGAACCACCAGCTAAGGAAATTAAAATATGAGATGATTTATGGAAACTAAAATTTGTACTGTTTGTTAGAAAGAATTACCGATAGAAGATTTTAATTGGAAAAGCAAATCTAAACAAAAAAGGCGTTCTGACTGTAAATATTGTTAGAGCAATCACATGAAAGAGCAATATTAGAAAAAGAAAGCTTATGTTGCTTAGATAAAAGCTGAAAAAGGTTGCGCGAAATGTGGTGAAAAGCGAGATTATGTTTTAGATTTTCATCATATTGACCCTAGCTAGAAAGATGATTCAGTTGCGAGACTAACAAGTAATACAACAAAATTTGAAAGATTAGAGGAAGAAATAAATAAATGTGTTATTCTTTGTGCTAATTGTCATAGAGAGTTTCATTATTTTAATTTTTTGAATTCTGAATTTAGTATTGAAGAATATTTAAATTCTGACTAATATAGGGGTGTAGCCAAGCGGTAAGGCAAGGGACTTTCAAGGATTAATTCAAGTAGAATTCGGTGGATTAGTTTAAAGACTGTTTCGACGGTATATTGGTTCAAGTCCAATATCCTTGACCAGACTCCCTGACGCGAAGGTTCGAATCCTTCCATCCCTGCCATAAGCAACAATTCAAATTATCGTTTACGTGTAGACGCTTACAGCAACAATAATAAAAATCAAATTTTATAAAAAGATTCTAATATTTAAAAAAAGATTTAGGGTATTGTTCCTTGCTAATTAGTTTATGATGCTTTCATGATTCTCCTTTGTTAGTATTATGCGTCTAGTTTATAAGTGCCGTTCCAAGGATGGAGTTACTCGACGGAGAGCTTAAGAAGGGGTTCGAATCCCCCACGGTGCAAGATTGAATTGTTTGGAGTACTACAAACAAGATGGTAAGTTATTGATGATTTAAAAGTAAACCCTTACAGCAAATTTTATTACTTAATTTTAGCTTGAAAAAAGATTATGGATAGGGTTTAGATTAGTAATGCTAGCGATAATATAAAACAGCTAGAAGTAGACACTAACAGCAATTAAAATAAAAATACTGGAAAATATATTTAATTGGAATAAATACTTTTTTAGATTTTTATATGGTGTCTAGAATTTTATATGGGGATGTATCTCAATTGGTCAGAGGGCCCGACTTATGTTTTAGTAGTTTAAAAGTAAAACTTTCAATGCAAGTGCAAGACTTGTCTAAAACACCAAATCGGGAAGTTGAGTGTTCGAGTCACTCCATTCCCACCATTTATAAATAAAAAAATAAAGTAGACTCTTACAGCAATTATTTAGAGACTTGTGATTTGGGATTACAAATGTTTTGAAAAATGAGTCTAGCCTATAAGCTCCTATAGCTCAATTGGATAGAGCAAAGGATTTCTAATCCTTGGGTTGGGGATTCAAGTTCCTCTAGGAGTGCCATGAGGAATCGGCTAACGGCTAGGTCAAAAGACTCTAAATCTTTGGGCGTGGGTTCGACTCCCACTTCCTCTGCCAGATATTGAGGGAATTAAATAATAAATCTTAATTCCCTCTTTTATATAAAGACAAAAACAAAGTAAACAAAAACAAAGTAAACAAAAAACTAAAGTAAAACAAAGAAATTAAAGGAGACAAAAAATTATGTGTGACAACTGCAAGAACGACATTTCCCGACCGTCTAACTCTTCCATTGCTTATGGTGTTTATGAGAGTGGTGGCGTAGTCAAGGCTGAGGTAACTGATACTGCATTTGATGCAATGCATGTTATTACTCGTCTTTGTGAAAAGGCTGATATGAAGACTATTTCTCTTGAAGGTATTTGGGAGAACACTCTTCTTGAAAACAGCTATCGTGGTAAGGCTAAGGTAAACCATGCTGATGGTGATAAGTTCGTTGAGGACATTGGTAAGGAGTTTGCTCGTGGCAAGGCTCTTGAAAAGTATCATCGAGCATTTGACCGTAAGATTCTTGCAATGCTTCTTGATGCACGAGTTCTGGTTGCAACCATTGAACATTATTGTGCTAAGAAGAGCATCAACACTGAAAAGATTCCTTCGATTGAAGCGATTTCTAAGAAGCGCTTTGGTTGTAAGTAATTAAAAATAAAAAGTAGTCCGTTTAAAATTTTCATAAATTCACTCCAAAAAGAGGAAGAGGTCGAATGGCTTCTTCCTTTTTTTACACATTCTTGAGAGAAACTTTTAATAAATGCTTGACAAGAAAAAAGATATATGGTAATATCTAAATAAATAGAAAGGAGAGTTGATATGGCAATTAACAATGCAATTACATATGGAGAAGTTGAAGAATTCTTTTCTACTCTTTTGTCTCCTGAGACTCCTAAGATTCGTAAGTATCATGTTTACGGAATGTATCAGCGTGAACAAGAAAATGAAAAGAAAGTTGCCGAGTTTGAAAATGCAGTAACCAAGAATTCTGATGGTTGGCGTTTTTTTGGCTCGATGATTGGCGAAGATATGTGCATTGTCACAGGAATCAATCGTAAAGAGGAAATTTATTACATTCCCACTTATAAAGATAAAGAAAATAAGATTCATGTTTGTAATACTTATTTTATAGATTTTGATGAAGCAGTTCTTGCTTGTGTGATTTATAAGAAAACCGATTCTGTTGAGTCTGTACAATGGGTTTGTAAATTAATTAATAATTAAAAGAGGTAAAATAAAATGCGTAAGCTTAATACAATTCAGAAGAGAAACAACCTTAATACTGTGTATGCAGTTGATGAAAAGGGCATTGGTAATGCCAACCATGTTTACAATGTTATTGTAACTGATGGTCAGGGTAATGAGACTCCATATTCTATTGCTTTCCAGAATGGTCCTCGTAAGGAGACTGATTCTATTCATGGTCTTCTTGATACAGACCTTCTTGAGATTGTTCGTGACCGTCTTCAGGGTTTTCAGTCTGGTGAGTTTGCTTGTCGTGAGAATGCCCTCGCACTTACTCATCTGGAGGAATGTTTATTGTGGATGCATAAGAGAGTTGAAGACCGTGCAGAACGTGGAGTACTTGGTACTACCAATAAGTAATTGATATGGCTAAGATTAGTTTTACAGTGATTAATGAGGGAAAGGATGAAAATTCTTCCCCCACACCTCAAAATCCTCAAGACATAGTTTATACAACTCCGCCTAAGTGTAAATTTTGTTCTCAAGAAATGAAGCCAACTGGTACAGGCAATTATTATTGCACTTGTCAGGCATTTAATACTTACATGGGACTTTTAGAGAACATTGAAAAATTGAAAAAGTCGTATGAACAAAACATGTTAGCTTATCAAAAGATTGGTCAAAAGCTTGTTGAGGAATCTGATTATTATAAAAAGGTAATTGCGATTTCACAAAAGAGAATTGCAAATAAAGACCCAAAAGACAAAATTAAAACTGATGGAAAAACTATTGACCTGAACACTTTCTTAGAGTATAATAAGCAAGACAGGGAAGAAGCGGAAGATATTTTAGGTTATTATTGGTTTCCTCCAATGAGTTAATTTAAAATATTTTAAAATAAACAAAAAGGAGACTACACTAAATGAATTCATGGGAGAAATGGCAAAAAGAATTGCTTTGCAGTCTCCAAGACATTATAACATATAGCCATTTAGGACTTGTGTTTACTTTAATTTCAAACGAGGAAATTTCTATAGACCAAGAAGAAAAAGGTTTGCATTTATCAATTAAAGCAATGGTTTATAAGAAATATTATAATTCTATTTCGCCCCCAAGATGGACTTGGAATGATTCTTTAGCATTTGCAAAAAATAATTTAATGGTATTTATCAATGAATGGTTAAAGAGAAGGGGGTTATTGTAATACAAACAATGGAAAATAATAATAAAAAGTTGCATGGTATTTTAGGATTAATTCTTAATGCTTTTTACTTTTTTATTGGAGCACATTATTTAACTACTTGTCATACGACAAGTATATTGTCGTATATTGTTTTAGTAATAGCCTTCTCTGTTTATATCGGGTATTGTTATACTTTTGGTGTTAAATGGGAAATTAAGCACATTCAATCCAATCAAGAAAAAATTGAAGCCATGGAAAAGAAAATTGAAAACATGGAAAAGAGTATTAGTTATCTCATGCAACACACGCCTTTAGATGAAGAAAAATATCAAAAGTATTTAGATATTTCTGAACAAGAAGGGTTTGACCCAATTACGCATCAGAGACTTTAAAAAATATTTTAAAAAGTATGTAATAAGTACTTGACAAAATAAAAGTTAAGTGCTATTATATAACCAAGCTAAAGGTAACACTTTAGCGAACTAGAAAAGGCTTAAGACAAGATGTAGCAAGCATTCAATAATTGATTTGGTTGTAAAGCGTCTCACCAACGCAGATTGTTACGACGAACTAAACTTGCTTAAAGGTAGCGGGAGCAATCCTCTAAAAGATTTCCGATGGTGGTTTGGAACTTCTATATTTGGAGTAAGAAGGTAAATGGATAAGGCAACATTCGTGTTAGCGTTTATCGTGTAGGAAATTTTAGAGCAGATAAAAGAAAGGGGAATACAATGTCTACTAAAATTTACGAAATCATTCCTTATGAAGTAGAAGCTTTGAAGTGGGAAAAAGACAATTGGGAAGAAGTTGTAGAATTCTTTAAAGCTCATAACACTGAAATTAAGAATATCGTTAAATATTCTGAAAAGGCACTTGAAAGTTTTAAGAAACTTAATAAGACTTGGTTTGAAAAGAATATTGACAATGAAGGTAGACATGCTTTTGTTGCTTATAGGCCAGAAGATGATTCTCATGATGAATATAGCGAATTTGTTGAGCTTGGAGATTATTTTGTAATTGGAAAAGATAATTTAATTTATACAAAACATGGGTTCAATTTTGAGAATATGTTTAGGGAGAAAGAAAATGTTTGAAGTTAAGTTCCTTCGTCATAACAAAAAAAAGTACAATAGCAATGTTTCTCAAGAATATTCTTTTAAGAAGACTTTTAATACTGTAACAGAACTTATGCAGTATTTAGATAAAGCTCCACGAACCTCTGTTTCAGTAGTTGATTATAGTGGTCTTAGTCATTCTGAATGGTATGCTTTTTGTCAAAAGAGACATCAGCAACTTTGGAATGAAAGACTTAAGTATAAGAAAAACCATCCTGAAATTTCTTGGATTGACCAGTATCTTACCCCTGAACATAAGAGATTAGAATTCTATAATTTGTTAAAAGGCGGAAGGTTTGAACCTACGCATAGACTTCCAAGAAAATATTATAAGAAGCATGATTTATAATTAAATTAACAAGTTGCTGCAAAGTTGTCAAGAAAAAAGTTTTTAGAACTTCTTGACAACTTTGTTTCTTTATGCTATACTTTATTTATAAAAATATTCAAGGAGTTTTTGAAATGGAAAAAACTTTTAATATTAAGTGTACCATGGAAGAAAGATGGATTGATTCTTTTCTTTCTATGTTACGTTACATGGAAGCCTGTGGAAAGATTGGACATTCTACTTTAATTGGTTTCTATAGTGATGGCGATGGAGATTTTAGACCTCAGTTTGAATCAGATGTACAATTTAATAGAGATGATGGCTATGTTCCTGAAAAGGATAGTGGCAAAATCCCTTCGAGGATTTATGATGCTGGCTAAAAGTTAGCCAAGATTGGAGACTTTGATGATTGGAAGTATTGGAAAGTAAAACTGTTGTTCCTTTTACGCCAGAAGAATTTGCTGAAAGAGCACAAGAAATTGTAGATTTATGTCAAGGTGATGCAACTCTTTTAAATGGCTGGGGACATAGAGCAATGGATAGTTTAATGGAAGATGTGTTATGGTCTTTAGGCTTTGATAAACGGATTGAAATTTTTGACCAATTACGTCGGGTAAGGTATTAATATGAAACAAATTAGGAAAAATGTTTTCGAGACTAATTCTTCAAGTGTTCATTCATTGAGTATTTGTTATAAAGATAATTATGATTATACTCAATTAGATGATTACATTGAAGAAGATTATGGTCACAATGGTTACGGTAAATATTTAAAATTGAATTTTGAAGCCTTTGGATGGGGTTGGGAGTCTGATTTAGATGAAAATAGTGCGATAGCTAAACTTGAATATATTTTAACTGCTATAACTTGTTTCCAAGGTTACAATATTAATTGGAGCAGTAGAGAAGATAAAGAAGAAGCTATTAAAGAAGTTATGGAATCAGATGATTTCCAAAAGTTCGAAGATGATGTAAAGTATACTCTTTCTAAGCATGACATTCACATTATAGGAATCAAAATTAGTCCTGATGAAGATGGTTATGTAGACCATCAAAGTCTTGATTATTATGTTTATGATGGAATGTATTATATTTTTGCAAGAGATGGAATTACATTAGAAGATTATATTTTTAATAAATGTTATAGTTTGATTATCGACAATGACAATCACTAACGCAAAAATAAAATAAAACAAGATAGAATAAAAGTGAAATTTTATCGTATCAATTTTTATTAAAAAATTAACAATTTCCCTTGTTTTTTAATAAAAAAGTTGCAAAAACAGGGCGAAAAAACAATTAAGGAGTAATTAAAATGTCTAATAATAATAGTTGTATGTTTAAGTGCAAGAAGAAGAACGCAATTGACGGCAAGATTTATCGTGTGTATTAGATTATGCCTCTTCCAAATCAGTTTGGTGCTCTTGGTCTTGTAGGCATTATGTATTGTGAACAGGATAAGAAGTTTGACGCTAACGATTTAAGTCAGTTTGAAATTATTGATGAGGTTTCTCCTCTTCTTTAAGACAATAAAATCGACAAGAAATAATTTAATAAGCACTTGACATTTACCTCTCCTTATGATATTCTTTTAGTAGAAAAAATAAGGAGAGGTGTTTTTATGAACCTTTGCAATCAGTATAATCGTTTTGTTCGTTTTGTTGGTGATATTCTCATTACTGACCCTTGTTATATTATCCGCGAAGACCGTAAGATGAATTACAATACTTATCCTAAGATGGAAGATTATTATTCCAAACATAAGATTATTGGGGATGGACATAAAGGTTATCCTACTCCTGATATGTACGAAGATGTTATTTATATTGAAATGAAGAAACCTCTTCGTATCTACGACCTTCCTGAAAGCCATCGTACTCCTGAGAGAGAAGCGAAACTTGTTGATGCTTATGAAACGTGGATTAGAGGGACAAGAACAAAAGACCCTAATATTCGCGTGATTCCTCTTTCTCCCACTTACGAAACTGAAAATGAAGCTTACAACAAAGCTGTAACAAAGTGGGAAACTGAGCAGGAAGATGATTGGGGAAAGTGCTGCTGTGGAGAAGCCATGGAAAAGCTTGGTCTTAATACTTTTATCGTCTGCGACACTATTTACGGTGATTGGTCATGCACTGTCCGCAACAGCTTGACCAAGGAAAAGATGGGAGAGTTCTGTGCTGATTCTGGCCAGGTTGGTGTCTTCCTTATGGATGAAGTTTTGGAATATAACCCCAATCTTAACCTTCCCAAGCATTGTGCTACTATTATTAAAAACTTTGATGGACATGTTCGTGTCAATAAAAAGAATAATGGTAAATACACCTATGATGGCAAAGAATATGATGATATTGTTGCAGAAGTTGAGGGGGTTAGCAAGACTTTGAATTTCAAGAGTGCTCAGACTGGATTTTAAGGAGATAATATGAAACAGATTAGATGTAATGTTTTTGAAACTAATAGTAGCTCAAGTCATTCTTTGGTAATTACTACTGATAATGAGCATTATACTAGAGAAGAAATTAATAAAAATTTTTATATGACTGATGGTATCGTAAGATTGTGGGAATCTTCTCTTGAATTTTATCGTTCTCCTTTTGATATGCTTGTAACTTTTAAGGATAAGCTGAGATATGCTATTGCATCGTCTAATGGTAATCTTGTAGATGAATGCAGAGAAATTTGTAAAAAGTATATTGATGGATTTACAGATTTTGAATTCGATACCAAAGATTATGTTTGGGATTCAGAAGTTAAAGATTATGTAGTAGCAAATGTGCCTGTTCCAACCTATGGCGGCACTGACGATTATCAGATTGAGGGGTGGCTTAAGAAGTATAATGTATCTCTTGAGGAATTTTTAACTAATAAGAGATATATTGTAGTTGTGGATGGCGATGAGTACAATTGCTGGCCTCATATTAAGGATTCTGGTTTGGTAGACACTTCCAAAATCATCCATGATAGTTATGCTGAAGAGGAAGAAGAATGGCACAAGCAATATTTAGCTCAATTGGAAAAGGAGAAAGAAGATGCAGACTCCAAACATGAAGACTAAACGCAAAATGAAGCGTTATGAATTATCTGACTATTTTCTTTCTTTAACTACAGCAGAACAAATTATTCTTCTTACTGATGCAGGATTTAAAGAGGGGTTTTGGAGAGAATCTAAAAAGTCTGACCATTATTGGATGACTTATCATTTTTGTCTTTTCAACTCCAAAATAGAAAGAATTTCGTATGAATTTAGCTTTGATGTAGCAATTGACCTTGATGACCTTAAGTCTTGGAATGATTTTGATAATCTTGAAGTCATTGATGACGATTTTGGTCAGCCATATAATGCTTTTTTCAGAGCTCAAGATAGTGGGCATAGTTTTACTTTTCTTGACATAATTATTAAGAAATATGAAAATAAAATGAACAAACTGGTAGAATCTAAAATTTTAGAAGAGGTAAAATTAAATGAAGCAAATTCGTAAAAATGTATTTGAAACAAATTCTTCTTCTACTCATACACTTGCTATTTGTACCGAAGATGAATATAAAGACTGGAAAGACGGTAAATTGCTTTTTAATAAATGGCATGAAACTTTTGTTAAAAATTCTATTAGAATTACCAAGCAAGATAGAAAAGAAGCAGAAGAATACTATACCAGAGGTAAAGGTAAATATTACAAAGACTGGTCTGAACTTACAGATGCAGAAAGAGAAGAATACACTTATAATTATATTGCTCAACAGCGTAAACAGGAAAAGAATAGTCTTTTCGACTATGAAGGGTCTGGTTTAACTTATCAAGAGTTTATGCAGGATTGTAGTACCGAGGGACTTGAAACTGAAACTTCTCGCTATACTTCCCCTAGTGGAGACAAGCTTGTTATTACTTGTGCTTATGGTTATAATTAAATAATTAAAAATTTTAATAGGTCAAGGAGAATATTTTTTATTAACTCCTTGACTTATTTGTTTTTGTGCGGTATAATTTAATTACTCGAAAGGAGATGTAATTATGCTCGAAGGAATTAATATTATTAGTACAGAAGTAACTAAAGATGTAGATGTTCCTCTTTTTATTTTTATTTGTGGAATTGCTTGTGTTTTAATGTTTTGTTCAATCCAACTTCTAAAAGTTGGTTTTGAAATTACAAAATCCACTTCGCACAAACTCTTTAAAATTGTTTTTAACAGTTTAAATATTGTTATTTTAGGAGTTTGCTTATTCTTTTCTTCTATTATAGTAAGCAGAGCTCTTAATGATTGTTTTTTCAATCCAGTTTATAACACGAAATATACCGTAACAATTTCTAATGAAGTTAGCTATAATGAATTTACTAAAAAATATGAAATTCTTGAATACAATGAAAAAGATAACACTTATGTAATTAAGGAGAAAGAAAATGTCAATTGAAAACAATCCAGCAATTGAAGTGCTTAATACAGTCGTAACCACAAAGAATGGAGACCTTTTTGTTCTTATTTGTTCTATTATTGTTGTGCTTTGTGGAATTGCGTGTATATGCGTATTTATTGTAGATTGGATTAAAAGATGTGGGTCAATGGATGGATTTGGTGCTATTGTTGCAGCAACAATTATTTTTTGCGGGATTGCAGGATTCAATGTTTATGCAATGAAGCATCCAGTTGAAATTATTTCTTATGAAGTTAGATTTACTGACCCCGACCATTTTTCTTTAACTGAATATGAAGAACTTGAAGAAGACTATATTGTTTCCAGAGAAGGGAAAATTTACACATTAAAAGAAAGGGTTGACAAAAATGATTGATGGTGTTAATCTAATTACTACTGAAACTATTTGTATTTCTGGTAGTTTTTTAAGTAATTTAATTCCTGCTGTTATTGCAGCACTAGGTTGTATTGCTGCAATTGTTGTAGCAATTCTTTGGATTAAGGAAGAAGAAGCATGGGGAGCATTTTTCTTTTGTCTATCTATGGGCTTTTGTTTAGGTATTGTTTCTTTTATTTGTTTCAATGATGCCTTTAATCCAAGATATGAAGACCGATATCTTGTTCAGTTAGATGATAAAATTTCTTCTGACTTTATTGATAAATATGATATTATTGAACGAAAAGGCAATAATGTCTATGTAATTAAAGAGAGGGATGCCGATGATTGATGGTGTTGAAGTTTTAACTTCTGAAATGGTTAGAGTATCTGCTGATTCTGATGCTTTAATTTTTGTAGGATTCATTTTTTTAGCTTTTACTTTAATGCTGCTTTGGACATTTGGAGAATGCCTAAAGCAAAAACTAGGTTGGATACTAGCTCTTATCTGTGCTTTAGGTTCTATTGGACTTGGTTTTGTTGCTGGCAAATTGTTTCAAAGTGCTCTTCATCCAATTTATGAAGAGAGATATATAGTACAGTTAAAAGAAAATGTTCCCTTAGATTTTATAAAGAATTATGAAATTCTTGAAGATAAAGGAAATAATATTTACATTGTTCGAGAAAAAGGAGACGAATAAAAATGAAGTTTTATTGTGCATATGACCACCTGAATTGTGAATCTGCTCCAAAGTCTCAGGAAGAGGTTCATGCTTGTGAATATTATGGTTCTTACCTTTGTAATGCTTGTCCCTCTCGTTATGATGGAGACAAGGTAAAGAAGTATATGGAGGACAATCCTCGTGAACACTAATGGAGTTAAACTGTATAATGAACGTGTAACGAAAGAATTCCTTAAGTATCGTAAGGTTCATCGTATTTATTGCAGTGATTGTGATGTTGAGATGAAGCTGGGTGAAATGAATTATACTACTTATGCTACTTATCCGCCCATTTATGAGTTTGTATGTCCTAAGTGTAATCACAAAATGACTTCTTCTGTTATGTATCCTATAATTAATGAAGTTTGGGAAAATGAAGATGATATGAAAAGAGAGGTAATGGATTAATGAGCAATATTAAGACTTATCAGAATGGTAACTATGTCGTGACCATCGACTTGGCAAATGGAACCAAGACTCGTGAAAATGATTTGGACTTTTTTAAGGCTGATTTTCCAGAGTGTTGTGATTATAAAATTACTAATAATTGCGCACAGGGCTGTAGTTTTTGCCATGAGAACAGCACTCCTAATGGTAAGCATGGTGATATTCTTGGTGAACAGGGTATCAAGGTTCTTGAAAGCTTCCATGAATATACCGAGCTTGCAATCGGAGGTGGAGACCCCCTTTCTCATCCTGACTTGATTCCTTTTCTTCGCAAGTGTAAGGAATTGAATCTTATTCCTAATATGACTGTTCATCAGTTTGCCTTTATGAAGAATCAGGAGCTTATTGAACAGCTTGTTAAAGAAAAGCTCATCTATGGTATTGGTGTATCTCTTGTTGACCCACTTCAGCCGCAGTTTCTTAAGACTATTTCTAAGTATCCTAATCTTGTTCTCCATGTTATTAATGGTATTGTAACAATGGATACTCTTCGTGCTCTTAAAAATCGTAGTCTTAAAATTCTCATTCTTGGTTATAAGACTGTTCGTCGCGGCGAAGAGTATGTTAAGGAAGACTGGGCTAAGGAACTTGTAGCGAACAAGCAGAAAGCAATTTATGATAATCTTAGTCATATGATTGACGAGAAGTGGTTCTCTGTTATTAGTTTTGACAATCTTGCTATTAAACAGCTTGAACCTCAGCGTCTTATGTCTGAGGAAGACTGGAATACTATGTACATGGGCGATGATGGTCAAGACGGTGAACAGACCAGCGCTTCTATGTACATTGATGGAGTTGAAATGCAGTTCGCAAGAAATTCTTGTGATGTAAATCATCGTTATAATGTTGGCGATAAGACTGTTACTGAAATGTATCAGTTTTTGAGAGATTTGAACGAGGAGAAGAACAATGAAACAGATTCGTAAAAACGTATTTGAAACTAATTCAAGTTCTTGTCACTCTCTTGTTATTTCAAAGGATAATTATGGTCCAAAACATATTCCAACTTATCTAAATTTTAATGCGGATGAAGATTATGGCTGGGAAAGAAGTTGTTATTCTTCTACAGAGGATAAAGCCTCTTATCTTTATACAGCTATGCTTAACTGTGACATGGGTGCTCAAGCAAAGGAATTTAAACGTAAACTTGAGGAAGATTTTAAGATTAAAATTTTCGTTCCTGATTACAAAAGAGCAACAAGTAAGTATAGCGGATGGGAATTTTGGGACTGTAGCGGTTCAGTAGACCATGCAGGAGAGCTTATTCCTTTTATTAATGAAATTCTTGAAGACGATGACAAATTAAAACGTTTTCTTTTTGACCCAAGAAGTTGTATTTACACTGGCAATGATAATGGTTGCGACCCTGATGATAATTGTTATGTTGCTGATGTGAATGAAAATGGTGAATATTCTGATTGGAATACTGACAAGATGATTAAACATCCTCTTTGGGATGGAGAACATTATGAGTATTACTTTAAGGGGAATTAACAATGAATACAGGAGATTATTATCCCACTAAAGGGTATTGTAACGCAAAGGGCATTTCTTGTGAATACGCCAATATTAGAGGATATTGTGGTTTAACTGCATGTTTGAAGCACAATTTTGTTCAATTGAACCACACCTCTGATTTCAGTTTAAATTTTTCTCGCTCAGAAAAGTCTAAGATGTTTGTTAAATTTGAACCAAAAGAATTTAACATGGAGAAAAATTTCGATGATACAGTTAATTTAAATTTTACTCTACCTATTGTAAATCAGGATTCTAATGAAGAAACTGGTACTTTGAAAGTAAAAATTCCTCGTGCCAAGTATGAATTCGAGGAGGGTGGAATTAAAATTTCTGTCTTAAAATCTGAGTAAAGGGTATAACTGGGTATAAAAGGGTATAATTATGGTTGATATTAAATGGCTTTAGACTCAAGAAGGATAGAAAGCTTATTAGACTTGGATAAGAAAATTAGCAAATCGAGCTGAAGATAGAACAGATATTCCAATTTTAGTAGACACCAACGGAGAAATTTAGGTTTGGGTAACAATAAATAAAAAATATCTATCTAAAGAGCAATTTGAAAAACTTGCTGACAAATCTGATGGTGAAATTACTACTAAATTAGAATTTAAAACAAAAGATATCATTATAAGAGAGCTTACTTCTATTGCAAAAAGTAGAGATGCTTTAGCTGACAATGAGAATGAAAGAGAACTTTTATGTCCCCTTGTTTCATTGTTTCAAGGAATAGAAGATGCTATTACTAATGATATTTGCTATAAAGCTCAAAATGCTAAACAACTTTTTATAAACAACTTTGAAAAAAATTTAGGAAAAGACGAAAATAATTCTAATAACCTCTTGACAAACTAAGATACATCTGTTATAGTATCTATTGTCATAAGTAGTTAGACTCTCACAGCAAACTACAAAAAACTTTTATTTTGAAAAAAGGACAAAAAGAGTCTAGTCCTTTAGAAAAGGAGAAAATTATGTATAACTACAACAATCCTAACAAGAAGAATAACACTAAGGCTTGGGCTCCTAAGCCTGAGAAGACTGTTACTAAGTCCAACCGAGTTAGCCGTAAGGCTTCTTTCATGGACAAGGTTGAGAATACTGCCAAGGGCTACTACACTAAGGTTGCAGTTCCTTCTCTTCCTGCTGATAAGCAGTACACTTCTAATGGTGCTATTGCCTATAAGTCCTCTGGTTCTGCTCTTCTTGACATCAACACTTCCATCTCTGCTCTTCGTAGCCTTCCCGATGGTGATATTGTGAAGAAGTTCCGTGCAGCTTATTGTGAGAATCCTCGTCTTGCTATTCGTTGGCTGTTCTATGCTGGCGATATCCGTGAGGGGCAGGGTGAGCGCCGTCTCTTCCAGATTTGCCTTAAGGATATGATGAACAATGGTGGTGCTCAGATTGTGGCGAACCTGATTCCTATGATTCCTGAATATTCTCGTTGGGATTATATCTATGTTGTCATGGATAATCCTACTACTAAGCCTGTTGTTCGTGAACTGATTCGTAAGCAGTGGAAGGAAGATATGGCTAATATGAAGAAGGGCAAGTCCATTAGCCTTATGGCGAAGTGGCTTGATAGTGCTTCTTCTCACAGCCATGATACTCGTAAGCGTGGTCTTAAGACTATGGATATGCTCGGTCTGACTGAGCGTGAGTATCGCAAGGGTCTGTCTGCTCTTCGTAAGCACCTTGACGTTGTTGAGCGTAAGATGTCTTCTCAGAATTGGCAGAGCATTGATTATGAGACTGTTCCCTCTAAGGCAAACCTTAATTACAATAAGGCTTTCCTTCGTAATGATGAGGAGCGCCGTCGTGCCTATCTGAACGCTCTTACTAAGGGAGAGGCAAAGATTAATTCTTCCGTATCTAATCCTTGTGACATTGTTCACAAGTATTGCGATGGTTCGTGGGATAGTGTCCCTCGTTCTTATGATGCTGCTCTTGAGGGTATGTGGAAGTCTCTTCCTAATCTTGTAACTGATGATAGTTCTACTATTGTCGTTGCAGATGGTTCTGGTTCTATGGGCGCTACTATTGGTCGTACTTATATGACTGCTCTTGAGGTTGCTAACTCCCTTGCAATTTACTTTGCAGAGCGTGCTAAGGGTGCATACAAGGGTCGTTACATTACTTTCTCTGCACGTCCTCAGATGGTTAATGTTAATCATGACTCTTTGCGTGCAAATCTTAGGGAAGCTGCTCGTCATACTGAGTGTGCCAATACTAACCTTGAAGCAGTATTTGACCTGATTCTTGATACTGCAATTAAGAATCATTCTCCTCAGAGTGATTTGCCTAAGAATATTCTGATTATCAGTGATGGTGGTTGGGATTCTATGGTAAATATCCGTAATGTTAGCACTGGCAGTGGCTATGGTTATTGGGGTTATAACAGCACTCGTGCTACTGCTAAGGAAGCTCCTGCTTTCCTTAAGTCCATTGAGCAGAAGTACAAGAATGCTGGATATGAGATGAGCAAAATCATCTTTTGGAATGTCGCAGGAGCAGGTAATACCGGAAATGGTCTTCCCATGACTAAGAATGACTATGGTATCATGGTCAGCGGGTTTAGTGTAAATACGCTGAAAGCCGTTCTCAGTGGTAAGATGAATCCTTGGGATGCGCTTATGGAAGTTGTCTTGGATAAGCGTTATGACAAGATTGAGGAGCTTGCTTTTAAGTAAGTTTTAAATATGAAAGGGGAAGAGAGTTGTTCTCTTCTCCTTTTTATTTATAAAGGAAAGATAATGTCTTAGTATATTAATTAGATTCCATCTTTAATGAAACAATGGGATTTTGACAAAAATACTGTTTAGCCTAATGAAATAACGACAGGAGCACATCAAAAAGTTTTTTGGAAATGCCCTGTTTGCAAAGGTGAGTGGAGCAATATCCCTCATACAGCAGGAAAAAATAGTTGCCCTTATTGTAGCAAAAGAAAAGTTTTAAAAGGATTTAATGATTTAAAAACTAAAAATCCAGAATTACTTTGTGATTGGGATTATTCTTTAAATTAGTTTTTACCAGAAGAAGTTAGCTTTTATTCAAATAAAAAAGTTTTTTGGAAATGTTGTAAATGTGGATATTCTTGGAAAGCAACTGTTCATAGTAGAACAAGACTTCATACAGGATGTCCAAATTGTGCTAAAGGACATAAAACAAGTTTCCCTGAGCAAGCAATATTTTTTTATTTAAGTAAACATTTTTTTTGCATTAATAATTATAAATACTATAATACTAAAAAAGAAATAGATATATACATACCTTCGTTGCGTATCGGAATAGAATATAATGGAAGTTATTATCATTCAAAATCTTAGAATAAAGATGAGAAAAAGAAAATAGATTTACAAAATTTAGATATTTAGTTAATCACAATAAAAAACAGCAAAGAAAATAAAAATAATGATAACCTTATAGAACATAAATTAAATGATTCTTCTTTAGAATGGGCGATAAAACAACTTTTAAAAAATTTATATTTAGAAGATAACATTTCTTTAAACGATGACTATCAAGATATTTTAAAATAGTATAAACAAAAAGAATATCAACATTCTTTAGGAGAATTATATCCAAATTTATTAGAAGAATGGGATTATAATAAAAATGTTTTAAATCCTTTGTTAACACCTCCTAATTCTTGTAAAAAAGCTTGGTGGAAATGTAAAAAATGTGGAAGAAGCTGGCAAGCTACCATTAATAGCAGAACTCCTCCTCATAACAATGGCTGTAAAATATGTTCTGGAATTTATGAAAAAGCGGCTGTTTGTTTAGAAACTAGAAAAATTTACATTGGGCTTAATAAACTTTGTAAAAAACTTAATGTCGCAGATGGAGCTATAACAAATTGCATAAGAAGAAACAGAAACAAAATCGGATATTGCAAAGGATATCATTGGAAAATATATATCCTACATGAAGAGAAAAACTTTTCTTGGCCTTTCTCATCTGAACTAACTTATGAAAGAGAGGGATAATTCCCCTCTCTTTTTTTATTGTTTTCTATTGACAAGCAAGGAAAATTGTGTTATTCTTTATATACAATCACAATTATATTAAGTGAAAGGTGTATTATTATGGGCTATTTTCGTAATTTAACTAATGCAGAACTTTGGTCGGCTTGTTCAGAGCTTAAAGAGATTGAAAAAAAGAATCCTCCAAAAAACAAAGAGAATTGGCCTATTAAGTACGGAAGCTATTTTTCTAAGGCAGTAGATTATTATGACCATTTCGTATCTATGCCAGTTACAGTAGCAGTAAGCGAACTTAAATTTGAGGTAGAAAGACGAGGTATTATTAATGACTGTAAAAGAGTATAATGAATGGCGTAAAGAGTTTGGTCGCGTTCAAGTTTTACTTTATGCTTTTCCAAATGTTTTAAAGAAAATTGGCAATGAAGATTTAATTAGAGAGCTTAAGATTTTAGGTTATGATGAGCATACTCTTGACTTTCTTAATTCAGCCATGGATGCTTTAGAGAAAGCTGAAAAGGAAGAACTTATGAAAGATATGAATGTTCAACCTGACCCTGATACTATTCCAGTTCCTAAGAAAATTCCCATTGCACCAGAAAAGCCACCTAAGAAGCCATCATATTATAATTTTTAGACACAACCTTTTTATTTATGTGGTAACTGTATTCATACTTGGGGGGTAGATTGTTTTAGAGACCATGTAAATGATATACCTTGTCCTAATTATAGAAGAGACCCGCCCGATGGAGGTTTTTACGGATAATGAGAGTTTTATCTTTGTTTGATGGTATTTGTTGCGGTCATCTTGCACTTGAGAAAGCTGGAATTAAGATTGATTCTTATGATGCTTATGAAATTGAAAAGAACGCAATTAAAGCTACAGAAACAAATTTCCCTGATGTGATTCAGCATGGAGATGTGACCATAGAAGATTTTACAAAATATAAAGACAAAGTAGATATTATTATATTTGGGAGTCCCTGTCAAGGTTTTTCTTCCTCTGGTAAACTTTTGAATTTCAACGACCCAAGGAGCAAACTTTTCTTTGAAGCAGTTAGAGCAATTAAAGAGTGCAAACCAAAGTATTTTTTAATGGAAAATGTTGTAATGAAGAAAGAATGGCAAGATATTATTTCTTCTTATCTTGGAGTAGAACCCATTGAAATTAATTCTTCTCTTGTTTCAGCACAGAACAGACGTAGACTTTATTGGACTAATATCCCTAATGTAACACTTCCCGAAGATAAAAACATTACTCTGGAAGATATTCTTGAAGATATTGAATTTCCTAATCCTGCGGCGATTAGAGGTCGTAGATTAAATAAAGCCACTATTGTTGGTCGCAGATTAGATAAAAACGGGCATAGAAAAGATACTGATAAAACGATTCCTATTACACAATGTCTTGAAGTCCGTGCTACAAATACAGACAAATCAAATTGTCTCACCACTGTAGACAAGGATAATGTTCTTACTCCACTTCCTATTGGTAGACATCCAGATGCTTTTAAAAAAAATTTGCCTTTTAGATATTACACTACGAAAGAAATGTATCGTTTACAGACTGTTCCTGATGATTTTCTTAATATGATTCCAGATAGTGCAGCAAGAAAAGCATTAGGTAATGGATGGACAGTAGATGTAATTGCTCATATTTTTAGTTTCCTTCCAGATGAATATAAAGAGGACAAAATAAATGATTAAGATTGGTGAAAAAGAATTTGTTAATGGAGATATCTATTACAATCCTTTCTTTGGGGATTTGTGGATAATTCAAAATAACACCGAGATACGCAAAATCAATGACACTTATACTACTGATGTTAACGATGTTGTTGGTTTTATATATGTCGGACATGTTGATTTGGAGGTAATACAATGAGTTATGATATTAGTTATAGAGTTCAGTGTAAAGAGGACCCTAAACTTTGGGCTGATGTTGGAAACTGTGAAGCAAATATTACTTACAATTTGCGTGAAATGATTTAGAAATCTACAGGCTTAGAATGGAAAAATGAAGAAGATAACGGTCTTGTAAAAGATGTTATTCCTTTTATCATTCATGGGTTAGAAGAGCTTGAAAGATTCCCAAATAAATATAAACAGTACGAATCTCCTAATGGATGGGGAACAATTAGTGGGTGCAAGAATTTCTTTACTCGATGTATTTTAGATTGGACTACTTTTACAGAAGATAGTTGGACCTCTCCATATAAAGACATTGTTCATTTTTGGATTGTATGAAATCAAATCGACATTTAGTAAATCTAAATTTGGCAAATTGTTTGTTTTATTTATATTATTTTATTTTAATTGGAATAGCAGGATTAGATAATTCAACTGGAGAAATATTAACTCCTTTTTGTTTATTTATAAGTGGTTGTTTATTTATGATTGCTGTTCATTTTTTCAAACTTTATTTAAAGGACAAAGAAAAATGACGATTGAAAGACTAAGAGATATTCTCAATGATGTAGCAAACGGTGCAAATTGGGAACTATACAAAAACTCATTAGTAGTAATTAGCGTAGAAGATTCTAAAAACACTGTGGGAAGTAGACCTTACACAAAAGTTCGCTCAGTAGGCATGGGCTTTGATTGGGAAACAGGTCAATTTAGAATTGAACCTGAAAATAAATTAATGGAGGTTAGTAAAAGAAAATGAACACTACTCAAGTTGCTTTGTGCATCATTCTTGCTATTGGAGTTTTAGCAATTTTCTTTTTAGCAGGAACTATTATTGGTGGTATCCACGCTTATTCGAAAGCTTTTACAGAAGCAGAAGAAACCCATAAAAATTTAGATGAGGCTAAAGAAGGTCTTATCAAATCTTTAGAGGAGAAAGCAGAAGCACAAAAAGAACTTATTGAATCCTATGAAGAGCTGGTAAAAACTCTTCAAGAAAAAAATAATAAACCCTTGACAGAGAACTAATCTTATGGTATATTAAGATTGTCCCAAGGGAAAGGATGAAAAAAGTGCGGAAGAGATTCCCACTGATTTGCACTACACGGGCCTGATAGACAAATCACGTTCTTGACTGTAAGACAGACAATTGAATATTCAATAATAGCTGAGATGCAATGACTTCTTAGACATGTATAAGACGATTTATACTGTCGGAAGCACCCTTTATAGGAATAGGAACTATAAAGATGCTAGAGCGACAAGCTCCTCCTCTGAAAGATAGAGGTGGAAATTCTTGCAAGAATTATTAAATCCTAACTTCCGAATTCTTGCTCGGTGGTATTTAGGTTGGCTTGCTGATGAAGAGAATCGGACAAAGAGCGCGGCATCGTTCAGAGGCTAGGACCAGAGGCTCATAGTGAGGTGAACGTCGTCTATTCCTCACCTTTAATAAGAATCCGATGGGGGTCGGAGCGCTTATTATCGTATTTGAATAACCTACGGGTAGGTTGTTCGCAGTTTTACAGAAGACTTATAAACACTTGTCCGTCGAAATGGGTAGCCGCAAACGGGAAAGTTTCAATGAGTGTAGGAAGTAATGTAACGGGGAATAACTTCTAAGTCTTCGCAATTTATTGAATTAGCTAATTTAATAAAAAGCCTCATGATTAATTTAATATTAATTATGAGACTTTTATTTTTATAATAGAGGTGTAACATGGAAAACATTTGGAAAACGTCACTGGAAAATAAGAAGAAAGAATGGAAGACGGTTCTCGAAAACAAGAAGAAAGAACTTTCTGAAATTAACAAAGATTTAAACGAGCTTACAAAAAAATCCTATGATGAATATATCATGAAAGAACTCGCTCCAAAGCTGATTGGAAGTTGTTATATTCATCGAGGACATTATATTATGATTATTCAACCTCCTAAGTTATTAGAAGGAAGATGTGATGTTAACTATTCTTCTTCATGGGGTTGTATTGAGATTAACAATTTTGAAGATGAAACACCTTATGGTTGTTACACAGATTCAGAAATTGATGTAGCTCCTTATTATAACGAGGACATTGATTTGTTTTTCCTTTTAAATTATCCGAAAAATTTTGACCATTTTCAGCCTATTTCTCGTGATGAGTTTTACGCCAAAATGGACGAGGCAATTTGCGAGTCTAAAAAGAGGGTTGAAAATATGCTGAAAAAGGTAAATCCACGCAAATTTTACAGGTTTTAATGTCAAAAATAGGTCAAAACGAGTAAAAAGAGGTAAATAAAATATGTTTTTTAAGAAGCCTGAAAAAGCACGTGTTATCGGATGCGATTTTCACGCTGCATCTGGTGTAGATTTTGAAGAATCTTCCAGTGAATCTTACACGAATAATCTTCCTAATCACACAATTATCAACAATCATACTTGGGAATATGAAAAAATGGAAGATGTTCCTTTTCCTATTGGAGAAGATTGGGAATGGATTGATTGTTACAAAGCTCTTTATAAGACCTATTATCTTTCTGATGACAAAGTAAAATATGTAGGACCTAGTCAAAACTTTGTATACGAACTTAATAGAGTCTATTCTTTACCAGAAGAAGGAGAATTTAGCAAAATTGATTATTGCGGTAATGGTTTTCATGCTTGTTTAACTGTAAAAAATGCTTTAACTTGGTATAATTACATTTCTTATGATGAATTCATTGGTGATTATAATTATAGTTATAGTATTGCTGTTAAACTAGTTGTTGTTGCTAAAGCAAAAGTTTTGGTTAATAAAAAAGATTTGGCAAATTGTTATGGTAAAACTAAACTTGACAATGGTAAAATTGTTGGTAAAGCTATTATCTTGACTGATTTTGTTAATTCAAAAGAAGTTTATGATAATCGAAGAGAAGACAAATGTTGGAGCATCGGCGTTCTCAATAACTACGCTTGTAATTATTTAAAAGCTGTTTGTAAAAAAGAAGGCATTAATTTCAATGTTTTAAAGAGATTGACTGAGAAACTTGAAATTACTTCTCCTGATTATGGAAAAATGCTTGATTCTATTGATAATAAAAAATCCACAGCAATAGCTTATGTCGAGGCTATGTTAAATGCATATCGTATTAATAGTGAAGAAGTTTATCAAGTTTTAAATCAAAGTTATGGCTATATATTGGCAGAAGAAATCCTCAACCATCTTGACTATCAATTTGCAATGCGTTTGGCTGACAGTGATGATGCTTATAGCAGAAGCTTGTCTGTAGCTGAAAAGATGCAAATTCTTTATTCTCACCAGATGCTTCTTAAAAAGTAATTATTAAGTAGTTGACAAACTCGAAAGAGTATGTTAATATAACAATAAGAACTGTGGTACGAAAACCTCCTTATGATGATTTTAAAATTGCTAACAAAGTCTCCTCCTTTTTCGTATTTTGTTCATGTTTGTTTCCTCCAAAAACAAATTTTGTACCACAGTTCTTTTTTATTCCTTTGCAAAGGAGCTTACCAATGAGATTGAATGATGTATCTCTAATAGGTTTTGCTCTTTATCTTTTATGTGGGTTTGCAGTAACATATAATGTTTATAATTGTCCTGCTAATAAAAACGATAAAGAAGTAACCTTGTTGCATTATTTAACTTTGATTTTCTGTTGGCCTGTTGCTCTCGTTATGGCGGCAATTTATTGGCTTAAGATTCAAAGAGAGATAAGAAAACAGAAGAAAATTAAATAAAGCTCTTGACAACAGACTCTTTTTGGTTTATACTATTGATAGTAAATTAGACTGAAAGGAGTCTTTTCTATATGTGTAAATGGTGCGAAAATTACAGATTTACAATTAACGCTACCAGTAAAAAGAATCTTGCTGACCATGGAGATTTTTATGTCCCTGCTAACTATTGTCCCGTGTGTGGTACACTACTAAATAAGAATCTCGAAAAGAATTCTAAAGAAAAGAATAAGCCAAATAAGCTCTATATCATTCGTGTTAAACCTAATGTAAGACACAATCTTCCTACAGATGGACAGAATTATTATTGTAGTGCTTTTGGTTTGCATTATGATGAATGTACTTTCGGTAAGAAGGAAGAAGCGCGTCCTTTTAAGACACGTTTTGAAGCAAAGTGTACTGCTGATTGGTTCTTCAATGAAAACGATTATGAAATTGAAGAAATTACAGTTGAAGAACCTTTAAAAAAAGAGACAGAAACAAAAACAGAAGAGCAAGTTTATATTGCTAAAATTAATTCTAAATTTATTAAAAGCTCCAATCCAGAAGAGTGTTATTATAAAGGAATGAGTGCTTTTGGAAATACCCCTCTTCTTACAGATAAAGACGGGGCAAAATATTTTGCTTCGAAACTCTCCCTAGAAACAGAAGTGGAATGGTTTTATAATCCAGAAGATTATGAAATTATTACTACAACTCGTGTTGTTGTGGAGATTCCTATCCAAAAAGCTAAGACAAAGCTTCCTTATTTCACAAAGGAAGATTTTTATCTCAAGTCTGACTCTGGTAGTATAATTAGAAGAATTTATGATAAAGACACAAACAAAAGTTATGAATTCTCTTCTAAAACAATCGACAAAATTAATCAGCTTGTAGATAAACTTAACAAGCTATAATTAAATTAAAGTAAAGGAATGATAATATGATTAGTCCGACATATGGACGAGTAAATATGCGCCAAATAGCCGAAATTATTTTTGACTATATTAAAAATCGCACCGATGTAGCAGAACATAATCATATTGTCATTGGTACTGATAGTCAAAATCACAAAGATGAAACAAAAGCCGTCATTGTCATTGCTGTCTATACCGATGGCAAAGGTGGCAAGTTCTTCTATGAGATTCAAAAGCTCCCAATTATTTTAAATTTAAAAGTTAAAATTCACAAAGAAACTGAATTAAGTATTGCTTATGCTGACCAATTGATTGATGAATTGACAACTTTGGCTATTCAAGAAAACTTTGACTATGAAAAGTATACCAGCATTGGAATTCATGTAGATGCAGGATATGCTGGACCAAGTGGTCAAGTAATTCCAGAAATTGTAGGATGGCTAAAAGGTGCTGGTTATGAACCGACAGTTAAGCCAGATAGTTTTGTAGCAAGTACAATTGCAGATAGGATAAGCAAATGAAAAGATTAATTAGTCTTTGGAATTATATTAAGTTCTATTATATTCATCCTAATAAATCTTATATGGATAAGTTAAAACGAGTAAGTAAAGTCATGAAAGCAAGTCCTTATTCATATAAGCAATGGGCTGAATTTTTAAATAGGACAGAAAAAGATGTAAGAAAAATTGTACATAAAAGATTTTTCTTGACATCAAGAGACTTTGCAATTATCGCAGATAAAACTAATACTACAGTAGCATATTTATTTAAAGGAGACAATTCAAAATGAATTTAAAGAAGAGTTATACTTATTATATTGTATATATGGGCTTGAAACCCGAAGCCACTATTACCACTTATGGCAATGAAGAGCGCACTCTCGATAAGGAAATTGACAGTATGGATGATATTACTGCAATTCAAGCAAAGCTCAATGAAGAATATGAGTTTGCTGATTGTGTAATTATGTTCTATAAGCTCCTTAGAACTTCATATAATACTGTTCAGCAGAACCCCAATGGCATGGCTGATATGATGGGAGCTATGGCAGGAATGATGGGTGGCGGTCTTCCTCAGACCATTACTGAAGAAGTAAAGGATGAAAATAATGTCGAAGAAACAAAGAAAGAAGATAAGACAAGCGAAGTACAGTGATTATCAGTACAACGGTAATGACCCTCGTTACAGAGTCTTATTTCGAAATGGAGACTGGCTTGTAATTAAATTTATCCATGATGGAGCTTTTTACTCTTACTGTACAAATTGCAGAGAATATATGCACGCAACTTCTACTTTATCTAATTCAGAATTTATTACGAGATATGCTCCTGAAAAAGAATTTATTTATTGTCCTTATTGTGGTAGCAAAAATCTTAAAGATATGAAATCTTCAAAAAAGAAAAATGATTCTTATCTTATTGAAGAAAAAGCTATCCAGTATAAAGATTTACCAGAAGAATTAAAATTATATCCTTATAAAATTGGTAAAAAAACTTAATAACCACTTGACAACTCTCTTTGCTTGTAGTATTATATAAATACAAACTAAAAAAGTAAGGAGAGTTGTTAAACTATGTTTACTAAACAGGAATATCTTGAAGAATATAAGAATAACAACAAAAATAATAACATTACCAAACTCCTTGGTTATATAGAGGAACGTCTTGACCATAATTCCAGTTTGGGTTATGCTGTAGCTCGTTTTGAGAACTTTCAGCTTACTCCTGCTATGTGGAAGATTATGACCAATGATAAGCGCTTCAAAGAGCTTTGTGAATGCAGAGGTTATGAACTCGCCTTTCAGAAGGCTGAAGACGATACTGATGTTTGGGTTGATGTAACCAGCGCTAAGGCAAGAGAAGATGCTGAGGTTTGGAATCAGACTTTTAAGGATAATGATGTAAGTTATTTCTTTAATGTCATTATGGGGCGTCTTTTTGAAGTCGGTCGTGAAAAGAATGTCAAGCATCCTTATTATATCATTCACAAAGATTGTTGCAGTTCTATTGTTTGGAAGCTGACAAACAACAAAACGTTTCTTTCAAAGATTGTTGAAAATGGTTGGGACTTTGATTGTGGCCCCGAGTCTATTCCTTATATTCAAATTAAGGGATAATAACATATATAGGAGAAAAATAAATGTATATTCCAAAAGGTGATAGATAGATATCTTTACTTTCTTTTACTGGCTGTGATGAGAAGAAATGCCCATGGAAGGATTGTGTAAGACATCCTGAAAGTGGATTTACATATAATTCCATGGGGCATTTATCTTATCTTTGTAAAAAATTCAAAGAAGTCCCGAAAGAAGTTGAAGAAGTAAAGGAGAAAGAAGCAAAGATAGATGATTCTAAAAATTCTAATTAATATTTGGCGATTTGTTTTTATTTTGGATGTTTTGGTTTTCTTTTATCTTGTTAAAGAGATTACCAAATATGTAAACGATTTTTTTAATGCAAGGAATGTTGATATTAAATTTTCCAATACTGGTTCTGCAATTCCAATCATTCAAATTCTTATTCTAAGTGCTTTTCCAATCATTAATATTATTTTAGGTTGGACATGGATATTTAATTACAATGATTTTATTAAATTAGCTTGCATTAAACTAAACGAGCGTATTCACAAGATGGGGTTAATTTCTGATGAATTAAAAGATGAATTTTATTATAAAGTAATCAAAGATTTTGAAGGGTCTTAATTAATATGAAAACCGAAAAAGAATTAATTCCAGCTCAAGAAAAAATTCGTTGGGTTGCAGAAGATGGGCGTATGTTTAACACAGAAGAAGAATGTTTTGCTTATGAAAAGAGAGCAGATATTCGCGCTGTAATGCTTGAGCGTTGTTTTTATGTGCAAAACTCTTATGAAAGCGAAACAGAATATTGGTTTATCATGGGAGAAGAAGCTACTCCTGCTTACCTTTTAAGTTATCTTGAATATTCTTTGAGAGTTTATATCAGTTCATGGCAAAAAGATGCTTTAGCTAAGGCTTGTTTAGAACAGAAAAAAGACCAAAAGTATTATCTTATTGGATTGAAAATTGATGACCGTGGAGATAATGCTTCTTTTGAAATTCTTACTATTGATTCCGCAGAAGAAGAAACAAAAGATGCTATTAGCAATTATAACCAGATTTTAAAAGAGTATACAGCTCTTAGAGAAAGACTGTCTATTTTCCCCAAAATAAATTAATAAATACTTGACAACTCCTTTTATGTCTGATATACTTTAATCATAAAGTAAATCGTTCTTGAAAGGAGTTGTTTAAATGTATAATCGTAATTTTCATAATAAAATTGGTTCGGACAAAATCAAGCTTACTTTCCACTCTCGTGACCGTGGTTTGGAAAGATTGGGTATTAAGAATGAAAGAGAACTTCGTCAGTTAGCTTGCAATGCTCGTAACAAAGGTGTCAATCTTGACGCTGTAACTATTTATAACTATGAAAAGATTGGGCTAACCAATGAAGAAATGTATGCTTTTAAGCGTCGTTTTCGTACCAAGTCTAACAGCGAGCGTATTTATTACCACAAAGGTTTTGTCTTCGTATTCGCTGGTAAAAATGCTTGCACACTTAAAACTGTAATCGAATTAAAAAATATTTGAGGTGGTATTATGATTTATAACGCTGGAGTTAACGGAAAAGAAAATAAAACTGTTACCTACTATCCCGTTTTTGTGGTTGAATTTAATCAGTATAAGTGCGTTTACTATATCGAACGAAATATTTTTCATTTTGTTTTCAACTATTTCTTTGCTCAAGATTGTGAAGCGGATAATATTCTTTGCGCTCATTCCGCAGGAGAAGCTTTGGCATTTATTGGAGAATTTAAATCTGACCCTAATAGCGAAAGATTAATTGATAATTTTGTCAAAGCTGTTAAATCATACAACAATCCTTGTCATAGTCCTAATGCTCCTCAATATCTCAACCACTATTTTTCTATTGTTCGAGATGAGCGTATTTTTAATCGCGCGCTAATGGATAACAAATATCACACTTCCCCTGAAAACTTTTAAGGAGGTTTAACATGGACAACTATGAAGCTATGAAGCCTTGGGAGCACGGAAAGATTGTTGAAATTCATCATGATATTAAGTCTATTTCTGTGTATCCTGTCGTTTATGAAAACAAAGATTTTTATGTCTGTCGAGTATCAGGTTCTACAGAAGTAATTACAATTAGAAAAAATTCTTATCAAAATTACGTCTTTGAATCTTACGAAAAGTATATGATTTGGAGACAAAACAACCCTCTTGCTAGTCTTAATAGCAGACATTTTTTTGTATATATCCCCAAGGATGGAAAAATTTCTTTTGCTGATAATTTTCCCGTTAGAGATTCTCTTGATGAAGCATTGGCTAAAGCTGAACACGCTTATGATGAAGAGGAGAAATCTTTTAAGCGTTTGCAAACCAGCTTTGAATATTATGCCAATAGAATTGAAGACACAAAAGAAACTTTAAGACAGAAAATGTCACGTATTGAAAATATTAAGGCTCAAATTGCGGAAAGGGATAAGAATAAAGATGGTATTTAATATTACTGATAACGGTCTTGCTCATTCTAATATGGAAACTTATTACTGCATTGGTATTCCTAGAAAGAAGCTCCCTCTTAATTATGGTGAATCACCTTCTTATGGTTTTGCTAATAGAGGTTGGTCTAATATGCCGTATCTCATTGCAGAGAATTTCACTCTTTCTTGTTTTTCTTTTGACAATGAAAAGTGTGCTAAGGAATGGTGGAGTAAGAACAAGAAGTTCTTCCTTGAAAATAAAACTTATACCAAGGAATATGACTTTAATTATGCGAAGATTATCAAGGTAGAAATTGGTAGTAAGTATACTATTATGCGTTAAAGGAGAATATTATGGTGGCTCTTAAAAATCAGCCTGTGTATTATATTACCATTAAAGCAAACCGAGATTCTGAAATTAAGACTCTTTATGCAGGAGAAGATTATCTCGGTCTTGCTGGCTTCTTTGTTGATTTTGATAAGGCAAGACGCTTTAGTTGTCCTGTCTCGGCAGAAAAATGGTTTAAATTCCATTTTGACGAAGAAACTCTTCCTCCTGAATATTATGATTGGACAAGCATCACTATTGAAGAGCTTAAACTCGTTCCTGTCATGAATATCTATCTTTCTAAGGAAGAGACAGTTTCAAATTCTAAAACTCTTGAAACAACCACAAGGAGAGAAAAGCCTAAACGCACTTACAAGAAGAAAAAGGTAGAAGATAAAATTGACACCATTCCAGATACCTAATTCATAAAAATTTAACAGTTTATCTATTGACAGATATTCTTTTTTATGCTAAACTAGTTATAGAAAAGGATATCTGTCCTTTATTTTAATTTAAATAAATCTGTTGAAATACACAGAAGAATGGAGATAATATGGCAACTGTTTAGTATCATTATGGTAAAAACAATTCTTTACTTCGTTGGTATCATCCTATTGTAAGAGGGGTTACTTATAACAATGTAGTTGTAATTGAATGGCCTAAAAGCGAATTGAAGAGTGCAAGTATTGATATGTGTACTCAGCCTAAATTAAGTCCTGAGAAGATGTATAACCTTTATGGTTATAAGCCTGATGTTGTAACTAACGCTTTTTTCTTTGATACTGCAAGCGGTACTTCAATTTGGAATTTAAAAAGCAACAACACCATTTATGCTCAAGATGGTAATTTCTCTAATGGCTGGGGTATTACAAATTCTGGAAAGATTATGAATGGCGTATTTAACAATGGCGTTGGTTGGAGAGATTTTGGCACAGAATATCCTGCTTTGTTTAAAAACAAACAGCCTCAATCTGTAAAAAACTATGCTGACATTGATTATGAAGCTAAAAGACAGATGTTCGGTTGGACAAAGACAGATGGTAATCCTAAAAATGAAAAGTATTTTATTGTTTCTGTCGTATCTGGTGGTATGAAACTTTCCACTGCTCAGAACTTTATTAAATCTCTTTTTCCTGATGTAGATTATTGTTGTAATCAAGATGGCGGGAATTCTACTTATACAAACTTTGAAGGAAAACGTCTTTCTGCGTCTGGTTGGTTAAGACCTGTTGATTCTATTCTTGCTTTCTGGCTTCGCTCTAACGCTGAAAGAGAAAAAGCAGAAACAGAAGAAAAGAAGCAAGATAAGGCTAATAAGAAAGAAGAAAACCGTCCTAAGAAAACTGGTTATCGTTGTCAGCTAGGAGCTTTTAGTAATTCTACTCGTGCAATTACTTACAGAAATGAAATTAGAACTCTTACTGGTGTAATTGATTATTCAACGGCTTTCTGTGTTCAAGACCCCAAAACAAAGCTCTATAAGGTCCAAGTAGGTTTCTTTGCTAAAAAGTCTGGTGCTGAAAAGGTTAAGGCAGATTTGGCTGAAAAGGGATATAATTGTTATATCTGCTATGTGGAGGAATAATGAAAATTTTTGATACTTGTCTTAAAATTGAAGAAATTTTAAAAGGTTATCTTATAGCTTCTAATAAAACAAGCGACAAAAAGAAATCTGAATATTATAAGCATGAAGCTTACAGGTTAAATTTTGCTACGAGAGAACTTGATTTATTTTATAACTGGGGCTTTTCTAATCTTGTTTATGTACCCAATCTAAATCATTGGGCTTGTGTAATGCCTAAAGACTATGAATATCTTAATTCTACTTCTTATCCCTATTCCAAAGAAGACCCTCCTATTATCTTTGTAAGTGGTAATGTTGATAATGTATTAGATGAATATTTAAGCGAATTAGACGGATATTTAAATGAGGAAAAAAGCAATGAATGAAAAAAAATATGAAGTAATTTCTGATATTACCTCTCCTATTGATTAGGAAATTGCAGATTTTATCCAACGTATTATTAACAACGATGAAACTCTGGCTACTTTAACTGATACTTTTTTTATCAGTTATGATTATGAGTATGAAAATGTTTATATTTGCACTACCTATCCACAGTATTTAACTGTAATTAATCACCAACTTTTTAAAGATTTGTGTGATATAATTAATGAGTATTATGGATTTTCTGTCTTTGTTAGAAAAGTTGATTCAATTATTAGCATTAACCCCAAGGAAAACTAACAATTTAATTTAATAAATAGTTGACAACACCTCTCTTTTATGGTATATTGAGTATACTAAAAAAAGAGAGGTGTTTTTTATGCTTAGTAAGTTGTTGTATATTGCAGGCGGATTGTTCATTATTGCTTTTTTAGCATTTATTTGCTTTTTTGCTTATATTATTTATAATGATGGAGACGGTGGATATGCAAATACGCCACTTGAATTTATTGAAGCCCATCATAAAAAGTGGCGTTCATGGGCGCATTTAAAGTTTAACGATTGGAAGAAGTATTATATTTTAGCTCCTGATGAGTGGGAATTGACATGGTTTGCTCCTAATCGAACCATTAGAGACAAAAATGGAGCTTGGGACATGGTTTATATTAACTTTGGTTTTATCGGAAATATTAAATATGTCTTCTTTAAGTATGATATGAAAAATAGACGAAAGAAAGAAGAATTTAACAAAAACTCTCAAGATAATTTAAGATATGTTCTTGAAGCTGTGCAGGGAGATATTGAAGAAATCCAAAAGAAAGCCGAAGCGGAAATCAATAAAGCCAAAGAAAAAACAGATAAGATTCGAGAGTCTTATTTAAATAAAGAAATTGAATTGAAATCTACTGATAAATGGGAGAATTAATATGTTGGCATTAAAAATTTCTATGATTTTACTTCTTGTTTTTTTAAGTGGAGTTCTTGTATGGATTCTTTTTGGGCTTTTAATTGGTCCGCTTATTTTAAAAGGAATATTTGATGCTGATTTAGATGACATTAACGAAAAACGCAAACGTGAAGAATGTGTCAAGATGGATTTTGACAAGTGGTATGATATTTATTGCTTGAATACTAAAAAGTGGAGTTTAGGTTGCCTTCCATCTTGTCGTATTGATACAACCAGACCGAAGTTTGGAGATATTATTATCACCTCAAATTATTGGAATCATAGTTATTGTATTAAAAATGTTTATGTAGATTTTGGCTTTATTGGCAATCTAAAATATTCTTTATGGAGACATAAATATCTCAAGTCTAAAGAAACCAGAGAAACTCAAGAAAGAGAAATAAAAAATCTTAAATTTATTCTTGAAAGTGCTCAAGCTGATATTGAGATTCTTAAAAAGCAATCGGAAGAAGAAATTAATAAAGCGGCAGAAACTTGCAAAAAAGTCAAAGAGAATCTTAGGAAATCGTCTCGTAAATGTTATGCGAATGACCCTCCAATGATTACTATCCTTGATGATGACGAAGTAGATTTTTAAATAAAAGATTCCTTTTATTTAATTAAAAATGTTAAGGAGAACAATTAATGTTTATTTGTTGTGATAATTGTTTGTTTAATTCCGATAAAATTAGTTTTGTGAGAGTTAATGAAAAAGGTGTTCTGATTGGCTTGACTAGTGCAAATTATCTTTTAAAGTATAAAAATGAAGACCTTGCAAAAAAGGCTTTCTCTAAAATTTGTGTTGCTATTACAAAGAATTCTTCTGTTGTAGACATCTCTGAAAGTAAAATTCAGGAGGTAATCTAAATGATTATTAGTTACGATAACCAAATTATCAATTTGTATATGGGTTGGAGAGCTATTCATCTTGACGCTGGAGGCTTTGATATCGCATATCCGTTGGATACACCAACTTATACTATCACTATCGAGCTTAACGATAAATCTTCTTGCAATCTTGGTGTTTTTGGAGAAAATGAGCTTTGTTTGGCAAAAATGATGATGGATAAAATTAAAGAGGGTTTAGCTAATAATACCTCTTTCCTTGACCTTGATAATTATCTGAAAATGTGTAAGAAGAAATTAGAAAAAGAAAAGGAAACTAAGAATGGATAATGGATTTAATTTAAAAAAGGATAGAATTACTTTTGACTGTATGCCAGAAGATATGCAAATGACAGATGCAGGATTTAATGTTCTTATGGGATGTACTATCCTTTGGGGATTAATTTGTAATTTCTTTATCTGTATGTTCCTTGAGGTACAGGTTTTTAACTTCGTAGCGGCTCATCCTCTTCTTTTTATTCTGGGATATTTTGTCTTAGCTTTTCTTGGAGCTATTATTACTAGTGGTACAGAAAATGCTTTGATTGCTTTCCTTGGATTTAACCTTATTTGTTTGCCCATTGGAGCACTACTAAGCGTTTATGTGAGCCAGTATACAGCTTTAAGCATTAGCTATGTATGTCTTCTTACTGCTATTATTGTAGTAATTATGATTATTGTTAGCACAGTATTTCCAGAATATTTTTATTCTCTTGGGCATATCCTTTTAGTATCTTTAATTAGTATTATTTTTATTGAAGGAACTTTGGTTTTCTTCCTTGGGTATACTGGCCATGTAATTGACTATGCAGTTGTAGCGTTGTTCTCTCTTTATATCGGTTACGATTGGTATTGTTCTCAAAGATATGCGGCTACACCTTATAACGCCATTAGTTGTGCAACAGACCTTTATCTTGATATTATCAATATCTTTGTCCGTTTGCTTGCAATTCTTGGCAAGAAAAAAGATTAAATACTTGACAACTCCTTATCTTTCTGGTATTATTTAAGTATCAAAGATAAGGAGTTGATTTTGTTGCTATATCACCTTTCTCGTGACCCTAATCTTACAACTTTAACTCCTCAGATTCCAGAGACAGCAATTCCTTATAATGAGGATGTATCTATTCCAAGAGTTTGCTTTGCTCCTACTATTGAAGGTTGTCTTTCAGCCTTGGGAGATATTGGCATGGAGTATTATGTTTATACTCCTGTTAATCAAAAGCTCAAAGGCTACTCTTGCAGAAGTCATGTATGTGATGCTCCCGCTACAGGAGAAAGATGGATTAGAAAATCTGTTGCAGTTAAAAAGATTGGGAAAATCAAATCTCGTGATACAGGTATTTCCAAGCCTATGACTATTAAATATAAAGGTCGTACAGAACAAATTTGGTATCTTAAGTATACTTATGAATGGAAGGAGCGCTATTAATGGAACGTATTAAAAAGGGACGTAGAGAACCTACTCGTGACAAGAGAGAAAATTGCGGTGTTGTAACTTCTCTTCTCGATGTTAATGGTAACAATATTATTACTGGCAATCTTTACGAAATCAAGGGGAAGAAATATTCCTATATGGGAAGGGTGTTTTATAATAGGTATCAGAAAGCCTTTGGCGTTTTTATGGGTTGCTGGTACGGAGATAGGAATATCTACAATCCCGATAGTTATGGTAAATTTGTAGCTATCCCTAAAGATAATGGCATGAAGAATCAAATTTTTCCTGTTGAAGAAATGGAGCTTTAATATGAAAATTAAACATGTTAAATCCAAAGTTGTTTTACCAGAAGAAAACTATTGGTATGACATTAATTATAATACAGAAATTGCAACTTGTTCTCGTTGTAAACGCAGAGGAAAAATTAGAACCACGATTACTAAGTGGGGTGGTTACGCAATCAGCAATCCTTATTGTCCCGCTTGTGGTGCTTTTATGAAAAACGGCTGTAATTGAGGTATAATATGGCAAAAATTGTTTGTGCTGCTATTAAATTTACAAGCAAAGCAGATGAAGATAACATTATTGTTCTTCCTTGTATTCGTCATGGTGATGGATACAAGCAGTTTGCTTATCTTAATTTTGTATTAGCTGGAAATTATTCTCGTGGTGATTGGAACAAAGAAGAAGGCTTCGTTGACAACAATGGAAAATTTCATTCAAGAGAAGAAGCTTTTAAAATTGTAAAAGATTCTCTTCCTGCTTCTCTTATTTACTTTAAAGAACAGCATAAAGAAACCGAACTTTACTCGGAGGACTTATATTAATGAATAATAAAAAACATCCTGATACTGTATCTTACGGGGTTTACGAACAGGTTGCATGGGAAAGAAGCCTTGCAGAAGAACAGTTAAATACACTTGGTTTTGGTTTAGGTTGTAATGTGACTTGCAGGAAGAAACTTGTAGCTACATATCAAAAAGACGGACGCTATAATGTTGCTCGAACCTTCGAGGTTTGTTCTGAATGTGGTGAACAGTTGCACTCTGACATGAATTTCTGTCCTTATTGTGGAAGGAAAATTGTTGATGACTAAATTAAAAGATTTTTCTAAAACTCTCACCTTTTGGTTGGTTTTAATTAATATTGCAGTTTATATTGCAATTTTAATTAATCCTACTTTTATTTGTTATCTATGGAGTTACAATTTGCTATATAACAGTCCCATTGAAATTTGGCGATTTGTAACTCCTGTTTTTACTCATGCCCAGTTATGGCATCTTGTAGCAAATTTGCTTAGTCTTGTTTATTTAGGAAACCTTGTAGAAAAATATCTTACAAAAACTGAATATCTTTCTATTTATTTGGGAACTGGTATTATTTCTGAAATTGCCACAACTATTGCCTATTCTTTATTTAGACCTGAAACAATTGGATTTGGTGCATCTGGCGCTATTTATGGGTTGATGGGTTTTATTATTACCACTATCGTAGATGATAAAAAAGATAGACTTAAAGTTTTAATTGTAGTAATTGTTTCCGCTATTGGTGTAAATCTATTTATTCCCAATATTGGCAATGTCGCTCATTTTGCAGGACTTATTAGTGGTCTTGTATTTGGTTTTATTTTTATGAAATATTGTGAGCATGAGAAGATGAATCAGTTTTTAGAAGAATATACTGTTGGGAGTAGATTCTAATGAATAATATTTTTGCTATGCCCATTGGTCTTAGAGGGACAAGTACTGTTTGGCATAACGACACTAAAATTGGTATTTGTTTAACTTCTAATAATTCTCCTTTGCTTGGAAACTTTGTTCCTTTGAATGAAATTTCTGTTATGGATAATAAAGGTGATAATCCTTTGTCTGCAAATGAACTTAAAACCATTACAGAAATTAGAACAGATGTTTATGAAATTAGCCCTGAACATGAGAGATATATGTTGCTTGATGCAGACGAAGAAATTTATCTCGGAGAAAGAGTAATTCATTTGTTTTACTTATCTCATCGTGACGAATTTCTCGTAACTGGAATTAATTATTCTATTGCGGACCCTGAAAAAATTTCTTAATAAACCCTTGAAATAATCCTTTTATTTTGGTATAATTACTGTATCAAAATTGAAAGGAGATAAAGCTGATATGAGCTTTTATCTGAAAGAAACCACAACTAACTCTTATGTTCAGTTCGTAGGTAATCAGTACAGCTACATTTCAAACCCAGACAAAAAACATTTGTTTAAGGATATTGACAAAGCTGCAAACATTGTTCTCAATCACTCTATTGTTGACAAGTTTTTGTCAAATCGTGTGTTTTCTATTTATCATGCTGAAACCAACAGCTTGGTATACGACCAGCTTGTTTCTGATGTAGCAAATAAAGGATTAATTCGTTTGAATGTTTCTAAAGCAGTCCTTAATATGCAGGAAAGTTTAAGTGAAGCACCTATTACAAGTGGAAACCCTATCGAAATGGAATTTAAGGATTCTATTTCACCTACTGTTTCTCATTCTGCTTGTGCAAGAGTAATGATTGACGGTGATGACCTTCCTATTAAGGACTCAACTAAAAAATATCAAGCAAGCGAATATTCCAGAAATAAAATTCTTCCTTCTTTGGAAGCTATGTCAAAGACTTTTGAAAATATCACTACTGCTATTAATTCTCTTCCGTCTAATGAAGATTTAGCGACTCAGTTGGGGGATTATAATGCTCAGGTAGTTGATATCCTTCATTACATTGAGTTTTCTCATCTTGATGCTTGCAATGGTTATCTTATCTTTAAAAAGCTTCAAGATGTGCTCATTGCAAGGCGTACTGTTAAGGAACAGATGGCAATTATCAACAAGCTTGAAAATTGTGGGTTGATTGCTGAAAAAATTAATGCCGCTAATAATCAAGCTAAGAAAACACTTGAAGAATCTCGTTCCTATTGTCCTCGTAGTGACATTGACATCTTTGACTAAATAATTTCAATTAAAATTTAATAAACACTTGACAGCTTCTTTTTTGCTTGCTATAATATAGCTACAGTAAAGAAAGGAGCTGTTATTTTATGAAACGAATTGAAAATCTTATCGCATACACTCAGGAAGATTTGAGAAAAGATATTGTCAAAGCTCTCTTCGGAGATAACGCAGTTCTTGGCGGAGACTATATTGATTTTCATTACGACGATGAACCCGATGCTGGACTTGTTGTTAATTTTTGTGATAAAGAATCGCCTTTTACAACTAAGACCTTTATCATTAGAATTGAAGATGTGACAGATAAGGAATAAGATAGGGAGGAAATCTAATGGCTAACAAACCTGTACTGGGCATTATTGATTGCCCTCATTGTGGAAGAGCTAACATGGTTGGGTGGAACGGGAATTATAAAGTTCCTTGTTTTTACTGTCATAAGACATACACTGTGAAGAGAACCCGTATGCGTGATACAAAGCCACTCATTCTTGCAGATGAAGATAAAACTCTTTCAAGAGAGGATTAACAGTAACTTTGATAAAAATGAAAGGAAGTAAATTATGATTGGTATTCTTTCCAATTCTCTTTATATTGAAAAATATTTTCCTTGGGCTGTCCAGAAGTATAAAGATAAGAATGGAGACTCTGCAACATCACTTTATGGTATCCCTGTAGATGAAGCTTCCAAAAATTTCCTTTGGGGATGTCTCCATACAATTGAGGGTCCTGTTTACAACAATTCCATGGGTCAATACAAAGAATGTTATGTAATTAAAGGCCCAACTTTTAATGGAGCTATTATTCCAGCAGATTTTTTCGAGCGTGTTGAAAATGATTCTGCTACTGTTATCGACTATAAAGAGGAATCTACCAAAGAAGAGAAGAAGTCTCATAAGGTTGCTGTTCGTAAATCGACCAAAAAGGAAAAGATTTATCCCCTCATTACTAAAAATTTCATCAACATTGCAGACCTTAAGTGGTGGAGCATTGATGAAAAGATTCCTCCTGTTGGACTTCCTATTACTCTTTGTGTTAAGGAACGTCCCTCTACTTCCAATTGTTCTCCTTATAACACTTTCCCTGCTAAATATTGTTATAATTCTACAAGCGGGAAGTATATCTTCATTGGTATGAGGGGAGAAAACTATTGGTGGTTAACAGAAGATGATTTTCGTTGGACAGTAGACGCTGGGCGCTGTCCTGATTTTTAAAGGAGACTATTATGACTTGGCACGCTATTTGGGAAAAGAAACCTAAATATAATCAAAAAGTTCTTGTAGCAGACCCTTCTGGCTGGATGCAAATAATGAAATATAAAGGTAAGTTGCGTGGAACAACAGCTAATTATAAGTTTGCTAAAATTACTCGACCTGAAATTTATTATACCCCGATTGCTCGTGAATTTCGTTGGACTGAAATTGATTCTGAACCTGTTTTTGATTAAAAGACAACTATGGAATGGTATACATTTATAGAAAAAATTCCCAAAAGAAATGAACCAATTTTTATTTGTATTTCAGGTGTAAACCGAGCAAAAGATAATAACGCTCCTGTTTTAAACCCAACATACCAATGCGTTTTTGCCGGAACGTATGATTCTGTTATTTTTTTGCAAAACCTAATTTTAATTTCAGAGAAATTTTGTCCTATCAAAAGAACTATTGTAAGGCGTGATTATACAATTTGGGATAACTATGTTCACTGGGCAAGACTGGAATAAGCTGTGAAGTAACTATGGAATGGTATTCATTTAGAAAAAAGAAACCTCGTGTCGGAGAAATGATTCTTATTTGTCTCTCAACGGGCAAAGAAAAAAGTGCTGTTTATAGTTGTCGCTTTGAAAAATTTGAGCGCATTTTTAAATCCCTCGTCTCTTTTGATGCAATCCATCTCTCTAATCTTGTTTTATTTTCAGGAGATTATTCCTGTAAGCATAGTAATTATGTAACTCTTCCTCTGGACCCATACAACTTTCACTGGGCAAGATTAGAATAAATTAAGGAGAATATTATGAAAATTGAAAATGCTATTGCTCATGTTACTCGCACTATTAAAGATTATAAGTCTCAGCCTTTTGTAACTTGCACTCCTCTGTTTGAGCTTATGTGTGAGCAACTTGTCAGTCTTCTGGATTCAAAACAGAAACAAGGCTATAACTATATCTTTTATGTTCATGATGGTAGAAAAGATAAACGTGGCTTTTATCTGAATAATTATATCTTGACTTTTTCCGATGTTAGACATGTTTATGATATTAAGTCTCAAAATTATTTTCAGATTGACGATGAATTTTCCGATTTAATTGATTTTCTCGATTTTGATTTCTGGTATGCTTATTGTCTAAAAGATGATAGGATTCTTACTGTTGTGAAGTAAAATATGAATTGGAAAAGTTTTCTTGAGCACCTCCCTAAAGTTGGAGAAAGAATTTTAATCATTCACGAATGGGGTGAATATAATTTTGAATTACATTCCACCAAAACATGCTATACTATTTATGAATGTAATTTCAAAAGCATCAAGAAGTATATTGTTAACTTTGTAAATTTAAAACACATTGCTGGAGAAAAATGTAATAATTTTGAAAAAACTCAATATATTAGTGCAAGAGCATTACATTGAGCAAGATTGAATTGATTGTTATGGAATGGCTTGATTTTGAAAAGAAAAGACCTCATATTGGAGAAGAAATTCTCGTAATGAAAATAATTCTTGGACATCACAAAATCTTTATCGCTACTTATTTAGGAAGAAAAAAAGATAGCTATGAATATTATATTAGGTTAGGTAATTTTAAAAAATATATTCAAAAAGATTATTCAAGTCAATTTCATTGTTTTTTATCTTCTTGTTTACGTTGGGCAAGATTACATTAAAAAAGGAATTAACAAAAATGGAATGGTATAGTTTTGAAGATAGATAGCCACGTATCGGAGAAGAAGTTCTTATACTTGAAGATATTCGATTTACGGATGAAATTTTTGGTGGAAACTATGAAGTTTATTCAGCAATATTCCAAGGCAAAAAATTTGATTATTATGCAGATGAATATTTGATAACTTTAAGTAATTTTAAATCCTATCCTAATAAGTATCCATGGGATTTTTCTCCTCGTGAGATTGATATAAATTTTATTTTTTGGGCAAGATTACATTGAAAGGAGAATTTTATCATGACAAATACTCCACAAAAGAAAATTGTTTACGCTCTTTATAGTGAAGCTAACGATACTTATCTTTGTTGGGATAGTTTTGATAAGTATTACTATTGGGGACAGAAAGAAGATGATAATGTTCTGTGCTGGGATTCTCCTACTGCACTTAACAAATTTTATCTTGTTGCAGTTAAATCTTTTTCTGTTATGAAAATTCCCAGTGTTAATCCTCGTTGCGCTCTTCTCTATAAAAATACCTGAAAATATATGATAAAAGTCTTATTTGTCTTGATTAAACCCTTGACAAATAAGACTTTTTGTTGTATTATATTAAAGAATAGAGGTGAAAGTATGGCAATGAAAGTAACTCCTCCCGAAGCAAATGTTATTAACGCAGTAGATGTGATTGAACATATTTTGGGTAAAGGTGGATTAATTGAACAAAATAAAAATGTATTATTCAAACCAATTCTTTTTAATGAAATAACTCTTGATGTATTATTTCAATATCGTGAGTGGTTTTTTGCTTTTGTTCCTACTTACGAATATCTTTTAACCTTAAAGAATCCTCGTAATTTTTATGTGTTTCCCGCTAAACAGTCAATCATGTTTAATAGCAGTTGGCTTGACTGCATGGAAGAAAACTTTTTAGTTTCTCATACTAAAAATTACGATAAGGTTGTTCTTGATTACGGTTTACGTCCAGAGCAATTGAACCAGAAATATCTTGAATCAGAAATCACTTTGTTTGAAAACACTGATAAATTAATTATGGATTTAAAAAAGCAAAATAAAAAAGACCTTTTCGTTTTTTTATATTATATTATGGAACATGTTTGGGGAGCTATAACTGTAATTTGGGCTTTTAGAGATTTAATAAAAGAAAGCCATCCTATAGCTACAATGCTTAACGGGAGTTGTTTTGGTACTCATATTACTGACCTTACTTATTATTCTACAAGTGAATTGAAAGTTTGTGAAAACAGCCTAAAGAAAAGTAAATTTGATTACAATCTTTTTCTTATTACGCGAATTAGCAGAGACATGGAAAAGTGTATTTATTATCATGGTTTTAATGAACATGGGGACACGTTTAATTCTACTCCAGATATTCCTAATGACGAGAATTGTGGGGATGATTATTAATGGAAAATGAAACGATTACTTATGAGGATATTAGAAAACAATTTGCTTCTTTCTTAAAGATTCTTGTTGAAATTCCTTTTAATTCTTTCTTCGACAATGAAAAGATTTGTCCTGATAAATTTGCTGTGTTGTTTAATTATCTTGAACCGACTCTTCCAATGTTTTCTTATATTACTATGCTTCGAACTAAAAATCCCTATGTAACTGTTCCATTTTTCGTGAATAATCCTTTTTTTGACTATGAAAAGAATAAAGATGGATTAAAAATAATTAGTTATTGTAATTGGGTTGGTTACTATACTGGAAGTACTTCTTTTAATGAAGATTTCATTGTTAAAAATGACGCCATTAAAAATTATAGTCTAATGTATAAATATCTCAATGCTTTAAAAAATTGTGTTTCAATTATAGATGATTTTTTTCTTGTGCTTGATGCCCCAAAAAATTATCTTAATCCTATTTATAAAAGTATTTCTGCGAAAACTATTAAGATTTTAACTGAGTTAATGGGATTTTATGGCAATTATATCTTGGTAAAAAATGGTAATATTGGTCGGTATCCAATAAATGACAGGATTTATATTCATGGCTTTCAACCAAACACCCAAGTTATTTATAACCCTTTTGTTCCTGTTACAGCCGTTGGTAATGATAATCCCCTCCTCCCCGTTACTGCCGATTTAACTCTTGCTAGAGGTGGAGAAGGAACAAATTTCTTTGAAACCATTCCTCACACAAGATTTAATAATATTGCCGCTGAAATCATTGGAAGAAACTTTGATAGAACTTTGCGTGAAAATGCTCACAGAGCTGTTGCAGAATGTACTGAATTATTGAGGGCAGTTACATGATTTGTTTAGATATGTATGGTATGGATGAATACCAATCTGAAAAGGCAAGAATCCTTTATAAAGGTGAAAAGCCTAATAGACATAACATTGTCCAATTTATTGTGGCTATGACTTACTTGACGAAAAATTTAGATAATGTGGATTTTAGGGAATTTGTTTATAAAAAGCCTGAGAACAAGAATGATTGGATGATTCTTTGGAATATTTCTAAAAAATTTGATGCTATTCTTGAATATTACAATGAATTAATTGTATGGCAACCAAGTTGGCTTGTATCTCTTGTAAGTGATGCTTCATTATGGAATGCAAAAACAAGTGGAAAACTGCCACAACCTTTTACTTATCTTAATGATGGTGCATCTTATAACAACCTATTAAATGGTAAACTTTTCCATATTACTTGGTTTGACATTATCGGAAGAAAAACATTTTTTGAAGAAAATGAGGTTGTTATTACTCAAGCAATTGAACGCGCATTAAACGGCAACAACAAAATTTGTAACAAGTATTTTGGAAGTTTGGGATTTTACATTACTTATCATTGGAATGATTTACAATTTGCGTTTGCTCTTTTAGATTATTTAACAATTCGTATTACTCTTGATAAATATGATGAAAAAGCTTGCATTTGGCGCACTTTAAAACAACATAATATTATAAACAGTCCAGAAAATTATAATGAAATAAGACAAACAATGGTTGCAGTTCATAAGCTTCATTTGTCTATTAATGCAGTTAATTCAATGTTGATGTTTAAGTCTTTTGTTTCCAGTGAAGCAAGAGCACTTAATAATTATTATAATTACTGGATTTAAAATAAAACAATTTAAAAAAGGAGATAACTATAATGCCTAAGTCTCGTATGGCTCGTTCTTTCAAAGCTCGAAAAGGAACTTCTCTTAATTACACACTTCTTGCTCGTCAAAAGGAATTTCCAAAGTTGACCTGTAAGAAGAATCTTCCTACTCCTGATACTAAAGATAGTGACAATCCTGATAATGTCAAGTATATTCTTAAGGAAAATGATACCCAGTGTGCTATCTTTTCTACAGAACTTAAGTCTCAGGATAATCATAAAGACCCTCTTTATTTAATTGTGGGTGCTCTTACTGGTGCTCTTCTTCTTACTGATAAGGAAATTGAAGAGTATTTTGATTTGACTCCTATGATTGATAAGAAGCTCACTCTTAAGGACGCTCCTTATAAGAATACTGGTGTTAAGATTGAGTATGACACCAATGATATTCCTACAAATATTGTTGATTTTAAGGGTGCTCCCATTAAGTAAAGGAGAATAATATGGAAAAGAATGATTTACTCGCGAATCCAATAGATTTTGCTCAATATGTTTGGGAAAGAATTGAAGACGGAGATACTTTAATTGACAGGTTTTGTAATATTTGGGAAGTTTCTTCATATGTTGTTTTTGATGGTCGTAGAATAAAAATTAATCTTCGTTGTATTCACAATGAATCTTGCACAGGTTGTAATAATGGAGATTACAAAAAATTAACTCGTTATGACCTTGCTCGCAAATATTATTTTTATATTAATAATATTGCTGTTAAGATTCCCGATGTTGAAGATTGGAATGCTGGAACTTTCGTTCAAAATTATAATCTGCTGTGGAATATTATTGACACAATGAGTTCTCCTACAACTCATCCCACAAAAGAAGAAAAAGAAGATATGTATGCTTTGTTTCTTTTAACTCAAGAAGCAGATAAGATTTACGAAGAAAAAAACGAAAAGATTTCTACTATCAGGACTTTAAATGAGTTAAAGAACAAATTTGAAAAACGTGATTATTATGATGGAGACAAAATTCGAGAAAAATGTGTTAATTGTCTCCCGAAAGAGGACACAAAAATGACAGAAATTGAAAAAAATTACCTCCTTAAAAATAAGGGAAAAACGGGTGCTGATAACCAATTAAAATGCGGATTTTATTCGCAGGAAGATTTGGATGCCGCTATTGAAAAAATTGGTGACTTCCTTGAAACCCATACAAATACTGCTAAAAACAAATGTAAAGAATCCGTTAAGAAAATTGCTGGCTTTTCTGATGAGGATTTGGATGAAATTTGTACACGAGTGGTGGACACTTTTTATTCAGCTTCCGATTTTTCTAAGAAAACTTTCGACGAATTTAAGAGTTGGATGAAAGAAAAGTACAAGGATTACACAAAAGAGGTTAAAGAAGAACCTAAAACTAAAACTGAAACTGAAACTGTTAAAGTAAATAACAACCAGTCTGTCGTTACCGTTGATAATAATGATACGAATACTGAAATGAATAAGGTTGGTAGTATTGACAATAGTATTGACAACGAAGATAATTTAAAATTGTTCCCTAATCTTGATAAATATTTTAAGAACAACACTGATACAAAAAATGATGATAATGAAGAAGTAGATTTCATTAATAGACCTTTCCATATCGGAGATATTGTCGTTCTAAAAAATGGATATACTGGCTATATTTCTTTAATCAGTCATACAGAAACTTTTACCTATTATTATATTCCTGTTTATCCTATTCGTAATTCTACAAATAACACTAAATTTAAATCTGTATTTGGTTTGGAAACTAAACTTGACCCTACTCTTGAAGATTGCATTAGAGTTGGAGATTGGAATTTATCTTCCGATGCTGTAAGAACGAAACTTCGTAAATACGAGGAGTTTAAAAACTTAACCCCACATTATACTACTGATGAAAAAGATAATAACACATCTACAACAGATAATACAACACCTCCACTCAGCAGAAAAATTAATAGAGCTGATTCACTTCCCAAGTATCTTAGTAAGTTTCATCTTACTGATTCTACTTATAGCTGTGAAGTAAACACTAAACTTACTACCGACATTGTTCGTAAGCTGAATGAAGTTATCGAAACCCTTGATGCTATTATTTTGTATCATCTTAATGAAGCTCAAGAAGAACATAGAAGACAGCTTGAAGAAAGATAGGATGAATTAAAAAGCACCTTACCATCATCTGAAAAGGTTAAAAATTATTCCTCTGTTTATGATACAGTTCGAAAAAATGCTGATATTTCATGGCCATCATGGAAAAAGGAAGTTTTTAATAATAGTTGCGCTATTTCAACACACGCAAAAAAATTGTAATGATATTATAAAGAAGAGTCAGTTTTGGCTCTTCTTTTTTATTAAATACTTGACACATATCAAAGAATTTGTTATATTATAAGTACAAAAGGAAAGCAAAACAAATAATAAAAGGAAGTGTGATTCATGACCTCTTACGTTATCAAGTTTGTTTGGAAAGATTATCGCAACTTCGTTCAGACCACTTATGCTGGTTATAATTATAATATGAATGATTATAATTGGGGACCTACTCCTTCTTGTGACTTCAATGAAGCTGAAAAATTTGACAATATTGAAGCTGCTAAGAATTTCTATAAAAAGCATAGTAATTACTTCAAATTTATCACTGAAAGGGAAAATTCTTCCACTTACATTTCCAAAATCGTTACTAACACCGAAGACGTGGAGAAGATTTAAAGGAGAATAAAATGAAGAACCAGTTTATCATTGAGTTTACTTATTATGAAAAAGGTAAAATTCGTACCACTTATGCTGGCTATATCCTTTCTCTTCCTTCTCCTTTTCGTTCTTTCGACCAAGCAAAAAGATTTAAAACTATTAATGATGCAAGAGAATGGCTTACAGATATCTTGAAGAATATTGAACAAAATCCTGATTTTGCTTTTCCAAGAAGAAAGATAGCATCTGTTCAGTTTCTTTGTATTCAGGTTTTTACAGCAGATGATATTACCAACGAATATATTTCTAATTCTGAACGTTTTCTTGAAAAAAATTATCAGCTTAGATAATAAACATTATTTTAAACTATTTTTACAACTTATTTTAAACTTGTTTATCTCATATCGGATAAACAAGTTTATTTTTTATTTTAAATTGTACTTGACAGCTTGACTTTTATATGTTATACTATATATGGATTAATAGAATATTAAAGAAAGGAGATATTATTTTGAAAGAATTTCAAGAATTCAAAGATTTAGAATAGTTCTATCTAAAAGCGCAAGAAATTTTTAAAAATAAAAAAAGTGTAAATAGTTATAAAGAAATGTGTGAACTTTTAGATGAACCTTATTATGCTTCACCTTCTCGTAAAGAACGTCAAAAAATATAGTTTAATACATGGAAAAAATGTTTTACTTGGCGTAGAGCAAAAGGAAAATTTACTTGCCTTAAAATGATTCCAAAAGAAATTTTTGATGAAAAACTTCAAGAACTTAAAAAAGAACGAGAAGAAAAATCAAAAGAGCAATCTGAAAAGACAACTCAAAATTATATTAAAAACTATAAACTTAATCATCTATTAACTGGAAGATGGCCTTCTCGTCCTTGTTCTTGGGGTAAGAGAGGTGTATATATAGTTTATAATAAATCCAACAAAAATTCTTATAAAGGCCCTGTTTGTTATATTGGCAGTACTACTATTGCTTTCTACAAAAGGTTTAATAATCATTTAACTCCTTCCCAAACTATGTCTCAGGAAATAAGAGATTTAATGGAAGAGAAAGATACTCATATTAATTTTTTATGGCTTGCTCCCGATGATGCAACAGAAGATGAAATACATGAAAAAGAAGCAGAATTCTGGTCTATATATCAGAAAAGAGGATATTATATGCTTAATAAGCATATTCCTCAATATCATCATACTTTAAAGAATCCCAATAAAAAGAAAATTGTTCCTTATGGTTCTTATTTAACAGATAAAGATTGGATTCAATATAAAAAGATAAGTGCAAAAATTCCCTCTGACAAGATTCCTCTTTTGATTAAATTCTTACAAAAAGAGTTAAAATTAGAATTTTCAGAAGATTTTAATATGTGGACTGAACCAGATATGATTCCTAAGATACAAAAGTTTGTTGAAGAAAACAAAAAGAAAGTAGAAATATTAGAGGTTGATAAAGATGACGAATAATTAGCTTTATAGAAAATGTCAATAGAAATTAAAAAATATTACAGAAGTAGAATCTTATAAAGCTATGTGCGTTTTATTAAATGAAGAATACTTCAAGTATAAAAAAAGTAAAGATAGATAGCTTGAAGTTTGGAAAACCTGTTTTAGCTATGATTTACTTAAAAGTGGTAAGTTTATCAATATTAGACTTCTTTCAGAATCAGAACATTTCCAGACCCTTACGGAACTGTTTAAAACAGATTCCATTTCTTACTCCCTTTGTGGCTTGCTTAACCAATATAGTGATGAAACAAATGAAAGTATAGTCTATATAACTAAATCTGAACTTGCTTTCTGTTTAGGATTTTTCAACGAATCTTATAATACAGCAAGAAAATATCCAGAAGTATATTCTTATCAAGTTGAAAATGATATCTTAACTCTTAGAAATAGTAGATACCCATTTATTAAAGAACATAAAGATTCTATCAAAGGTTGGAGAAAATCAAAAGAAAATTCTTCTAAACCATCTAAAGATACACTTCAAAAAGTTGAAGATTTCACCACCCATTATTCTTCTAATTATGAATATAAAGTAGAAAATGCTTTAAAAAATCTTGCCGATAGTGGCTATATTACTTTACATGAAGTCTATATGGGAGCTTTTGTTGATGATAATTTTAATTGGATTCCTAATATAGATAATATTTCTAATAAAGATGGTCGATATTATTTTAAAAGTGATGAAACAACTACTTTAGTTATTCCCTATAAAGATAGAGAACTTACCCCAGAAGAAGAAGTTAAATATATTCAAATTACTAATGAAATTTTCAGACTGATGAATCTTGATGGAATCCAAGATGTTTTTAAACAGAATAAACAACTTAAATTTAGACAACAATTATTTCCTCAATTACTTTCTAACATGGGATGTTTATATGTTTATAAAGCATATCGTATTGGATTCTCTTCTGAACATATCGGAGATAAAGAAACAAAAGTTAAAAATAAATTACAATCTACTTTTGATATAGATTCTTTAAAGAAAGCATTGGCAGATAATAATAGTACAGCTACTAAAGCTAATCTTAAAAATGCTCAAAAACGTATTGAAGGTAATATTTCTTCTAAACATATTTTAGGTAATACATTATCTGAAAGTCAAAAGTTAGAGCAAGAATATTCCACTTTTATATTAAAAAAGTTATCAAAAGAACTTCTTAATATAGATGTTGATTCTTATTTCCCCTCTACTTCTGATTCTTCTAATGCAATTTAGTTTATCAATTCAAAGAAAAAAGCTATTTTTAATAATAGTTTACGACGTTTAAATAACAAAAAATAGTACGACGAAAAACTTCAAAAATAAATTCCTTTGTTTTACTATCAAAAATCCAAAAACGTACATTTTAAAAAATTGACGATTTTTTAAACCCTTATTTTATATGGCTTTAAATGAAGTCAGGTCAAAATTTGTCTATAGATATATTATATATTATTCTTAGGACGAATTTTGACCTGACCCTCTTAAAACCCTTATATTTACTGTATTTAAAAATTTGCTGAAATTTCAAAATGTACGTTTTTTGAAAAAGTCCCTCAATAGGAGAGTTTCTAACTTCATACTTCGCTAACGCTCGTATTCACTAAGAAACTCTATCATTTTTGTAAGCTTTGTTTCTGTAATCTTTGTTTCAACATTTCATATATAAATAAGTAATACCTCTCTGTTTCATTTAAAAACCACACGACAGAAAATGAAAGAAAGGTTAGAGTTTGTTGAAGTGAGCCTTGCGAACGATTACAAACTCTTACTCCTTTCTTCATTTGGCAGTCGTAACCGCGAGAGGATGTTTGCATTATGAAAGAGAGAGCATTAGCGACGGACGGAGCGTAATGCGACCATCTTTCATAATGATACAAACACCGCATCACGGTGGATTATCGGCGAAGCACCTTTGTAATTATAAAATAATTACTTAAAAGCACCTTCGTAATAATAAATTATTACTCAAATAATAACAAGAAATCTTTATTAAACTATTGACTTTTTGCTCTATATCTGTTATTATATCTATGCTGAGAAAGATAATTGATAAAATATAAATAATTATCTTTCGTAACACCAAAATTCTGGAAGTTCTTATGTGAAGTGGAGTGCTTGCACGAACACTGAACTTAGAACTTCCCCTGTGAATGGAGTTTGTATTATGAAGTCTATTTTGCTTAATAGAAATATGATGAATACTTTAAAAGATAAAAAATACAAGATTACTGTTCTTAGACATGTTAATCCTAATAATACTTTTGTTTTTGCTCATTATAAGTGTAGTGTGTTTACAGATAGTGCTGACCGTATGTATTTCTTCTTTAAAACTTCTTGTAATAATATTACTTCTTTTGTCCTTTGTAAAGACCTTAGTTTGGGTATTTGTATCATTAATGACCCCATTCCTTTTAAAACTTTTATGAAGTGTTTTAATGAGAATGCTTATTATTTTTTAAAAAGAAAATATCCTGAAAATAAAAAAAATGAGGAGAAAGAATAATGAAAAATATTAAGCTTAATACTTCTACTAAGTATAAAAATAATAAATTCCAGATTAAGTATCTTAAAGCAAAAAAGAATGATATTATTCTATTTGCTGTTTACGCTGCGCAATGGGATAAAGAAGATGGTATCTTTTATAGAGCATATAATTTCTTTATCTATTTCAACAGAAATAAAAGAGTTCACTATATTATCGGAAATAATTCTACTGCTTATTATACACTTATTTCCAATAATAATATGAGTTCTTTTATGGATTCTTTTCAGAGAGATGCTAAGAGATTTCTTGATAATGTGCTTAATTAAAAAATAAAGGAAGTGTAATTATGGGTTCTATTCTTACTCATACGTTTGGTACTTATACTGTATTTCGTACTATTCATTCTATCTATGAGAATACTAATGAGGTCGCTCCTTGTATCGTAGCTTTTACTCCTTGTGATGATATGATGTTAAGTACTAGTACTATGGAGTATGAACTTCAAGATGTATTCGATACTTTTGATTATCTTTTGAAAAACCAGTTTGACTCTTTTGCTAAATCTGCTATTTATGATGGTAATTCTTCTCCTTTGAATATTTCTGAACTTGTTGATGAAGTTATTGAAATTATGGAAAAGAATTATAATTTTTATAGATGTAGTATTGAAATTGTTAAGCCTGTTGAAGATGTTTACCTTGAAGAATTAACTGGTATCAGAAATATGAATAAGACTAAAGAAGTCAAGAAAGTCAATATCCAGTTTGTTGACGGTATGGTTACTGAGGAAGACAAAGCTAAAGCTAAGAAGTTGGAAGAAGAGTATCAGAACAAAAAGTAAAAAATAAAGAAAGGATAAATTATGATTACTTGTTTTAAATTTAAGGATATCATTGACATTACTTATCATAGTAATGATGATACTTTATATCTGTCTCTTTCTGATGGTTGGCTTCAAGAAAATAGTCTTTTTAAGAATAGTAAAGACTATATGCTTGAGTACGAAAAGCGTACCACTGATAATAAAGAAGACCTAGAGAATAATATTGTCAGTGTTATTCTTAAGTTGTACCATGAAGAAGATTTTTGTTATATCTCTGGTTGCTATATTGAACATTTTATCAGTAAATTCAATAAGAAAATCGGTGTTTGTAACTATGACTGGAATAGCTACTTGAGAGTTTTTAGAAAGCAACCTTTGCTTAAGTTCACTAAGCTTATCATTAATAACAGTGATAATATCAAAGACGAGTATGATGTTATTTCATTTTTGTATCTTATGTGTAAAAATCCTGACTTTGGTACATTGGAAAACGCAGGGTTTAAGTTTGTTAATATGACAGGAGAGAATTAAAAAATGTCTGAACGTGTTTATAATTTTCAGGATATCCTTTATCTTACTTATGATAGTGAAGAAAATTGTGAGCATCACTTGATTGTTGATAGTTTGGGTATTTTTATGACTTTGGAGTATTCTCGTGAAAATGCTCCTTTTGATTTAAGCGAAGCTGTTGAATTTTGTAACCGTGTAGACAATGTTGTTTATAGAGGTTATAAGTATAGTCAAGATAGCAGTGTTATTTTTACTACTGGTGTTACTTTTTTGAATTTTACACAGACTGTTCAAGATGCCATTGATAATAAGAATGGTTGGACTATGAAAGCTCTGGCTGAGTTGTTTGAATCTCTTCCTTTGTCTAAGTTTACTTCTCTTATTCAGGTTTGTAGTGATGGATTTTTTCTTGATAGTACTTATGCTGTTATCTCTTGCTTGTATACTTTGTGTAATGGTTTGTCTGTTCCTTTGGTTACTGAGAGTGGGTTTAAGTTGGAAAAGTTTACCATGTGAGGAGAATATTAATATGGTTATTATTGGTATTATTTTTTGTTGTGTGTTGGCTTTGGCTATTGCTGCTGGAATGTGAGAGATAAATATAAATGAACTATGATATTGCACTTGTTATGGCACTTGGAATGGTGTTATTTGCTGTGGCTATTGTGAGCATCGCTCACGCGATGATTTTGTTGTTTTTGTAATTATTGATGGGGGTAAAAGTAAATGAATAAAAACGAATATCTTAAGCATAAGAAAGAGCAATTTGAAAAAAATCTTGAAAGTGCTTTTGACAAAAATAATTTATATGTAGTTATTTTTACTGAAACTAAACAGTCTTCTTGTTATGGGCATCATGAGTACTGTGATATGCATTGTGGTTGTGATAATACTTGGAGAGATAACATTAGAAATTTATTGACAGGAAAATTTAAGTATTACAAGATGACTGTTAATAAGTGGATTACTTATAAGTGTGATTGTGGTTGTAATACTTTTTATATTTATAAGGATTGGTTTGTTTGCTCTAATTGTTTTTCTGAACATATTATGAATGATTTTGTTTTTACTTATAAAACTAAGGAAGACGCTGAAAAAGTAACTATGCCGATGACTGGAACAGTTGGAATGAATACATGGCATAGATTTGGTTTAATTAGTAAATATGAGTTTAATGAGTTTATGAAGGATTGTACTAACCCTGAACAGGTTGTGTACTGGTAAATGAATTTACCAGAACAAGAAGTTTACTGGTGAGGTGAAATAATGGATAAGATTACTTATTTGAGAAAGATTAAAGAAAAAATTGAAAATGATTATCTTGAAAAGTTCGATAAACTTGATAAAAGCTTTAAGAGTGATAATGTCATAATTACTGTTTATATTGAGAAGATTATTTTTGAATATCTTGATTATAAGGTCAATAATGGTGACTTAGAACTTGATAATTATGATTTGAAGGAATTGCTGAGAGGAAAGTTGCGCTTTCCTATTAATAGTCGCTATGCTGATGGAAAATATGTTACTCAGTGGTTTGTGGATAGATGTCCTAAGTGTGGTTGCTATTTATATTATCCTAAATACAATCCTAATTCTGGATATACTGGGGTATGTGCTAATTGTTTTGAGGAAAGAACTTTAGAGAGATTAAAAGCTATTAACTTTCCTACTGAAAAGTCTGGTCAGCTTGTGAATTATAAGTATTACACTGTTGCTGGTACTATGAATAGAAAAGAACTTGAACAGTTTATGAGTGAACTTGGAAATGAAAAGTATTGTAATAGTACTTTATCAGGTATTGAGAATGATTTGACTATATTAGAATTATGTGATACTATTGATAATGGGGAATAAAAAGTTTGAAGATTGATTTCTGTTTAGGGTAGGAAAAATAAAGAGAAAAACATATGTAGATACATTTTGGATAGGGTGGGCAGATATTGGACAGTTGTGTAAAGTTTTTGGTGTGGTTTTGAATTAAGGCTTGAATTATATGGGGAAAATTGAGATGTCTTGACAGTCGATATAGGATATAGATAGAATATAGATAACAAGATTCTTGTGACAATTTGAATGAATTACAAGAAAGTTGTAAAGTTTGAGAGTGAATTATTGTTAAACGATAATTTTGCTTGAGAAAAAACGTAGTCTGGAACGTTATGGTACATTTAGTACATTTAATGGAATGTTTGGAACATTCTTGGAATATTTGGTACATTAGCCCTGACGTATCGAAGGCCAATTTTGCCCATTTTCCCATTCTGGTTCTCTTTTAGGTAAAGAGAGGTAGGCACAAACACAATCTTTTTTTAAAAAATTTACAAAAAATTCATAATTTGTTCATAATTCAAACAAACCACCCTCAAATACTCAAAAATTTACATTTCCTCCCAAATACTCAAAAAGTAACAATCTGTAACCAAAATTTCATTAACTTCTTGACAACACCTCCTTCCTATGTTATAATACTCTCATGGTTGTATAAAGTAGGTAATAAACATTATTGCCAACGACCTAAGCGTTAAGGGTGAGTAATCTATTAAGAATCCGTATCTTAATATAAGTTATTCATCATATAGACTTAAGGAAGGAAACGATAAATGAAAAACAAGAAATATACAATTAAATACAGCAAGTCTAATCGACTTGAATATAGTCATAGCAACACAAACACAAACACATCCACACATGAAGCACAGCTCACAAACACACATCCTCTAATTAAGACAAGTATTCGTAAAGCGATTGCAACTTGTCTCACATTCAGTTTAGTGGTAAGTGGTATTGGGTATGCTCAAGCCTTAAATAAAACAGGAGAAGATAATGCTTCCAAAGATAATGTTTCAAGCCTAAATGAAACTGAAATCTCATCTCCTCATTATATTGCTATTGAAAACTTCAAAACACAAAAAGAAAATTATTGGGACATAAGCAATATCGGAAATGTTAGTCCTGATAGAATTTTTTATGTGGACATGAGTAAAATGGTTGAAAATAATGATGAGCCTGTTTATATTTTTTCAGACATGAGCGTACAGTATTCTGAAAATCCTGAACAGTCTGAACCTGAACAGCCTGAATCCAAGACCTCAACTTATCGCTACGCATATTTAATTCATCTGACTGATTCTGAACGTCATGTGGTAGAAAGCATTGTAGCTGGTGAGAGTGGAAATCAACCCTTTGTAGGAAAGAAACTCGTAGCACAGGCTATTTATAATGGCATGTTGAGAGATAATATGTCCCCCTCACAAGTAAGAAAACAATACTCCTATGATGGATATAAAGACATTGATGAATTTGAAAAAGAATGTCTTAAAGCCTATGGCAACACAAATGCTGCTGATGAATGTAGACAAGCAGTAAAAGAGATATTCGATAATTATAGTATGCCTACAGATGATTTTGTATTATTCTTCTATGCTCCTGCACGTAGTAAAGGTACATGGCATGAGAATGCTAAAACTTTAAAACCTATTACTTATGTAAATGAAGATGGAAGTACTACTAATTATATTGGGGGTCATAAATTTTTTGCTTTAAAGAATGAACCTGTAATCAATTATACCAGAGAAGGTTAATAGGTTTTAATAAAGCTAAGGATTTATAATAATATAATTTATTTGTAAGCAAGCTTAGGACTTGAGTACGGTCTGAATATAGTTTGGATATATTTTGGATATATTTTAATTCTAAAATATGGCGAACTTAATTTAGACTGAAAAGTAATTATAATTATAATTAAACTAAAAGAAAAAGCAAAAGAAATAGGAAAAAATAAAAACAAAAAGAAAATAAATAATTTAATTATAATATATTACAAATACAAAAGTACAAAGCTACTAAAAATTAGTAGTATACTTTTACCTAAATGATGATGCAACAAAAAACAGAACGAAATTTATAAGTAATTAATATATAATTAATCCATAATTTTGTTTAGTTGTATATCTATTGCTCAAGTATGCTTTATACAACCTAAAGAAATCCACAGCAACTAAAGTTGCCAAATGTCTGTAGTAAGTCAAGAAAAGTTATTAAACTCTTGACAAGCTACAGGCATTTTGTTATAATGATTAATGTAAAGAGAGGTGCATATAATGCCGAGAGGTAGACCGAGGAAAAATCAACGACAACAGGAGTTGCCGAAAAATCCTTTACCTGCTACTGATACTGTCACAACAAACTCTAGTAGGGATGTTGTAAAGGAAGTCTCTAGTAAGACTACCAAGACAGAAGATGTTAATAAAATGGAAGTAGAAGTAGAGACTGTAAATAAGGGCAGACCCAAGAAGGATGACACACCTCGATGCGTATGTTGCAAAGAACCTGTTTATTCAGGGCGTAGATTAAATCTATCTTTGCTTACAACACTTGCATCTTATCATTTTGCTGTAGAGGAAATGCAACCTTACATTTGTAGTAGATGTGCTTCTGATTTAGGTGAGGTTATTAATAAATGGTTCATTAAGCATGGAGCAGAAATTAAGCCATATTACAAGCCAGAATATATGGCTAAGAACCATGATGAGAATTTAAATAATCCAAACAAAAATTTAAAGGAGGATAATTCAAATGGCTGAGACCAGTATTGATTTCATTCATGGAGAAGATACTGTTGTATGGAGCTCTGATTATTTTACTGTAATTAGAATTATGGAGGAATATCTCAAGAATTATCCTGATGAAGTAAGCATTGTATCTGACTACAGTGACAGTGATGGACAGAACAGATGTTTGACTATTAAGATTCCTGCTAAATGGATGAGGAATCCCAAGCCTCCCAAGAGTCGCAATTTGACTGAGGAACAGAGAGAAGCCATGAAGGAACGTGGCAAAAGAATTGCTGCTTCAAGATGGGGAAATAAGGAATAATATATAGATACAATTATAAATATGTAATTATAAATATGTAGATATAATATGTAGATACAAGAAGACCTGACTTTTATAAGTTGGGTCTTTTTTGTTTTACAATTTTACTTTGTGGGTGTAAGATGGACGAAAGATGGGTGACTTATAAATAAATTATTTATATTTAAGCTTCAATTTTGAAAGATAGAGATGGGACGGTGTAATTTGATGGGCGGAAGAAAGAATTAATTCTGAAATGAAATTTATAAAGAATTGATTATAAATGAAATGGGGAAAATGAAATGGCGAGATATTTGCTGAGAAGAGATGAAAGTAGCGAAGCGGGAAAAAGATTCTCCCTTTGGTGATTAAAAATCTCCCCCGTTGCATTTTAAAAAGGGTGGGTGGGTTGGGAGATTAAAGTGAAAGAGAAACATAGTGGGACCTTCGCATCCGACGAACCTGAAAAAGTTTTGCCCTTTGATGAGGGTTTATTGAAAGGAAGGCGTTTCTCCTTTCGATTACTGATTTTTAATTTTCTGGGGTGGTGGTGGGGAAAACTAAAAAACCTCCCCCCTTGGAAATTAGAAAAAATCTCCCCTTGAATAAGGAAAAAAATTCCCCATTAAAAGGGAAGACAGATTCTCACTGAGTAAGAATCTTAACTTATAGCCACTGAGTAACTATAAGTGCTAAGAAGTCTAACCCACCCTCCCTACCAAGACTTCACTTAACGGACACAAATTGAACCAATGTCTTCATAACGAACGACTTTGTATTCTTCTCGATTATTGTCGCGAAGATGAATTTCCTGAAGTCGTTCATTCCATGTTACATAATCGCACCACATATCAGTGCCATCTTTAAGATAAACCTGAGTCACTGGATGTTCCCTCCTTATTTTTTTCCAAAAATATTTTTGCTGTTCACAGAAATGCTTATAATCACATTTCTCATCCCTTCGACGGTATTCCTCGTAATACTTTTTAGCCATAGCTAAAGAGTCAATAGACTTACCATCTTTAAACTTTCTTGCTGCTAAGATTGAAGTTTCATCCATTTTAGCAATTCCAATGAATGTGAGAATTGTAATAGGAATTACAATAAACCAAAACAAAGGAACTCCTGCAAACAGACGAATCAGGATTGCAATAGGAAGACCAATTGCAAAGTAAGCCAAAGTATCACAACCTTTCTTTGATTTTGATTATACTTAGGTATTAATGGCAACCTTTCCTCCTCTCTTTTCTTTAGTTACCTGAGCATAATCCATTTCATAACACCAAATAGAGCCGTTATCATACAAAGGTCTAACAACAACACTATCAGGATTCTGTAAATTATCTCTGACATAATTCACTTCCTTCATGGAAAAGAAATAACGAGTGGTTTCATCCTTACGCTTGCGCATACAAAGCTTGTTGAAATGACAGATACACTCTGCAAAATAAGAGTCAAGCATTTCAGACATAACTTCAGCAAAGATAGCAGCAGTAGAGATGGCGGTATTGTTGTTAAGATTGTTTTTCATGACAATAAATCCTTTCTAAAATAAATTGTTTTATTGTTGAAATTGAGTTGTAAGAAAGGGGAGATTTCTCTCCCCAATCTTATTTAGCTCTACCAATGAGCCACAGGATTGCAATTGCAATCTCGAAGCAAAGCAAAATACCTTCGATGGTTATACGCTTCACCTCCTTTCATTAGATTTTAAGGAATCTACATGGACATCACCTCCTTTCAGTCTTCGTCCTCATAATCTAATGCCTCTAACTCTTCATCAGACAACTTCCAATTATCAGGAAAATTATCCCAAAAAGTATAATTCCTATACTTGTCAAGAAGTCCGATTTTCTGAAGCTCTTTAGCTTCTGTATCTGTATTACGTTCATAATACGTAAATGTGGTGTAGTCAACTTGAGCTTTTAGTAAATCACCTTCTCTCTTAGCTTTACAATAAGAAGCAAAATATTTTTCTTTAAGTTCTTTGTTATACCTCCAACTCCACATTTTTTGGTCGTGTTCTCTTTTAGTTTCGTTAATAATGTTCTCTGTTAAGACATCACTATAACGATACTTATGAAGAGAATTCCAAAGAATTCTTTGTTGAGGAGTCAAATCATCCTCAAGATGACCTCGTTTAACTCTTTGTTTTCGCTCAAACTCTGCTTGATGTTTTTGCTCTTCTTCCCTGCTTTCGTGGATTGCTCCACCAATCGCAAAGATAACAGGGATTGCCAGCAGAAAAACGACAGTAGTTGACAAAGCATTGGCAAACAAACCTTGATTAAAGATTGCTGTTCCAAGTAAACCCATGAAGAATGCAAATAAAGCATACAACATTACACCACCTCCTTTCTTATTATAACATTAATGCTGCTGGAACACAACAGTTTTCACCTTCTTATTCCAACATTTCTGACAAACTGTACAAGTGACAGTCTTATCATGCTGATTAGGACAAGTTGTATAATTCTTGGGGAATTCAGGGTTCTTAGACTTGTCCTTGAAATCAACATAAGCCACAGGAAGGTTATACGGATTAGGAACAACCCAATCCTTATCCCATGCAGAGAAGATAACGTTTAAGTTTTTGGGAAGCTTTTCATTTTCAGAAAGCCATTCATTCACGATAAAATACTTCTTCGTAAATGCCATAAACTTAATCTTGGGATTCTTCAAAGCAATGTTAACCATTCCGTCGAAGAAATCGTAATCAGGAATGTCGCCACAATCAAAGAAACGACACATACTAAGACCAGAATGTTTGAGCTTAAAGTCAACCTGATTCCAGAAATCTTCATGGTCACTATTATAAATGCGAAGATTGCGAAGATACGAAGCTTGAACGATAGTTAAGGTCTGAGTACCTTTCATACAATAACAACCACCCTTCTTACAGGGCGCATCTTCACGACAACAACAAGTCGGAACTGCCAAATCAATGACTCCCATACCAGTCTTGGAGTTCTTAGTAGTCATGTGAATCTCATTCGTTCTCATAGAGAGATGCTGAATGTACTCCTCACGAGACATGGTGAATTCCTTCTTGTTGTTAACAGACTTAGCCATAATTAAAACTTCCTTTCAAAAATAAATTGTTAATTAATGTGTGATTAGGGACTATATATTAGCAGTACTCATGGGTGGTTTTACTTTCATCCATAGCACTGATAGCTTTGGTGGTAAGACAGAAAAGGTCTTCGCTTGTAAAGGTATGAAGTTGATTTTGTGCTTTGTGCTTGGCATCGTCAAAACTTTTTGCTTCAACAGTAACTTCGAGAGTGCCTTTAATCTCAAGATTAACTTCGTATCTTTGAAGCTTAGAAGATAGTTTAAGCTCTGTTGCGTAATACTCTTTAAGAGTTCTTGTAGCATGAACAAAGCTAGACTTAAAAGCAAGACCAGTCCAAAGAGTAATGTTTCTCTTAAGGTCAACAATCCAATAGACAGTAGGATGTTCAAGCTCCTCCTTCATTTCAGACTGCTCCTTGAGATACTTCATAAAGTCCCGAAGGTATTCATACATATAGGCTTCTTTGATATGTTTGCCATCATAATGAGAAGTAGGCAAAGAAATGTTATCATAATGTTCAGGGTCTCCAAAAGCAATCATGACAACGGGTTTGTTGATATGGTCTCCACAGAAATAAGTTAACATTACGCACACTCCTTTTCAATTTCTTTGATGTGAGATAACATGGAATTTACGATAGGAATAAAACTATGCGTATAAGAAAGCGCATAATGATTTTTCCAATCACGACTATCCCAAATCCATTTAATAGAAAGCTTGTCAGTTTCAGGATTATAAATAGTCATAATTCCAAGACATCTCTCAGGACTTTCATCAAGAACGTCAACTTTGGGAGGGTAAAACTCGATGTAATATCTATGTTCTACGTTTGCCCAAGGGGTAAAGATTTTAAACTTGCCATATTTATTTTCGATGGTAGTACGAACAGAACGAAGATTTAAGGTTGACATAATTATACTCCTTTCAATTTTAAACGGTATCATTTAAATGATATAAGACTTGTATTTTTCGTTTGTAAGCACTTTCTTTTTAATCACATCCTTGTGATTCATGATATAAGATTCGACAGGTTTGTTCCACTGCCAGCAATCCTTACGAGTTTCCTGACCAATATAAGATTTTGTTCCCTCGTAAACAGTGATAAAGAAAGGTCTATACTGATTACGAAGCATCTGAGAGATACGTTTCACCTCTGTCCAATCACAGATTACATTAAGAACATTGGAGCAGATAAAGACATCTGCACTTGGAAAGCCATAACCCTCATCAGGATAGTTTCTATACCCTTCAGGATACCAATATGGGTCATACCCAATATATTTAATGTTCTTAGACTTAAGAAAATCCCCGATAACTTCAGGATAGCGACCACATCCCCAATCATAAACAATCAAGGGAGTTCCAAAAGTTTGATAATGGCTAAAGGCGTTTTTACACCAAACTTTGTCATATTTCAACTGACTCCAATCAATATGATTGTAGATACGAGGAAGCTTAGAACTGTTGATGGATGTGAACTTAGAAGTGATAGGCTGATTTTTCATAGTTTAAACTCCTTTCAATCTTAAAAAGTTTTATTATTGTTCAAGCATGAGTGGAGAAACTTCATAGCAATCTACTTGACTTGCTTCATAAAGTTCGTCAATGTAAACTTCTGCGTCCATGATAACTTTACAAGCTTTCAGTTCTCCCTTTGATAAACAATCCTTGTTAAAGAGATTGTTTTCAGTAGGCATAGAAGCAATGTAACACAAAGCGAGTTTAGGAAAGAATTCGTATTTATGAACTTTGAAGTCAACTTTGCCTTCCTTTACTAAAGAATTAAAGATGTCAGCATCCATACAAACTGCGGCAGACATATTTTCACAACTCCAATCTGGAACGCAGATATCCTCCCAAGAGTTGATGGCATCTCCTTTCTTATCTTGATAGAAAGTAACTTCTAAAACGCAAGTAGTATTAAAAGGTTGAGGAAGGCAAGCGTTCTGAATTTGTGCTTGTCCATTACTACGTTCAATACAATACTCAATAGCACTGGCATCATCTTCATCATCAATGCCTTCATCTTCTTTAATTAATTCTTTATCATAAAAGAAGATTTTTTTACCATTAGCACAAATCCAAGGATGAACAATAGGGGCAGATTTCTCCACCCCGTATTCCCCATTGATGATAGGCTCAATAGCAGATTCGACGCAACCATGATATAAAGTATAAGACATAATTCATAACTCCTTTCGAATTAAACAAGTTAAGTTAAATGTTAAACATCAATGATGACACTTTCTTCAACGACAAGGAAATCTCCCATAAGTTTGCAATGATAAGTAGTGTATTCCTTACCCTGAATAGCTTCGGCAGGAATAACATCACTTTCATAATGCAGATACTCAAGGATTTCCTGTTCTTCGTTGTTATCAAGCATAGCAGAAAGATTGAGATATTCTTCTTCGCTCTGGATTGCATAGATGTGAAGCTGAGACTTAGAATCAGCAGTATCAGAAAGCCAATTGTAAAGAGTGGAAGAAATGTACTTCATAGTTAAACTCCTTTCAAGTTAAAACAAGTTGTTTTGTTACCAGTTGTAGTTATCAGAATGCAGAACATTAGCTACATAATTCTTTGCAGCCTTGAGGGAAGAGAATGCTTTGATGAATGTGTAAACGACTACACCATCAATCACATTTCTTCGACTCAATTCCCAACCTTTACGAGAGAAAACAGGACGAGAAATATAATATTTCTCATCCTTAGACATATAGAAGTTTTCTCCCTTTATACCAGTTACAGGTTTCCAATGCACGACATTGTGAGAATCAGTAAGAATGATATTAGACATACAAGCACTTCCTTTCTTTTTGTTAGATTAGTTTAACTCAAAAGCTTAAGAGTTCCTGTTTTGCCACAGCCACCACATCTCCAACCAGAAGGATTAGACCTAATACCTTGAACTGTGCTACAATTACGCTGATAAGTTTTCACCACTTTCTTACAGCAATCACAATAGATTTTGTAATTATTGCTTGAATTAATTTGCTGTTTGAGATAGTCATGATAAATCGGGTCATAACTACATCTCTGAATGTGGGTACCATAAACAGCATTGTATTTTGTAATGGCTCTATACCATCCACTTGAATGTTCATGGCTTAATCCATTGGTAACACAGTGAGCTACCTCGTGGATGATTGTACCCTGTACATTGGCATCATCTCCAATCTCAAAATATTTCTTGTTGAAGCTGAGAACGAAATAACGCTTGCCATCAAGAGTACGTTTAGGACAGCACTGACCTAACCGATTTTTAGCTCTTGTATTCCATTCTGATACGATTTTTGTATCAAATAATTCCGTGAATCCGAGTTGAACCAAATTCATTCTTGCAAGTTCGACGTAGTTCTTGACAGCTTCAATGTTGGTGTACTTAGACATAATTCTTAAATCCTTTCTTTTCAGTCAGTTTTGTTTTTAGCGTTCCAGAGCTTCTTGGTCTTTGATATCCTGCATTGTGGTTTCGACTGTGTTGCCACATTCCCAAGAATAAAGAAGTTGACCACATTCAGGACAAATGTAATCAAACTCATCATCAAAAGCAAGATTTACTTCGACTCCACAATCAGGACAGCACTTACCAGTTCCATTAATGATTCGCAACATTTTATTCATCTCCTTTCAATTAATCCATGTGTCCATAGTCCCAATAGATTTCAGTACAGCCAGCCATAATTAAATATTTCTTGATGGTTTCAACCCATTTTTCCCAACTCCATTCTCCCTGCTTATCAGAACGAGGAATCATCTTGTATTTCTGACCTTCATACTTAAAAATCATACCGTAACCCATAGCACAGCACCCTTTATCCTCAGACATTTTGCAAAGGTCTTCCCAGACCTGAGCAATAATTTTAAGAACGGGAACTTTTTCATTATCGTAATCTTCAGGACAGAAGAGAGGAATGGGATAATTCTTATGTTCTTCGGTATCGTCGGTTTCGTAATCACTCCAATTATTACACGGAGCGAAGTAGAAGAACCAAGATGTAGCACACTCAATGTACATTCCATACTTCAGAGCAAACTTGTCAAGCCACTCAGGAGCACCCGAATACATATAACCACACAAAGTTCCCTCGGAAGAGAAACTGATAATATTGGTAGAAGGAGCATACTCACAATACTTAGTAGGATGGAAGCCTTCTCCCTCATCAATCCAAGTATTCAGAGGAACAAATTTCTTTTCTTCCTTATCCCACAAATTACGAATATAACGAGTACGCTTGTTGTTGTAATAAATACAAACATCATCAACGCATTCATGCTCGGCAAGTAATGCCTTAAACTCCTCAACGATATTGGCGATATCGGACTTGCTGTAATCATACTTCTTAGACATAATTATAATTCCTTTCTAAATAAAAAAGTTTTAAAAGTTATTGACAAGAATGAATTTGTGTGTTACAATACACATAGAGTTAAGAGACCCGTAATCTCTCAACCCTATGTGTTATGTTTTAGATTAATGTTTAGACTTCCATGAAGCCCGTCAAGACAATCACAGAATAATAAACATTAAAACGATAATTTATCTATTTGATTTTCTACATGGTCTTTCATCTCCTTTCTTCCTTAAGACAAGGGTTTCATTTATATGAACAGCTTACGGGGCTGGAATTTTAGATGGGAACAGGGTTACTCCTGTTCCTTTTCTTTTTCTTCGTAAGGCTTAAGGGGAATACGATTACGAGTGGAATATTCGCCAGTATCGTTATCCATGAGGAATTCGTTTTCACATTCATCGCAGAAGAATTTAGTTTCAGTTTTGAAATCGTCAACTCCTGCCACACCCCAATTGCCACAATAAGGACAACGAGGCTCACGATACTGACCAAAGTGAATATCTTCCTGATACTCTTCAGACTGAGGCTCACTCCAAACCTTGACGGAAAAAGTATTACCAGACTTATCATCAGGGTCAATTTCTGCCATACAGATATCCTGTTCAACATCCTGACCATCACGGACAAAGACGATGTTTACACCATGATAACCATTTTCCTGTTCGCAATAAATTCTAAACTGTCCATTAGGAGTATCGACAGAGACATAGGGGTAGCAGTTATTCTTCGCAGAGTGGATAATCATTTCATTAAGCTTCTTGTTAGTCATAGTTTTCTTTCCTTTCTTAAATCAAAAATGTTTGTAGTTACCAGCCGTAAACGTTGCGAACTTGTTTGCCAATAGCACGGGTATATTTGGTAATATCCTTAGAAGTTGCTTTACCACGGTACAGCTTCCAGCAGAAATTATCAAGCTGGTCAGAAGAGATTTCAGGCTTCACCTCCCTATATAAAATATAATTAGTACCATCATGGTGAGTTTGCTTAGAGCGAAGATTGTTATGAGAATCAACCCACCATTCTCCATAACCACAATCAGCATCAAACGAAAGACAAGCTCTGATATTCTTTTCATCTTTAAGCTTGTAGCCTGTTCTTCTACCGTTCCATAAACCCAAATCAACGATGGCAATAATACGGCCTTCGGTGGGGATGTTAAGATTAGCCTGTTCATCGTGAAAATATTCAGAGCTCAAAAGATACATTTCTTCAATGTAATCATTTTCGGTTTTAGCAGAAGAGTCAATTTCATTCATCTCCCACATCTCTTCAATACCTTCACGCCAATCATCGAGATTTAGGTCATAGTTGCTCCAAACGATGTGTTTGTGAGTGTTTTTCTTAGACATAATCATAATTCCTTTCTAAAATAAAAATGATATTTTTTTTAATAATTACATAAAGTTTCCAAGGTCTTTTAGTGCAGTAAAAAGTTCACCAGCCAAAACGTCATTAAGCTGGAACTCAAGTTTTTGCCCATGAAAGTTAGTAACAGAGAAATTGTAAAAACCATTTTCTTTGTTGAGACTAATAGATGTAGCAGACCTGTCATCATTAGCACTGATATTATAAGTTTTGTTAATAGTTAACATTTGATTCTTCTCACTTTCTTTTTTGTTGTAATTGTGGATATTTTGATATAGAAAAAGCTGGGGGTTATTCCCCAGCAATTTCAGAATAATTTTCCTGAATGGAACGAATCTTATCCTCATCTACTTCAATTCTACGTTTAATTTCATTCATAAGAGCGAAACGAAAAAGATTATAGATGTTATAATCATCCCATTTAACGAGCCAACCATCTTTGTCCTCACCCCATTTGGAAGAATAATACGCTTCATCAGGATTTAAGAAACAGGTGTCTGCGATACCCCCTTCTACTGAGCACTTGAGGAAGTAGCCTTTGTCTTTACCAATGGAGCTATAAGAAAGCCACATGCGGCAACGTTCACCAGTATCATCTCTACAAAAAGAAATTCTCAAAAAGTTATCAATCGTACCCTTCACATTGAAACTCGTAGCTGTCTCACACAATCCAAGAAGCTGATTGCAAATTTCAGTCCATTTAGCAGCACCAATAGCTTTAATACGAGGAAGATAAAACTCTTCGGTGCGTTCACGCATAGTCTTAGTGTCATTCATCTTTTTAATGAGTTCTATCATTTCGATGTCCTGCTTTTCATTGGAAGTAACAGTAATGGTCATTTTGTCATAAAGTTTGATATTATTAGTCATAATGCAAACCTTTCTCCCCGTATAGCCGTTAGGACAGCTTAAATTTAGTTGCTTGTTGTTGCTTAAGGTTAATTAGTCACGAGGAGTAACACGAACTTTGAGTTTGTTCTCCTTGGCGTATTCACAGATTGCCTTGAATTCGTCCTCGGTGATACTGCGGTTAGACGCGCCTCTTGCCTGAACAATTGCTTTATCTTCGAGTTCAAGGGTAACAAGAGACTTGTCAATCTTATTAGTCTTGCGAAGAAAAATAATTAAGCAATTCCTCTTCAAGATTTTAGAAATGTAGCTAGCGACACAATGATTCAACTCAGAACCTTCATGCTTAACATCATCGGCATTTTTAGGTCTAATTACAGAATACTCCTTATCATTGGTTGTAAATGGCTTGAAGTTTTTGTAAGCGTTTTCGAACAGTTCTTCTTGCTCTTCGGTAAGTTTGATTTCATAATTGCGAGCTGCAATATCATGAGTCTGTTTAAGATACGAACTGTAAAGAGTTGGTTTTAAATCCGTGGTGATACACATATTAATGTAGTCATTAAGTTCCTGAATAAAAGCGTGCAAACTTTTAAATCCTTGATTGATTGCTTCCTCACAAACATAATCCATGAATTTACCAAATGTGTAATACTCATAAATGTGACTGCCCCTGCGTCCGTAACCAACTCCCAAGTACCATCTAAGACACTTTCCAAAACTACCTTCGTTGTCATTTTGGACATGATTGAACATGAGTTCTTCATCCCAGTATTTGCTTTTCTGAATGATTCCAATCCACTCATCTACCGTGTAATGGAAGTAGCTTTCGGCAGTGCATCCCGAATCAGGATTTCCATAACCGTATTCGTTAGTTGCGGTTTTAATAAAATCCTGCAAATCAAGCCATTGTGTTGCCACACCAAAGTCAGTTACCTTTTTATATTCAGCCTTGGTCAAATTGAGAATCTTGTATACAGGGATGGCTTCGGTAATTTTACGGTTGAGTAAGCTTCTTTGGATTTCCTTTGGGGCGGTTCGAAGAATAATCTCCGTAGATGCGTTTCTTTCTAAAGTAAATTTGAATTCAGTAAAATTATAATGAACTCCGATTTGTTCTTGAGGAATGTCATAAAGTTGAGCAATAAAGCTTGTGGCACTATCTCTCCAAGAGAACTGACAAGGTTCTCCAGATTTGCTGACAGGGGAAGCGTTTTTATCAAGGACTGGAAATAAACCTTCATCGACAAGAATAAAGGAACAAGAGAGATTGTTTGAAGCGATTCTGTATTTGTAGTTACGAGAAATAGCAGCTCCAAGCGGGAAACAATAACCCACATTAATCCAAAATTCACCTCCTTTAAGATTAACTTCTTTCAACAAGACTTCTTTCATGTTATAATCATTGATATCAACTGCATTACCAGAAAGAAGGTCAAAATACAGACTCAAATCACTACGATTGGAAGCGTAATGGACAATGATAGTTTTCCCATTAGGGGTGAAATCTTTGTTATAACTTTCGTTCTGCACACGAGACAGCTCAACCTTTGCGTTTTCAAGTTGTTCATTAAGCCCTTTAATCAGAGAGTTAAGCTCCTTTTCTTTGGAAGAAGATTCATAATTCTTGAAGAAGTTCTCATAGTCATGGGTTTCGGTCTGATAGAACTTAGCAATGTTAGTCATAATCTTTTTTCCTTTCTTAAATACAAATGTTTTAGTGTGAGTGAATACAGTTTGTAGGGTCTATATTAAGGGTAGGAGGGATTAACCCTCCTTTACCTTTTTGCAGAAAGCTTTATACTTCTGGCTGTTAAGGACATCAATAATCTGTTCTTTAAGTTCAGGCTGACTCTTGTAATAGCTAGAGTTGTAACCAAAATGTCTCTGATAAATCATATCAGGATTTTTCTCCAGTAATGCTTCAAGAGGGCAGTAAAGGCTTACAGTAACTTCTTTACCATTATGCTTATATGGCATTTTAATATAGATGTCACATGAGCCAGAGCCGTAAGTAGGAACATAAGCATTGAATTTGTATTTCTTCAGATAAGGATAAGCCATAAGAATTGCCTCTTTGAAAATCTTACTAAGATAGACACTTTGATAGTCAAGAGGGACAATATACTGGTAAGCATTTTCGCGATGGTCTCTTTTCCAACCATTATGTTCTTCTGTGAATATAAAATTTTTCTCGATTTCAGGGATAAAAGGATAGTTTTGAGAGTAGAATTCTTGATTTCTAGAAGATACAGGGATATACTTGATACCACAGATATCTTTCATCTTAATTTTCTCATTCACAAGCCAAAGAAGGATATGGGTGGGAAAGCATTTTTCCCACATATCCCATTCTTTGATGAACTTTTTAGCTCTTTCATAGCCAACAAATTCCTCGTTAAGATAAGCACCCTGATACGGAGCATAGATAGCCATAATCTTTTTTCCTTTCTTTTCAATAGATGTGTTGTTGTTTATGTTTGATGTTTATATTTGAGTAGAGTTATTTCTCTACATCAAAGGTAACATGAGCGCCAGCGATTCTTGTGCGACTGGGAAACTTATAAAGCTCAGTAATTAAGTCTGTGTCTCTAGGTTTAAAGTGAGGCATAAACGCAAAGTAAAACACTTTGCTATCAAGAGCTTTGTTTTTATAATCGAAACGAGTAACAATAAATAAATAATATACTTTGTTACTTTCCGAGTCTGTAGAAATTCCTTCAAAAGTGATAGTAAAATTACCGATAACCATGTTATTCTCCTTTTTAATAAGTTGGATTAGTTTTAGAAAGTTCCCATGGTTCTTTTTTCAACAGCGCATGGGCTTCTTCATAAGCAGTAAAGAATTCTTGGTCAGTTTTGTAGTCACCCATGCTATGAACCATTTCTCTGATATAGTCATCCATGAAGGGAATAGATGCTTCAAAATCGACCAAAGCGCCACTAAGATTTTCTACTAAGGTAATCATTGTTACATCTCCTTTCTTTTTAAGTGTCAATAGCAAAATTCTTTATACAATATCCATACCTTTCTTCAAGGCTTTCACAAATAAAGGCTTCCATATCTCTTAAAAAACTGGTACAAAGGTCATCGTACTCAAGGTCAACTTCAGATGGAAGGCTTTCACTGGGGATATCGTTTTCATCAGTGTCCCATTCAATATTGGTAACGTGAACAATCATATTTAATCTCCTTTCTTACTAGAGCTTTTAGTTTTATCACAGGGTCTCGCTAATTATAATGTTGATAAGGTTAATAGTTTTATTTACACAACAGAACTCACAACAATCCGCAGGACAGCGACCATGATTAATTTCATTGCGGCAGAAATTAAAAAGGAGAGTACGAAGCTGAGGATAATCATTAGTAGACATAATTACAATTCCTTTCAAAATATTTTAATTTAAGGGAGAGAGATATTTCACTCTCTCCCAAATTGATGTGTTGAACAGTTGAAATTAGACAGAGGGCTTACCAAGCCATTCAATATTGTCTGCCTTGATAGTCATACAACCAGTCTCATTGGAAGACGTGAAATAACTGTCAGGAACAAAACCAGTCTTACGAAGGTCTTCCCTAGAAATAGGCTTTCCATTGAGATAGTGCGTGACCTTGGGCTTATTGGGAGTGTCATACACACGGAGGTACTCGTTGTATTCACCTTTCTTATTAGTGTGGCAGATGATGCGATTGCTACCATCCTTCCACTGACCCCAAGGAAGCTTAGAAGCAGTATCAATAGGAATATTCTTCTCAGCAGCCTTTGCGATTGCCTTCTTAGTGTGCTTGTAATTGACACCGATACGATAAGTACCGATAACACGCTTAAGAACAGAGACACCAGCCTTACGACCGAGTGCAGAGAGAGTTACGTCGGAAACGTAAGCCATCTTGAAGAACTGACCAGCGGGGATAGAGTTGACCTTGAGGTTGAAATAAGTATTATTCATGATATTTCCTTTCTGCCCGTAAACCCGATAGCACAGGATAATAAATTGGTTTGTGATAAAAGAGTTATATAAATTTGGGATTAAATTTCAATTTCGAAGATTTTAGCATCCCAGTTATCGTGGTTCAGCGTAGTACCATAAGCCAAAAGACTTTCGATATCCACCATGTTCTCATCATCCATGAGTTCATTTTTTTCAAGAATAGACAAAGCTTCTTTTAAAGTTTTCTCATCAATGACAAGAGGAACAATATCAATGCCAATGTCTCTGACTGTGCAGAAATCATTAACCATGTGGTAAATGGCTTTTTCCTTCTTATCAAAGAAAGTAGGTTCGTTAATTTCACGTTCACAAGTGTCAATGTACATGTATTTCTTCATGTTTATTCTCCTTTAATCACATTTACAAGCAGATGATAAATCATTTCATCCGCAGCTTCGGCATCCTGCATCATAACGGTTACTTCGTCAAAAGCAACATCGTTAATCACTCTGAATGTGGCTCTATCCTTATTCTGGATAATTGTAATCATTTATTTGCACCTCTTTCAAAGTAATATTCAGAACAATGAAAAGCTTTTTCAAGCGCGTTCTTGACACTCATGAGCTTGTAACCATATTTTCTTTGCTGTTCTGCCAGCCCTTCATAATACATAGATTCTGCCTGTGTGTTAGAACCTAATGCCCAGATATGTTTGTTACGAGCATCAGCAAAGTGCTCGTCAATTGCACCACCAAGCGCATGATAGAGAGCTAGAACTTCATCAAGAGAATCAAACTCGATAATAGCTTTCCAACTGTCGGGATTGACTTTCTTAATCATGTTTTCGTCAATGATATTGGTAGTGGGCTTGTAAGCGATAGTGTCCATAATTAAATTCCTTTCTTAATTAAGTGTATTGTTTGTAGGTATTATATGAGTGTGGATTACGGAGTCGCAATCCACACAACAGCAATGTAATCATCAGATGTTTCCTTAGTTCCATTGTTATCCATAGTGAGAATATAAGGAGCATCTTCATATACAGCCATATTAGTTTCAAGAGTGTAAATACCATCAAAACCTTCATCCTGAGTTACATTGAGAACTCTGAAACGATATTCCCCATGTTCTACATCTGAATCCACAAGTTCTGCATAAACAGGATAAGTGTTTTCTTCGAACTTTGCTTTAGGAAGATTACTGGGAGGAATAGGAGTATTAGTCTTAGCTAACTGTTCCTGCAATTCCTCTACTTGTGTGAGGTAATCCTTTACAGAATCACCTAAAGCTGCAACTCTTTCTCTGCTATTGAGATACATAAAAGTCATGAGGATTGCAACGATGAGGACAAACAGATTAATCTTTTTCATTTTTATTCTCCTTTCAATTAAGCAGCAATACGATTCCAAACAGAGTTCAGAATAGGCATAGTATTAACTGCAACAGCCGTGAACGCTCCCGTAGTGGTAGACTTGGAAGACTTGCGCATCTGAGTGGGATGGCTCTCAAAGTCAGAGATTGCATTCAAAGCCTTCCAAGCTGTGTTATTGAAGTTCTGAAGGTCATTCTGATTGTAAGCCGTCATAAGCTTTTCAATCATAGCCAGATTACGAATCTGGAGAATCTCAGAATCCTCAGCCTTGACAGGGAAGAGTTCACGAGCAAGGGCTTCAAAAGCTTCCTTGGAGTAAGGAGTAACTGCCAGCTTTTCAGCTTCCTCCTTGAGACGCTCAAGATAATTGGTATTCTGAAGCAGGATGGTCTTAGCCTGCTCCAACTTGGCCTGCATGGAATTGCTGTGACGAATACTTACACGGTTTTCTGCACCTCTTGTTGCACGAGCAATACAATTGGAACAGAAGATACGGATACTGATGAACATTGCCTGAATTGCTCTTGAACCATCATGGCTATTAAGGAACATCATGGTAGGTAAGAACTCATCATCCAGAATCTTCATAGGTTCGGTAGACATGGTGATGAAGCTCTTAGCTCCATTAGGTCCATAGCTACCAGCAGTTTCAAACTTAGCACCTCCCAAAGCAAGAGAGTCAAGGAAGTCAAAAGCCTCACGATTCTGAAGGATATTGTAGTTCTTGCCAACGATACCCAAAGGAGCATTGGTATCAGTACGAATAGTTGCGAACTGGTCAGGGATGATAAAAGGAGTATCAACCAGAATCTTCTGGTCATTCCATTCCTGTTCAACCTTGTTCACGAACTGAATAGGACGCTTTTCAACGGAGTAATCCAGCCCACTAAGTTTGAGAGCAGACTCAAGAGAGTGGACATTCTCAAGAGTGATACCCATATCTTCGTAGTACTTCTTACGAGGAGTATTCTCAACAGCTTCCATAACAGCGTTGACCTTCTTAGTATCATAAGCAGCGATTCCCATAAGATTTCCTTTCCGAGCTTTAAGCTCTAAACAAAAAAGTTTTTAATGTAATGTGTTGTTTGATTTAAGATGAGATTATTATAAATCCCAAATCCGCAAATGTCAAGTATTTAAACCAAATAAAGTAAATTAAATGCTAGAAACCACTTGACAAGATTGATGATGTGTGTTAATATATGTATAGATGATAAGAAGAATCCTATACTTCTTACTTACCATCTATACATCTTCGTAATTAGGATGGCAAATTAATTACGGTTATAGATTATCATAATCTACGAAAGACTATAATAGTAACTTACAAAGAAGATTTTCTACATGGCTTTTAACTCCTTTCTTCCTTAGACAAGGGGTGATTATATAACAGTTTATAGGAACTGATTATATCAAGAAAGAGCAGGATTTTATTCCTGCTCTTTTTCTATTGTGTACAAATATTGCTTCCGCTTTTCTTTGTATTGTTTGTTAATTTTGTACCGATAACTGCCATGAGTCTTACGCTGGATTCCTTCACAGCGGTCATAGTACATACCATCGTACTGGGGATACTCTGTGATAGCATTGTTAGGTGTACGTTTAGACATAACTTTTACCCTCCAAACCATATTCTTTAGCATCAAGCTTACTACTACTTGCGCTATAACCTTGACCTTTATTGAGTACAATGTTTACAGGACATTTAATTCCCTTTTCATGAATCCAGTTAATTACAAACTTAACTGCATCAGGCTCATTTCCAAGCCAACGATTATAAAGCCCGTGAATTTGAATGATTTCATTGTGGTTGTTAACTTCAATCGTGAAGAAAGGAATATCAATGTTTTCATTTCTTCTTAAGAATAGAATATTTGTTTTACCTTCAGCAACACGACTAATATAACCACCAACACAATGATGGAGATATACACCTTCCTTCGTAATCTTGTTCATTTCTTCAGGAACAATGATAGAGAAGTTATCATCAGCATACTCAAACTTTTCTTTGCGTTGGTCATAAAGTTTAGCTGCTAACTTATTCAATCTCTCCTGTTCTTCTTTATCTCTCGTTTCTTTGTCTGCAATGTTGATTTCAATCAACATGTTGTGATAACGATGAAGTTCATTAACATCTTTACAGGCATAAAGGTCAATATCTGGTCTGTTAGTGTTTGAGATTTGCTTAAACAGGTTGAGAGCATCGGAAAAGATTCTGAACACATCTTCGTTAAGACCTTTCTTATCGGTCTTTTCCTGAAGACGCATAAGCTTGAGGAGATTCTTTCTATCCTTTTCATTTTGTTCGGGAGTTGATGACTGGATATCTTTTTCTTTGTTTATATACAATCTTTCCTTCCAATAATTTCTTCTATTAAAATAAAAAGTGTACACGCTGTTATTTACTCCAACAAAATACAAAAACTCACGATAGTCAGAACGAACATTGTTCATTCTTTTTGCCATGGTAAAGTAAAAGTCGGAATCTTTGTCAGTAATAGAAGAAAGGTTTTTAACGCCAGCAACAAATCGAACGGTTTCAATTACACATCGAGGAGTATAAGAAAGACCTTGGTTAACAAATTTGTTGGCACTCTTTTTCTTTTCCTCAAACATCTTATCTACCAATTCAAGCTGATGTTTGTTCATGCCACTAAGCTCATAAATGTTTGCAGATTTAGAATACTTTTTGTATCCAAAAAAATGTTCAATATCAGATTTTGCAGACGCACTCATGAAATAATTGGCAATATATTTATATCTAGCTTTATAAAATTGTTCGATAGCAGGACATCTAAGAGTGTAAATAATCCTGAGAATTAAGGAATTTGTTTTAGTCATAATGTCGCTATCATTGATGATAGAAGAGATATAAAATAATCTCTTAAACTTAAACATATCCTCAAAGCCTTTGAAGAAACAGACATTATCAGCAGGAACTCCAACATCGGAAGAGCTAGATACTCTAAATACGACAACTCCATCAATAATTGAAATGGGTTTAAAGATTGTTACTTTTCCCTTGTTATCAATAAGAATACGTGATTGCTCTTCAAACCCGAAATAACCGCCAAACTGACGAATAACACAGTAATTATCATTTAAGATGTTAAATGTCCAAATTGTATCTTTGTATTCAGTGTGATACTCATCATTCCAAGAGTTTTTAACATTAACGGCTTTTTTAGGATATAACTGACGGAGTTCGTCCAAATTAATAGTTGGTAAGCTATTAACAATTTCAGAGATATCTGCTGAAGATTTAGAAATAGTACGAGGATACATTGCTTTATAGTAATCAGCAAATGTATAGGGAGTCCATTGCGTCCATTTGATTCTTGGATTGCATCCCTTCCTAGTAAATTCCTCAATTGCTTGAGAAAAATAGAAATGAGAAACAGTCTTATGCAAATCATGCTGAAGAAAATTAGTAAATCCTAAACTATAGAATTTACCTCCTTTAGATTTAAATGCAATGTCTCCATTGACATCAAATGGAGCAGGGCAATTTTTGAAAAGAAAATAACGCTCTATAAAATGGTAATTTCTTTTTTCTTCGGGAATCTTTTTTGTGCTAATTCCCATGATACCAAACACAAGCATTTCAAATTTAGGGTAATATTTGGCATAAGCCACTTTTGCATCTTTACCAGAGCCAACAACGATTGTGTGAGATTGAATATTACTCACATTGAAATGACCAGTTACTCTTTTACGATACTGCCCAATAGTATCGTTATATTGAATAATTTCATATTCACCTCTCAGCAAATGAAAAGCTTTACCATTTGCTTTCTGTTGCCAATATACAGTGATATCAGGACAACTATTAGGATTGGGATTAATACTTTCTTTAGTTGAGAGAAACTTCTTTACAATAGCTTTATTCTTTTCAATGATTTCGCTTGGGATGTTGTCAATATAAGTGGTGTTCATTTTCTGAATTTCCTTTCATTTTTAAATTAACTGATTGTATTATCTGAGTTAGTCTTCATCTTTCCATTTGTCGTATTCGGGCATAGGTTCAACTCCTTCTATTTCTTTTGTTTCTGGATTCCAATAAATTCTATGAGCGTTTTCATAGCGAGAGTGAATATCATGATATCTTTTACTTCCTTCATGGATATCCATAACAGTAATAACTACCAATGCAAGGATAGCGGTAACAAGGCGAATACCAAATATAATTGCTATAACAATTAAAGGTGTAAAAACAATAATTGTAGGAATATCATATCCTGCCTTGTACTTCAAAATAGCCATAATAATAGTAGCTGCGATAAGGATGGTATCAATGTCACTGTAAATAGAAATATAACTGCTATTATTCTTATTATTCATTTTCTCTTTTCCTTTCTTTAAGGTGGAGAGGGTATATTTCAACCCTCTCCTATTTTGTTGTTAATCTGATGAGAATTTATAGGCAGATGATTGAATACTCATAATCTTCTGCACAATCCTCATCTTCGTCTTCGAAGTCACCATACTTGCTTGCCAAATCCTTACGAAGAGCATTGACTGCACGAGCTTCAAGGAGAGCCTTAAGAGCCCGCTCATCGAGTTCACAATCAATATCACGAGTGTTGCAAATTTCCTCGCCAGCCTCATCAAATAAAGCCTTCTTTTCGTAGTTGAGGACGCAAGGATAAGTAATACCATCAACCTTGATTTCAAGGACTTCATCAGGGTTGATTTCCTTCTCATTCATAGAGGATTCAAACTGAACCTGAGCCATAACCTCCATGACGAGAGCCATGCCAGTCTTATCGCTGTTATCAACGATACGCTGAATAACAGCAAGACCAGCTTCACGGTCGCGGTCATTGACAGAACCCATGCAACCGCATTTAATTCCGTCGATGTAAAGAAATTCCATATTGGTGTTGTTTTCCTTCATGAGCTGAACGCGATTGAGGGACTTCTTGGTGTTGATGTTGATGTTAGCCATAATAGACCTTTCTCTCGTGGGTTTTAATGTCTTTTTCCTTGACAAATTTATTGAGCTTAAAGGCTCATTGAAGTGCAGGATATATTTCAATCCTGCACTCTATCAACCTTTAGAAGTTAAGAGAAGGGATAGTAAGCAGGAACATATTCCAGCAATCCCAATTCTTATCCAATTCTTTAAGAAGATGAGAAGGGCTGATTCTCCAATCAGGAGACGTAGGGACACCATTATCTTCCAACTGGTCAACAAGTTTAATCCTGTTAAGCATAAGGAATTCTTTCAGTTTCTCCTTATTGATTTTGTTGAACCCATCTTTCTGAATACACACAGCCCACATAATATTCTCCACAACTGTTCTGTGGTTGGAAGAATAAACAGGGTAGAAATTGACTCCATCATGGGCAACAAGGACATAATTGTAAGTTTGATTAGTCATGGTTAAACCTCCTCCATTTCTTCATCGGACTGAACATTGGTAGCTTCAAATTCATCCGACCAAGGGATATCGTCGGCGCAATAACCACCAATTTTATTAAAAGCTTCAGATTCAGAATCAGCTTCAACCTCAACGAAGCCATAACGAGTAAATGTAATAATGTATTTCATATTATACTTTCCTTTCTTAGATAAATTTGTTAAAGCATTTCAAGGAATCTGGTCGTAGGAGTCATCATTTCTTCCCATATTTCGAGTAATTTGTTTTTGTCTTGACCAAAGAAATACAAACATTCATATCCGCTACAAAGACGGTATTCGTTAATTTTAGAAAGACGAATGGGGATGTGACAAATTTCCTTTGTGGTTCTGACAAAGCTCTTTGTAGCTTCTGTAACTTCAAACTCAAGAGAATGAGTTCTTTGAAGTCCGTTGTAATAACGTTTGGTGAAAACAACCATAGCATACATAGTCATAATTTTTTACTTCCCTTCTTAAATCACAAAGGTTGTTTAGTCCTCATCAGTGCAGAAGCAACTTGCATCAGAATCAACCTGAATGTCGAAGAATGTACCGCCATTGGCAATACAATCATCAATCATTAAACCCAGTTCTTTCATGAATTCTTCCTTAGAAGTATATTTCATACCAGAACCGTTATCATTGAGGGTTTCAATGGTGAAATTAATTTTATTATTGGTCATATTATACTTTCCTTTCTTAATGGTGTCAAGTATTTAAAAAGAAAATTTACAAACTACTTGACAAGTGTTGTTGTTTGTGTTATATTACACTCATCAAGCAAGGTAGCCTGTAACTTTTACTTGATGAGTGTTAAATGTGTTTATTCACACACAACTGGATGGATTAGTTGCGATGATAAACGATACGAATAACAGAAATCTGTCTATTCATATCAACATGTAAAATTTTCTACATATTAATTTCTCCTTTCGTGAGTAGTTATGTAAACAGACTTTACAGGAGTCTGGAGTCTTAAGTGAGACTGGTAGTTTGGACAGTTATCAGTCTCTTTTCTTTTACTTCTTAAGAGCTTCAACTTCAGATTTGAGATTATCAATGGCAGTAAGAAGAGAATCAATCTTTTCTTCTTTTTCTGTGTCTTCTTTTGCTTTTAAAACAACAAAAAGTTTGCGCATTTTTTCAGTTTCCTTGTCTTCTCTGTATTTTTCCAAAGCTGCATTTAAGATAACCTCAGAAACATCAGAAACCGCAATAAACACATGTCCATTGATTTCTTCCGCCACCTTTGCATAAGCATTGGCACGATAAGGATTCCAATCAACTGCTTTCTTTTGCTGAATAGCTTCTTTAACATGAAGATACGTAGAAGGACCAGAAGCTCCCACCCAACTACTACCATCACGATGGGTATAAGTTTGAGTAAGAGAGTAAGAAGGATAAACTTTCTGTTCTGTGATGTCAAACACAGGAGTGGAATTGGAGCGAGGCCAACTACCAATTTCATTAAACCACTCTCTTAAAACTTCGACTTTTTCAGGCTGAGTGCGGATAATTTCTCTCCAAGTTAAAGCCTCATCAACATAGATGGGACCATAAACTTTCTTGTCGGTAATCATGTTGGCAACGGACTTTTCATTGATAGTAGACATAATTCTAAATTCCTTTCAAATCAAAAAAGTTTGTAGTTATCACTTGACAAATATTATCAAGTGTGCTAAGATAAACACAAGTAGAAAGCCTACACTCTCTACTTGTGACGCAATTAATTAGGATTAATTACGATTGTAGATAATACGAATAGCAATTATCTAATTGATGAGGTCAACAGAAATAATTTTCTACATAGTATTGTCTCCTTTCTAATTTAATAATACATTAATTCATTGTAGGCTAAATTAATGTGCGAGTGAATAAGTGGCGCTTAAACACTCTATTGAGGGATGGAAGTTATTTTCCATCCCTCTAACAATGTTTAAACACGTTCAACTTTGTATGGTCTACATGCAACAATGTCAAAAGAGTTCACAAGCCAATCAGGGTTGGATTCTTTAGTATTGAGGAATTTACAAACAATGTTTGCAAGCACTTCACTATTAAATACAGTTTTTTCCTTCATACTCATCGTAACTGTTACGGATTTTCCGTATTTATTAACAATCTTAAACATGCCACACCTCCGTCTTGATGCCTTTGCCGTTGTAATAACGACGAGCACCATAATTGGCTTTATCACTGAAACACTCAGCACAAGGAATTAATTCCTTACGCTTTCCTTCCTTGATTTCCTTAAGGGAAAGATTGAAACACTGCTCAATCTCACATTTGTCACACATTTTGCAAGATTTACCCTTGCAGATGTTTTCGCAGAAGTTGTTCTTAACTTTGCAGAGATGCTTAACACCCCAAGAGGAATTCATCTCAGCTAAAGTCTGGTCGAGGGTGTAATTGCGACCCATAACATTAATCTTTTTCATTTTACTTTGACTCCTTTCAAGTCTGTATTAAATTTGATTTTAATTTGGCCTTAAGTGTGTTGGTTAAAAGCACACTCTTTTCTTTTTAATCTTGGTAAGCATCCAACACCAAGGATTTCCAAAATCATCTTCAAGTGGAGTAACCTTAATAGTTACAAGCACCTCAGTACTGAGATGCTCAAACACATAATCGAGATTTTTAAGAGAAAAGATATATCTCTCTTTCGTATCATCTCTGGTGCTTTTTGCACACCATTTAATGATTTCTTTCAAACTTGAATCAATCAGACAGTTCAGATTTCCATAGGTATCAAGCGCTCTACTAAGAGAAGGCGCTTCTAAATGGGTGGGATTGTTGGTGAGAGAGCGAACAGTGTTTTTCATTTTCTTAGACATGACTTTAATTCCTTTCTTTTGTCAAATTGATTGTTGATACTTACACTTGCTTGAGATATTTGGAACTAAGCTCAAGCTTAGAATCCATGGTTAAGCCTTTTTCACGCTTGATTCTGCCACGCAAGTTATTCAGGGCTTGTTTGTCACTACTTGCCATTGTGTAACCAGAATAATGACAATAGTAATCGTTCCATCTGGTGATAGGCCCATCGTAATAATATTTGAGTTTCATATATACACCTCCTTTCAACTCAAATAAACTCTCTGTTATTTATTTTCATTCTCCTTTTCACGCTTCAAAGCAGCTTTTCTTAATTCATCTTGAGAATTATAATACTGCTTAAAAGCATCACAACCTTCCCAAGAAATTTTAGATTGAAGCTTTGCAAGCTTTTCAGAGACTTCTGTTAAGGTTTTTTGTGCCTCTTCAAGAGCAGATTCCTGTAATGTAATATATGTATCCATTGCAACATTCTTTGCCATAAGAATGGCAGTGAATTCATCTTTGAAGTAACCTTCATAATGCTGAGGCATAATATGCGTTTTCATTTCATTAAAGGTACTTTCGCGGATGAACCGTTCCCTCAATTCGCCTGAAGCCAGAAAATATACAGGATTTTCATTGGTATTATGAATATTCTGAATTTTATATACACACAGAGTATTCATTGTAGTAGGTTGACGATATATTAAGATATAGTCGTATCCATCCAAAGTAATATTTTTCATTTCTTTTCCTTTCCGCTAATAATGCTTAACCGATGTAACGTTCCTTGAGAGAGCGTACTTCCATAATGAAAGATTCAAAATCTTCCTTGGAAGTAATTTGTATTCTTTTTTCTTTGATTGGCCTAGCTATCATATTAAGTTTAGATAATGTGTATTCACAATACAACTTTATATAATAAGTTGTGTTGTTTTCATTTAGCACCCTATCAGGAGAGACATATACGTGAAGCCAATAATCTGTCCCAAAGTGGGACTGAGCAAATGCTCCTCTATCTTCCCACTGAGCGAACACTTCAGTATCTTCCCAAGGTTTTGCAATACCAACTAACATATTGCAGATATCATGGACGGCTAATTTCATCTTCTTTGATTCCTTTCTATAAAACTCTTGACAAGCACAACTTTATATGTTATACTTGTTATTGCAATAAGAGAAGTGCCTACACACCTCTCTTATTAAGGATATTTAATTACATCTTATTAGAAGTTGTAGTTCTTGAGAATAATGCTTACAACAACATTAAAGAAGTAATTAATGTTAATGCTTTTCTTCATTATTTTACCTCCTGAAGAAAGATAAAAGCAAACAAGGATGTAGGTCCTTATTCACTACAGAAGGAGAGATGTGGGGATATCTTTCCTTCTGTTATGTTTGAGTAGTTTAACGACTTGCTCAGGTCGAGAAGTTAGTTCTGATAATCGTCACTTACCAGAACCCATTCTTCTCCATTACTATCAATGAGATGAATGGTAGAGTTGTCTTCACTGATAGTTACATTCTGAAGATTAGAAAACCAATCCTCAGTTGTTGTGTAGGCTTCCTCAACGCCTTTGTCGTAACCAGTGTTATATGCACCAGTAAGGTCTTCTTCGGTGTAGACCTCTGCTGGTGTGCTCTTATTGTAATCAATGTTACAGATAAGAGTAATGATGCTAATGGCAAGGATAGCCATGATAATGAACATGGCACGAGGATTCATGTTTTTGTTGTGAGCAATCGCCTCGATATTGATGATAACCCCATATGCAATCATAACAATGCTAAGAGCAATAACGACCATAACAACAGAATTCATATTGATATACATACTTTGATTCCTTTCTGGTTTTATTGTCTTTTCCTTGACATTCAACTAAAAATGTGTTATTATAATGATGAGAGGATTGCCTACACAACCCTCTCGATACACTTAGAAGTTATAATTCTTTACAACAACTACGACTATAACATTCAAAGCATAGTTTATAGAAATTACTTTCTACATGGGAAACCTCCTTTCTTATGTAATGCGATGTAATACCGTGCTTTGTAGGAAACACGTTTTCGCATGAGAGCTTATTGCACTAAGCACTCTATTAAGCCCACTATCAATTACGATGATGGGCTTTAACAATGCTCAGATAGGGATACAAATAATGTATCCATCATCTAAGAATCGGGGATAAATCTTGTTCTTATTGAGAAGCTTTTCCCCAATTTCTTTTGCTTCCTTCTCATTAAAGGCAGATACGAATACCGTATCACACCCACTAATGATAGAAGTAATGTATTTGACTTTGTAGGTCATTTCTTTGACTCCTTTCAGTAAGTACTTGACAAATACAACTTTATATGTTATACTTGTTATTGTAGTAAGAAAGATGCCTATACACCTTTCTTACTGGTGATATATTGATTAACCTTATTAGAAGTTATAATTCTTTAGTACAAGAATCGTAACAACATTTAAAGAGTAATCTATTGTAATTATCTTCTACATTTATAACCTCCTGAAGATTGATAGAAGTACTTATCAATATAGGTTAATAAGCACTACAAAATAAAGAGACACTTGTTCGGAAGTGTCTCTTTACTTTTGTTTGGAGAAAGGCTATTTGTTTATACTCGTTAACCTTCCAGAACGAGTCGGATTGAAAAGTTTTTAATCAAAGGAATAATTATATTCCTGACCATAAAAATTTAATACATAACCATTTTCGTTTGATTCAACGAGGACAGCATTCTTGATTGTTTGGTCGATTGTTTTTTCAACCAAATGGTTACAAAATCTTACGCAACCAAGACCGATGAGAACGATAATGATGAGAGAGATGATAAACTTTTCTTCCTTGTTGATGTGTTTCATTTTTATTTTCTCCTTTTAATTTGTTTTTGTGTAAGGTCGAATTTACATTTTTTACTTACACTTTTTTGTTTTTATTTATATTATGTCTATAACTTTTAGGTAGACAAAAAATTTTGGGCTTAAAAAATCTAAAAAAAACAAAAAAATTTTTAAAAAAATAAAAAAGTCAGAAAGCATTTACTTTCTGACTTTATCTATAGCTTTTTCTAAAGCTTGTTTTCGTAATTTTTCTGTTCGTTTAGCTCTTGTTTCTTTTAACTTTTCAATTTTCTTTTTTGCTTTTTCTGCTTGCTTTTCTTCTAAACGAATATTTTCCTATTCTTCTGTTAAATTAAAATTATTATTTAATTCATTCGTAATTTGTTCTATTTTCTATGCAATATTAGTAGTTTTTCTCAAGAACTCAAATGGTTCTAAATCCATTTTCATTACATTACAAGCACTGCAACATGGTACACAATTATTTTTTGTATATCCTCTGTCTGATAATATTCGGTCTATTCCACAATAATTAAGGTCTTTATATTTATAATTGGGAATAGAATACTCTCCACAATAAAAACAAGGTTGAGAAGTTAACTAATTAAATTCTTCAATAGTAAATTCGAAATTAAAATTTTTATCTTCTGCTCTTTTTTGGTAATAATTATATCTGTATTCTAAACATTCTTGTTCAATTGATTTTTCTTGTTTTGGCTTATAGGGGTCACATTCTAAACAACACCATAAATGAGTAGAAACAACATTTTTTCTAAAACACTCAATCGGCAACATTTGGCCGCATATTTTACAAATATGTTTAATTACTTGTCTATTATTATCTACAATACATAATTCTTCATTGCAACCCATACTTCCACATCTTCGTGGAGCATTAACATTTAATAAATTATTCCCTTTTACTACTCTTTTACTTTTTAATTTACATTGACATTCACAAAGATAATCACAATCTCTGGCAAGAACTTCAGGGTCTAAAGTTAATTTTTCTAAAACTTTGTATTTCCGATATATAGAACCAATATTAATAGTATTAGATTTACTAGAGCATTTTATGCAGCAAGAACTTTTACCTCTTACAAGATTAGCTTCAATAACATCTTCAATATTACCACATTCAGTTCCATCATTTAAAATATGATGACAAACACATCTCCAAGTACGTCTTGTATATTTATTACATTTATTTTGATATGGTTCACCCTCTTCAAGAACTTCCCAATCTCCAAAGACTTGTCCAATTAAATCATATTTTTTTCTTTGATGATTAATTCCATCATTATTATTTTCTTTCCAAGAATTAACTTTTTGTTGTACCCAAGTATTTTTGCTATTTTGATATTTGGATTCAGTATGACCTTTTTTATTATATGGATTATATTCAGTAGGACAAGTTTTTAAATATTGAGCTAATAATTTATATTCATTTCCTTCCTTATCAACACAATCCCACTAAACTAAGGAATGTCCACTTTCTGTAATATATTTTTCATCACTCTATTTTACTACATGAAACATTCCAAAATCTTTACCTGTTAAATCAATTATTTTTCTACCCATAAAAACACTTCCTTTCAAATTAATAATAAAGATACATTGATATCATCATTATATCTTTTCTCAATTTACATTATAGCATACTTTTTAAATCTTGTCAAGTACTTTTTTAAAAATTTTTCAAAAAAATAAAAAAATTTTTAATCATTAAAATGTAAATTCTCCAAACCCCGACAAAAAAAGGATAGAAGCCATCACAGTCTCTATCCTTAAAATATATTCAATTATATTATTCAATTACATTATTCAATTACACACTACTTACACATGTCCATCATCCATAACATTCAGCAAATCACTCCAAAATGCCCATTCCCATTTTTTACTTCCAACATCCTTTTCACTCAATCCAACACCATTTCTTTCCTTCTCAACATATTCTTTCATTACGCTCATTACTTTTCCATTAATAACAAAACTTACTTTGTCGCTCCACAAAAACTTCTTATATCTCGTACCTTTTCCTTTATATTTAATCTTCTCAACACGTCTCATATTAAACCCATGCATCTTTTTCCAACCGTTACTACAGAACAACAAAGCGTCATCATCAGTAATCTTACCATTCTGATAAGCATAATTCAAAATTTGCGTAAAAGGTCGATTATCATCTCTGGCTTTAAGTTGAAAATATCTCTTAATGGTATCATTCATAATTTATGTTCTCCTCACTATTACACAATTATAAATAAATTATAATAAGATTTCTCTCTAATTTTAATTTCATCATTTACCTATCAAATTACTCATCATGGTATCTAAAATCAAAAATAGAAAAAAATTTTAATTATATTTATTTATAATTCAACCCAAATTATTCTTTGGTTGTTTCATCATTATTCCCATCAGTAATAATAACAGGACAATCAACCCAATCCATAGTACCATCACCATTATCCTTATAGCACTTAACATTTACATTATTTATTTTCCATACGCTATCAATATTTCTTTCTTCTCTAATCTTTTCAACGTTATTCCCAATTTTATCAGTGATATCATTCATACCAAGATTATTTTTTTCTTTCTCACTCAAAATTCGACTATTCTTACTCCACTGATTTTTAATCCAATGACCTTCACTAATAATATCCTGAGCAAACTTAAAACTACGAATCATACACAAATGTTCAGTAATTCTTGTAGAAAGACATTTACAATTAAAACGAAAATCATACTCTAACATTAAATCTTCAACACAATGTAAATTGGCAAAATCATATTCTCTATTTTCAAAAGAAGCGATAATTTTGTTAGCTTTAATCTTATAATCTTCGTAATCTTTCCAGAAAAGTTGAAATTTTTCATCAATATCATCCCAAGTTATATAACTATCATTTTCGGTACTAAGAATTTTCTTGCCATCAAAAACAACTAAATCACTTTCATGGTCTTTTTTATAACAATCCCATCCAATTCGAATTTCACGAACAGCTTCCAGTTTATCACCTGTATATTTTTCATTCAAATAACCAACATCTTGAATATGTTTATCATTTTTAAGATAAACTTTTGCCTGATGAATGATACAATCAAAATCAACACAGAGGTTATATCCAATTTCTAAAGCTTTACAAATATCTTCCTGAATAGAAATTAATTTATCAAGTTTTTGACATTGCTTAATAGCATAGCGCTTCTTAATAACGTTCATTGTTACATACCTTCTTCATCACAGTCACAACTATTATCATCACTATATTCACTATTCTGATACAACTTAAAACTATCAAAGATGTGGTAAATTCTGGCATAATCTCCACCATAGGTATTATCCAAGTTAAGATTTTTCAGCATTTTTTCAAGCGTATCACAAGTAGCATCAATTAATCTAAGCATGGCTAAAGTACAGTTACCATGAATTTCTTCTACAAAGATATCAGTATAATAAACCTTCTTACCTACTTCTCTATCATAGTTTCCCCAAATATTAGCTGAAATGGTTACACTTTCATTGCTATTTATAAGATTACTTTTAAAATTAATAACAATTGTTGCTTCACGATTAGTTTCGCTTTTAGAAGTAAATTTGATATCACAGTAATTCAAAATCAAATGTAATTCTTTTACCCAACAATATTCATATAACATGTTAAGATTAGGATACTGCTTTTTCATTTGTTCACAAGTCATTTCATGAAAAGGAATAAGTTTTTCTTTATTTTCTTCAATCATATTTTCAGTCTCACTTTCGATTTTTTTAGATTTCCAATCAAGCTCCCCACAAGAAACCCAATTTTCATATTGCCAATCAATATCACTTACCCAAATGAATTTATAATATTTTCCATTATCATCATTTTTAACAACAGCAATATCGCCATTCTCTAATTCATTAGTAGGAATATTATCTAATTGTTTTACATCATGCAATCCATAATAATATTTAATTTTCTTGCCAAAGTTGCTTTTTTTAGACATAACTAAATAAGGTTTACCATTAGCTTCGTATTTAGTTTTATTTTCATTTTTCATTGAAATAAATCCTCTTTATAGATAAAATTATTATAGACTTCTTTTGTCAAATCAACTTTTGTTCCATTATTGTCAATAACGTAATCATAAGCAATTCCTGACTTACTTACACCATCATCAGCATGATTACCGTATTTGCTATTTTCGTCTAAAACTTTTCTATCAACTTTAATTGTTTTACAATAAATTCCCTTTTTATAACAATACTCTTTAATCCATGCAATATCTTTATCTTCTCTTGCATGTAAAAATAGAATTTTTCTATCAAAAGTAGTATAATTATATACTTTTTCAATTTTTTCTTTGAGATATTTATAAGTTACATTATCCCAATAATCAAGCATATCTTTTAATTCACAAAGAAATCGTCTATCCATAGGTCGCTTAGTTTTTTCATCCCAACCCATTAAAGAAGCCCATTTTTTAGCGGGAGCAGAAGTGTAATATTTATGGACAAGACAATGAGGGTCAAAATTGTTCATAGCCGTCCAAACCAAATTACAAAAAGTATCTTTACCAGACCCACCGGAACCATTTATAATATAAACTTTAAAATAAGGCATAGTTTTTCTCCTTGTAAAATCCACAGATAAAATTTTTAAGTTATTATTTATAATGGAAATACCCAATCTTTCGTTAAATGTTTAAGAAAATCTTGTTTTATTGTGTTAGAAATAAAATAAGAAATTGTTTTCCAAGCTGGTTGACTAAGACTATAAACACAAGGAACAAACAACTTTTCATAAATGAACGATTCATCTAAATGTTCGTGGAAAATCAAACCATTAAGAGTAGGAATCTTAAAAGCAAAAATAAATCCATCTCCTCTCGTCCAATTACAATCAATTAAATTGTTAAAACCAAAAAAGGAAGAATCAGAATAATCTTGACTAATATCCTGAGTTAATTTATCAAAAAGTTCTTCACAAAAATCTAAATAATTCATCATAACTTTAATCTTTCTTAATAATTTCTCTTTTACCATCAAGTCCAACAATAATAATATCTTCATTCTTAGTATTAAGAATAACAAAAGGTCTTTGGACACCGCAACAATTCTTTTCAGCAGCTTCAAGAGCAGTAAGAATATGTTGTTCAGGAGTAAAATTTTTCATGTATTTAGTAGTAGCATAAAGACTTCCTTTAGCAGTTACCTCACCACAACCGACAGCAGAATAACCAGCTAAAGGTTCAAGAACAGAATAATCATTTTGAATTTCATAAAGTTTTCCATCAATGCCAACTAAGAAATTACCACCCTTATCTCCACTATCTTTAATACCATTTTCAAAAAGAGTGATAATATTAGGAACAAAAGTAGTAACCATATATTCATGATTTACTTTAGTTTCACCAGAAGGAATTTTATATTTATCAATTTCAGGGAATAAAATTTTACTATATTTAAGCAAATCAATATGTCTAAAAGTAGAAGTACTACCCATAACAACATTTTTTAAAGTAGTATTTCTAAATACTTTAGGATTAGATTCGACATCCTGAGTATAACCATTACTACCAAGACTGTCTGCACCAATCCAAGTGATATTATTTTTCTTATCCGTAAAACCAACGATGCAAGTCATAATTAATTTTTACCTCTATTTAAGTATTTTTTAATTTGATTTTAAATTCAATATTTATAAATTATTTAAGCCTAAAAACAACTTTTTTCTTAACGATGCATTTTTCAATAAAGTTCATTTCTAATAAAGCGTTAAGATATTTTCTTAAAGTAACAGAAGATAATGAACTTATTTGTTCAAGTTTAGTTAAAGCAATATATTCTTTATTTTCCCAGCCATGAGGAAAAGCTTTATTAAGGGCTTGATTTCTATTTACTTTCATTTTAATTAAAAGATAAGTATTAAGCAAGCTATCAATTTTTAATTTTTCTTTATGATTTTCTTTTAAGCAATAAGACATAATAGTTAAATAGTCTTCAATAGTAAGAATAGTAAATTTACCATTAATGTCATCATTATCTACTTTTATAGAAAGCATATATTGAGGAAATCTTTGATATTTTGTTAATAGTTTTTGTTTTTCTTTTTCTATTAATTCTATAGCTTCTTCCACTTGAAATTCACAATGATTAAAGTAATCTCCATATTTAGGAATATCAATAATAGAATCACATATAATTTCTTTTTTGTCGTTTACTATAGTATTAGAAAGTAAATACAAGCAAGAAAGTATTTTACTAATTTTAGAAGCTTTAGTTTTTTGATTTTCCATATTATCATCTATATAACATTCTTCCAAAAACAGAACGCTACTATTTACTTTTCCAAGCATATTCTTATTAATAGCTAAGAATAAATAAGTAAGACAAGTATATGAATTAACAGTATTAGAAAGTTCAATTATACCATTTGGAATTTTAATAAATAAAGAATTGATTTGATTTTGATTAGTTTCTTCCAAATTATAGTCACACCTTTATAGGTCAATTCAATTTTTCAAAAATAAAGTAACATATATTTTTAATTTTGTCAAGTCTTTTCTTTTAAAAACTCTTCTAAAATATAGAAATAATAAAGAAAAAGGTGTATTGAACACCCAAGCATGATAATGCGCGGGTGTATAGTCTTTCTTTTATATTATTTAGTCTATATTCTGTAAGTCACTAAGGACGGCAAAAAAGTCCTTAAAATCACTGGTGTTTGAAGTATTTTTTAAAAATATAGAAATGTATGAGTATCATTTACAAAACTAATGATATCGAAAAAATTTTGTATGAGTAGAATTGACATTTTTAATTTTGACCATCTTTCCTGATGGAAGTATAGCATACAAAACATAGAAAAGTCAAGGGGTTTATGAACATCATTAAAAAATTTTCGGAAATAGTTGACAGAAATAGAAACATGTGTTACAATTCAGACATGAAAGAAAAGTGGATGAATACCAATGAGAATTGTGAATTCGTCCAATAAAAAATATAGAAAGAGAGGTACAACAATGTATAATTCTTAAGCAAAAAAGCAATGCAAAAGCATAGATGAATACATTAAAGCAACCGATGGAGATTGTAAAAAATATAGATATAGACCTTAATAAGAGGACAATTTTTTTAGATGTAGATGATGTTTTGTTAGATAGTTCAGTAGCAGTAATAGCTATTTTAAATTAGCGTTATGGGTTAAATAAGACTTTAGATGATTTGGTTGACTGGGGATACAAAAGTATTTATAGAAATTTAACTAAAGAACAAGTTAGTGAAATTTATGAATCAGAAGAATTTTGGTCATCAGTAAAGCCTAATAAAATATTAATGAAAGCTTTAAAAGATTCTGAAGAAGATGAACAAGGAATTTGGCAACAATATAATTGGATATTACTTACCAAAGGCTCAAAAGAATCACTACAGAAGAAACTTGATTATTTAAATAAAATTCCGTTTTTTAAACGTAATGAATCGAAATGGCGGTATTTTGGATTAGGTCATGGAGAGAAGAAAGAAGATGTTCATATGTTAGGACGGATTCAAATTGATGATAATTATAGTTTTCTTAATAGAACTGATGCAGATTTAAAGATTCTTGTAAGGAATGGTAAAGAGACAAGATTTAATCGACCTAAAGTTGAGACAGAAAATCTTGAAAATTTATATATTGTAGATAATATTTCACAAGTTTTTGAAATTTTAGAATTTATAACAAAATTAGATACTGAAGATATTGACCTTGATGGTTTTGATATTATGGATATGATTACCGAGGTTAGTCAAATTATTTAAAATTCCAGCGAAGGAAGGTAACTAAGTGCGTTTATTTTACACCGTTAAGCTTAATAGTGCATTAATCAAAGAAAACGGCTATAATTTAGACATTAGTTTTCAAGATTGTTTAAAGAGCAATCTAATTGTTTCTTTAGCAGATAGTCAAATGCTAAAGAGTATTCGTGACATAACTGGTTAGAAGATTGATAGAGTCCAGCTTGAAGAATGGTATTCTGAAAGAGATAAATTAAAAAAAGGAAAAAACAGCAAGAATAATAGGGATAGAATTAAAGAGTTACAAAGAAAAATCTATAACATGATGTTTATACCACAGTATATTACTGTAAGCATGGAAAATGTCAAATCTTATCGAGACATCTATGAAAATGGTTTTTCTTTTACTATTGATTGTGGAGAGCCTATTATTAAAACTGTTAAAAATAAAGATGGTTTAAATGAAGATATAGTTGTTGGTTATGAGAAAGTAACGTATCATTACAAACGTTTATCTTGTTCAGCATCTCAAGCACGAGTAAGTACAGTAGTTTTTTGTGAAGAAACTATTTTGCCAGAATTAAAGAGAAGGCTTGATAATGGACGTAATATGGATGATTACAAAATCGCTCCTAGTAAGTATAATGCATATTTTGGTTTATATTCGAGTGCAACAAAAGAAGTTACCAAGCCAAGATTTTGTATAATTCCAGATTATTCAGAAGTAAGACCTGTTGATGTTGATTTTGTGATTGAACAACCAGAAGACCAAGATGATATTGTCGAAGAAAGAACAGTAGACGTTGAATTTAATATGGTCGATGGTTCTGGTTTAATTAGTCCTCAAATGGCTGAACAATGGGGAAAAGACCTTGGAGAAGATTATACTCCTTGTCAATTTTGTATCCGCTGTGCTTTCACAAAAGGGGCTGTAAATGAATTTGATTTTGTTGACTGGTGTAAAGAACTTAACAACGAGAATTATTTAATTAAAGATGTTTACGGCAACTATATAGATGTAAGAAATATTGATGTTATTCTTACAGAAGGTATGGCAAAACTTTGGAGTGCTTGGGATTCTCAAGAAAGTTTTGAAGAAAACTGTCAAAAGAATGGTATCATTTGGGGAGTAACCAAATATGCTCCTAAACAGGATAAAGAAGTAAATACAGCAAATTATCAATTTTTGCAAACTTTAAATCTTACGCCAGAAATGGTAAAAGATGTTTGTAAACCAACAGTTGATTATATTCAAGGTGTAAGTTATGATAATATTTATTACACTTTATTATTTCTTCTTGGTGAAAATTTGACTCAAGATAATATTGAAAATTATATGAAATCAAGCGACAATTATTGGTTAAAGTCTCTTGTTTTAAACAATTCTTTGTTATATGATAAATATTCTAAAGAAAAAGTAAGAGATTTTATTATTAGAAAAATTGAACTTGCTTGTCTTGGAAAAATTATGGTTCATGGTAATTTTCAATGTATTGTAGTTGATGGGTATGCTTTTATGCAAGCTGCTACTGGTCAAAAAGTAACTGGTTTGTTAAATGCAGGAGAGATGTATTCGCAATTTTGGAATGAGAGAAACGTTACTAAAGTAGATACTATGCGTAGTCCTCTTACTCATTTTAGTGAGCATTATCCTGTTGAGTTAAAGAATACAGAAGAAATGAAAAAGTGGTACAAGTATAGTTATAGTGGAGTAATTGTTAATTGTCACGATGCACATACAATGCATTGGGCAGGAAGTGACTATGACTATGACATTATATTTACTTGTGATAATCCAAATTTTATTAATGGTGTTTATCCTGACCAAAGAGTAGTAACTTATAATGCTAAAAAGCCTCATAAAAAGCCAGCGAGAGAAATGACTGATTTGGATTTGTATAATACTGATACATTCAGTTTTGGTACAAGGATTGGTCAAATTACTAATATTTGTTCTACATTTGTTGGTATGTTACCTTTGTTTGAAAAAGGCAGCAAAGAAGAAAAATTACTACAAGACAGAGTTAGGTCATGTTGCGCTGCTCAGTCGAGACAGATAGATAAAACTAAGATTGGTGAAAATGTTAAAGCAGAAGCAACAATTTGGAAACAATATCAACATATAAATCCAGAAGATTCTCCAGAAGAAATTAAAAGAAAAGAATTTCTTAATTCTCTCTTAGCTGATAAAAAGCCTTATTTTTTCAGATACAAATATAATACTTTAAGTAAAGAATACAATGAATTTGTTAAGAAAAATGACCAAGATTGTCAGCTTAGATTTGCTTGCTCTTTAAAAGAGTTATTAGCCAAAGATGAGAATTTATTAAATGAAAGTCAAAAAGAATTTATTAGATGTTATAAACATTTTCTTCCTGTGGTTGATTCTGATTGTGTGATGAATCAAATTTGTAAATATATTGAAAATGTTGATTTCCATATTAGAGAAAAAGTCCGTTCTTCTCAAAACTTTGATTATCATATTTTAATGTCTGATGGTTTTGTAATCAATAAAAAGATATATGAACAAATTAACGATTTAGTATCAAGCAGAATTAAGGAATGGGCAGCTAAAAGAACAGAAAAAGCTCTTGATGGAGCATTTACAAGTAAGACAGTAAATCCAAGCAAGGTTCTTGATAGAGATTTAGAATATAATATTTTAAGACAAGATTTATTAACTAACATTTGTTCTAATGAAGAACAATTAGCAAACCATTTAATATATTTATTTTATGTTGATAAACAGTCTTATAATAAGAATATTCTTTGGGCTTTAGTTGGAAGACAAATATACGAGAATATAAGAAAAAAGACCTCTGTTTATTATTTTCCTCAAAAGAATCCTAATGGTTCTTTAGAGTTTTTATATGAGAAGTATTCTATTGAAAGAGTGCTTGTAAGTCATGAAGAGGAAATTGAAGAAGAGGAAAAAGGTATAAAGGAGGAATCTTTTTATGATTGACATTTATGATGAAGAGGGTTATATTCAAGAAGTTCTTTAGAATGGTTTTTCCCAAAAGTGGTAGAGAGATGCTACTTTATTGGTAAAATATTTTAAGACAGAATATGCGCTTGGAAATTAGCCCTCTTGGAATAAAGCATGGGTTAAAGAAACGATTAAAGAAAAGTGCAAAAAGTATGTACCAACTTATGACCCTAATGTAACTTTTAATAGAGTTAATAAGTTGGTAGATACAACTTGGAAGAATTGGAAGGTTGACCCTGATAATCCAAAAGAATCATCTTAGCTTAGGAAAATAAAAGAGATAAAAATTCCTGAAGCGGTGTTAAACTGGTTTTTAAATCTTGATACATATTATATAACAGACGAAGAAGTAAAAGATATTAAATCAAGGCGTAAAAATGTTAGTGTAAAGAATCATCCAATTACAATGGCACGAGCTAAATATTTATTTACTTTATACGTATGGACAAAAATTTAGGAAAACTATTTAAGTAGACCTAATATACATTATCTTGAGAAATATAATAAGAAGTTAAGAAATGATGCTGATTTAAAGCCAAGTTTTTCTCTCACGAAAGAAAGAAACGTATTATTTGATTTAGGATTCATAGATATAAATCATGGACTTGGAGTGACTCCTATATTTATGGACAAAGAAGATTTCAAAGAAGCGGAGAAAGATGAAAAGGTAATTTTATTGGGTCGGAATGACCTCTATTTGTGCGGAAAATGGCTCGAAATGAGGAAATTCGGAACTTTTAGATGCCAAAAGTGTCGGAAATTATTTCCTCTTTCAGAAAAAAATAAAAAAGGTAGACCTAAAAAATATTGCGAAGAGTGTGCTAAATCAATTGGTCACGGAATTACGATGGATACAAAATTGGTAAAAATTACTACCACTTGTGATAGATGTGGAAAAGAAATTGAGTTGACTTCTAAATATTCTTCCAAGGGTCATTATTGTTGGAAGTGTAGGGCAAAGTTACATGCTGAAGCTCAAGAAAGATATTCTAAAAAGTCAAAAACTGATTTACCCTCCGTAAAAAAGATAGAGTAATTTTTTCCATATAAAATAAGGCAAAAACGGCAACTTTTTAAAAAAATAATGTCTGCATAGGTGGAAGGAAGAATAGAAACGCTCCTTCCAAAATTAAAAATAAAAAGGATTGATAATTTATATGATTAAGGTTTCTAAATACGAGCGTAAAGAATTAGAGAGAGTCGGTCTTCTTAAGGATAGACGTGTTGGTTTGAATCCACAGGATGCTAACTATACTGTTACCAATAGAGAGCATGTCGGTCGTGACAAGACTATTTATGTTGCTGAAGAACCTGAGATTATGCTTTTTTTGGGTAAGTATGATGATTTGAATCTTCAGAGAATTAGTGTTAATCAGTATAATAAGCTTGTTGAAAAGAAGATTTTGAATGATACAAACACTCAGCGTTGGGGCGAATATAAAGTCAATGCCATTTGCTTCCAAGATTCTTATGGTGTTTATCGTTGTAAGAAGATTTCTAAGATTATGCTTGAGCTCGGTATTTGGAGTAATAACAAATCTAGGGGAGGCTACAAGTTCGTGCCGAAAGTTGTTGAAGCTCATACTGAGGAATAATAGAAACATTTTCTAAAATTTTCGAAAAAAACTTTCAAAAACTCTTGACAAGAATACAAAAATGTGTTATATATAAAGCGAGTCAAGGGAAAACCTTGATAAATAAAGGTTTTAAAAGGTAATTTTAAAAAATAAAATTTAAAAGATTTAAAGGAGTATTTAATATTATGGTTAAGAATGAATTTATTGCTGCTATTAAGGACACTGAGGTTTGTGCAGACATTTCCAAGAAGGACATTGAGGCTGTCATCAAGGGCATGAGTGAGGTTCTGCTTGATGTTATCAGCAAGAATGATGCGGTTAAGGTCGGGTCAGTTTTGACCATCGGCGGTAAGCATCGTGATGAGCGTAAGGGTCATAATCCGGCCACGGGTGAAGCCATCACTATTGAAGCCCGAGATGGTGTTCCATACGCTAAGTTCTCTTCTGTTGCTAAGGCTTAATAGAGAACAAGATACAAAGTAGATTTCTTTCGGATAAAGAAATCTATATAAGTTAAAAAATAGCTCCAAGTCATCTTAGGGTGGCTTGGGGCTTTTTATATAGGTGATACAATGACAAGATTTAGATTAATTAAAGCAATTATGGATGAAACGGGATATGACAAAGAAACTGTTTCTAATGTAATTGAATCTTTAGAATACAAAATTCTTGATACCATTGCGATGGAAGATTAGCTTGATTTTGTGTTTGGCTCTATTTATGGAACTACCAAACCATCTCATAAAATTACAGGATATGTTTCAATGCTCCCTGAAATTAGAAAACAAAAAGCTTGGTCTTCTGCATTTTTAGGATATCCAATGATTAAGTTTAGTAGAGAGGCTAAAAATTGTGATAGAGTTTATGCAAATGAATTCTTTGCTTGGCCTGAAAATAGATATACTTCGTTAGCTAGGAGGTATAGACAAGATGTTGGAGACCCTGAAATTCCAGAATACGAAGGCTTGTCTGAAGAAAAAATTCAAGAGTTGTGTCAAAAAGCGGATGAAGAAAAAAAAGGTCCTCAGTCTCCTCATCAAAAAGCAAGAGAGGCGAGCAATGAAAGAAAAAGGATTAAACATCAAGAAGCTCGTCATGCTTTAATGAGGCAAATGGACCTAGAAAAACAAAGAGAAAATGGAGTTCCCGAGGAAGATTTGGTTGAGCGACCATTTGAAGATATTTTAGAAGACATGAAAGCTGAATGGTGGCAAACTCACGAAGATTTTCAAAAAAACTGGAAACCATATTTGGCCGACCCTGAAAAAGTCAAGGAAAGGCAAGCTGCTCGTTTGCAACATGCAAAAGAGCATAAAGAGTGGATGAAACGACAAGCTGAACTCAAAAATAAAAGAAACGAAGTTTGGCAAGGAGAAATTAACGATGATGGAATAGCAGTTGAGAAAAACGACGGTTGAATGGTTTTATCGCTGGGTTGGTTTTAGTGTGGCTAATGGCAAGCATAAATGGATTATTGATATTTATAATAGGATAACTCCCTTACCAGCAAACCATATGATGCTGTATACAGAACCTTGGTGTGCAGCTACCGTTTCCGCTCTTGGGGAGAGATTAAATTTGACGGAATATATCTATCCTGAATGCAGTTGTAATAGAATGATAGCTCTCTACCAAAATAATGGAAGATGGGAAGAAAGAGACGATTACAAGCCTCAAATTGGAGATTTATGTTTTTACGATTGGCAAGATAATGGAGTGGGAGAATGTACTGGAGAAGCTGACCATGTTGGCATGGTTTGTGACGTAAGTGGAAATACCTTTAAAGTTTTAGAAGGAAATTATTCCAATGAAGTTAAGAGTCGCACAATGCAAATTGATGGTAAATATATTAGAGGTTTTGGTTTACCAAATTATGCTAAAGCTGCAATTGGTTATAAAGTTCCAGTTGATAAAACCAATATTAGAACTATGGCTGGTCAAGTACCCTATTTAAATATAGACAATAATAACGAAGCTGTTAAGATGGCTAAGATTCTTTTTAATAGTTTAGGGTTTAATGCTGGGACAGACACAATTTTCGATGAATAGCTGGAAAATGTAGTAAAACAATACCAAAAGATGTATGGTTTGAGATAGAACGGTGTAATTAACAGAGATGTTTGGTTGTTATTGCTTTAGGGAAAACCTAAGAAGTAATTAATTATTAAGAGAAGGATGGTGAATTTTATGGCTGGACCTGCTCGCAGAAAGTCTCTTAAAACTCTAATCAAGGAAGTGACAGTTGGATTAGCCAACACTTTCCGTAACAATATTAATGAAAATAATAAGAATATTGCGGAAACAGTGGATAATTTACCTGATATCGCTATCAGTAAAGAACAACCAGTTGATTAGAAAGCAGGAGACTTCTGGTTTCAAATTGTAGATTAATTAAATTTTTTGGAATTAAAAGGTTTAGAAGGTGTGTTAAATGGCTAAATTAACAAACAATAGGGCCAAAGCTGCCATTGCTAAAGAATAGAAAAGATTAGATGCCATTCAAAAGAAAATGGAGACACAAAGAAAAAAAGAGGAATTTGGAGAATCTTGGAAATATTCTTTAAAAGATGAGCATAAACAGGCTCTAAAAGAAATTGTTGGGGACTTTGGTACACCAAATCTTGTAGATTCTGTTGATTATAATAGTTTTTTTGACCCTATTAATTTTTATAAAGAAGAAGATGGAAGTGTAAGATAGCTTGATTACAAGAAATACTTGGAATATGAAGAAGCTTATCAAGAAGTTATTGATGATTGTGATAAAATTATAAATGATGAAATAGATACTTCTAACGATTCAGCTAAAGAGCAATTAAGCACCCATCTTACTAAAAAAACAGAAAAGAAAAAGAGTAAGCCTAAGATACCCGAATACTTACAAAAGCTTTATTAGAATTGGACAAAATATTTTAATAGGTTTGTTCCATTGTATGATAAATATGTATGTTCATGTTGTGGAAAAGCATTGCCACAAGATAAATATTTCCTTGCATACAATGAAGGGAATTTGGGTAGAATAGAAGCTAATGGAAAAATGCACACACATATTTGTATGGATTGTTGTAAAAATTTATACGAATATTTGTTCTATGAAAAAGCAGACAAAGATGGCGAAAAAGCAATGAAATGGCTTTGTAGTTATCTTAATATATATTATGATGATGTTAGTTATCTTAAAGCTAAAAAAACAATGGAGGAGAAAGATAGAAAAACTCATATAGTTGAAGAATATATGAGTGTTATTTCTCGTAGTGCTACTTTAAAAGGAAAAGTTTTTTTGGAATCGCCCGATATTGATGTGAATCAAAATAAAGGGGATTCAAAGGCTGATAAAATAATTAACAGCAATACAGGCAATGTGCCTGAAGATTTAGAAGAAGAATGGAGTAAAGCTGACCTCGAAGCAAAAAGACAAGTTATCAAGATGGTTGGTTATGACCCGTTTTATTTTGAAATTGAAAAAGATAGAAAAATTCTTTATAAAGATTTACTTGGTATGATGGAACAGGGTATGGAGCTTGATGGACTTAAAGTCCAAGCTGCTATTTAGATTGTTCTTTCTTTTAAAAATATTCGTGAATTAAATGAAAAATATAGAAAGAAAAGTGACGAAGATGCTCCTGTTTCAGAATTAAAAGCGTTATCTGAATTAAAGAAAAAAGAACTCGAAACAATTACAAGCTTTAGTAGAGATAATGGCTTTGGCGAGCGTTACGCTATTAGTAAAGCCAAAGGTGAAAATACTTTCTCTGGTATTATGGCTAAGATGAATGAGATGAAGTATGAAAATGCTATTCTTAATATGTATGATGTTGAGACTAGCAAGAGTATTAATCAAGCTGCTGATGCAAGTTTTGCAGCTATTTTCAATCAACTTAGCATGAGTGAAGCGGAAGTATACAAAACTTGTCAAGATTAGCTTAAAAAATTGCTTTCGTTGCAGAGAGAAAACGCCACCCTTACTGAAAATTTAAGATTGGCTAAACGTGAATTAGCTGAGAAAAAATTGGAAGAAGAAAAACGTCAGTACGACAAAGAAAATGGTGATGATGGCGATAATTGGGGTGGTTATTAATGATTAATGTTATTTTTAATGACTTTAGTTACGAACTGCTTCCAAAAAGAAAAGAAATTTTTGAAAAATATACTAAGATAATTTAGTGGGGAAGAGCAAACCCAACAAGATTTATTGAAGATTTTTTTAAAATATAGTTAACTGATATGCAAAAATATGTTTTGCTGAGTAGTTGGTGTCCTGCAAACTGTGTGTGGCTTATGGGTCGTAACAGTGGTAAGTCGTTTTTAGCTGCCCCTTTTATGATGTCAAGAGCACTTTTATTACCAAATACTAATACATATATTATGGCTCCAAGTGGAGGTCAGTCTCAAGAAACATTTTAGAAGATGGAAGATATGGCAAAAGGTAATATCGCTTCTTTGCTGGGAACATCTTCTGTGTTCTTAGATGAGTGTATTAGAGCAAATACTTAGGCAGACCCGTTTACTCACCCTAAGAGTGGATATACAGTTAGCTTGTATAATGGTAGTACAATTAATACGTTAAATAGTGTAATAAAGAACATCGTAGGTATCAGGTAGGAAAACTGCCGTTTCAAAATGAAGCCAAGTTTTATTTTGAGAATATTTGGCTAAAGGCTATTCTCAAGGAGATAAAATGAAAAATAATTATATAGTTTACAAACATACTTGTAAAGATAATGGAAAAGTTTATATTGGATTAACAGGTATGTCTTTGATAGAAAGAACAGGCAATAATGGAGAAGGGTATCTTCATAAAAAGAAAAATGGAGATTGGGTTCAACCTCAAATTGCTCGTGCAATCATAAAATATGGATGGGATAATTTTGACCATGAAATTTTGTTTGCTAATTTGACAAAAGAAGAAGCAGATGAAAAAGAAAAAGAAATGATTGATTTTTATGATTCAAGAAATCCTAAAAAGGGATATAACACAAGAGAAGGTGGCTCTAATGGACCTTTAAGTGATAAAACTAAGCAAAAACTTAAAGAAACTATGGAGGGACGTTATGATGGTGAAAAAAATCCTTTTTATGGAAGAAAACATTCTGAAGAAACAAAAGAGATTATTCGGAAGAAAAATAAAATTCATTCTTTAAATAAAGATATAACTGGTGAAAATAATCCTATGTATGGAAGAAAATTAACAGCGGAAGAAAGAAAGAAACGTGGAGAAGCTCAAAAAGGAAAACACCATTCAGAAGAATCTAAGAAAAAGATGAGTGAAGCAAGAAAAGAATGGTATAGAAATCACCCTGATTACAAAAGACCAGAAAGAACAGAAGAGCATAAAGAAAAAATGCGACAAGCAATGCTTGGTAGAGAAATGGATGAAGACTGGAAACGAAAAATTGGAGAAGGTCATGCTCCTTATTATTGCATTTGCGTTGAGACGGGAGAAAAATTTCCTTCATTTGCTGAAGCAGGAAGACAAAAAGGTGTGGACAAAGCTTCTATACAAAGAGTGATTAGTGGAAAACAAAATACTGCTGGTGGTTTTCATTGGATAAAAGAAATAAAACAATGACATTTTGAAATAATTAGAGGGCAAAATCGGTGGAGTCTAAGTTATTAAATAAGATAATACCGAGTTAATTTATTAGATTGCGAAAGGCTAATAAATAATGTAACGCATAGTGAGTGAATAAATATAATCTCGCCACGAGTGTCCTCCACGCAAGCCAAATGCGTGAAAATTTATGCTGGGCTTATAAGAAATTATAAGAAGTGAAGATAAAAAGCTTCACGATAACAAGTCGCAAATTTCTCAGTCTACGATGAAGCGGGAAAAATCGACAGGACATTCTTTGCCCTGTCTCGTCCTTTTACTGCACAGGATACAAACTTTATTACTGGTGATGGTATTAATACAGATATATATCCAAGACAATTACCGAATAAAAAGTTATTGTTAAGTTCTGCTGAAGGTATTGATAGCGAACTTTTTGACCAATATAAGATGGCATTTGAAAAAATGTTATTAGGAGACCCCAATTATTTCGTGTGTGATATTAGTTGTGAGTTTTCATTACATCCTTTTATGAATGGTAAGCCTATGAAACCCCTGATTACTTAGGATGAAGTTGATAACGCATTTGCTACTAATCCATACAAAGCAGAACGAGAATACAGGAATCGTTTTGACAGAGACGGTGGTGAAGATGTTTTTGTAAAACGTTCAACGATTTTACGAAATAGCTTTGCATACTATCCAGTATATGAAAATGACGGCGAGAAAAAATATATCGTCTGTTACGACCCTGCATCGAAATTAGATAATTCTATTGTTTTAATAGGAGAATTGTTCAGAGATAAAGAAAAGGGTTTAATGTTAAAAATAGTCAATTGTGAGAACTTGATTGAGCTTTTACCTAACGGTGATAAGGCAATAATTCAAAAGCCTCAGCAAATTGAAATGATAAAAGACCTTATTATAAATTATAATAGAGGTGCTTTAGATTATGATAATATTGAGCTTGTTTGTATTGATGCTGGTGCTGGCGGTGGAGGATTTGATATTTCTCAGTTCCTTTTAAATGATTGGGTAGGTTCTGATGGTAAACGTCATTTAGGTCTTATAGACGAAGAAGACCCATATATGAAATTACGCGCAGATGATTATCCTGCAAATATAAGAAAATTGCAGTTATTCAATTTTAAACGTGATAAAGTTCAAGCTTATGAAAGAACTCAAGCTGCAATTAACCAAGGATTAGTAATGTTTCCAAAGAGTTTAAATGCTCGCAACGAGATGGAAATTGAAGAAATTGCTTCTGATGGAACAACTTCAATAAGATATGAAAAGGTTTCGTTTGATGAAATGAATTCTTTGATATAGATTGATTTAACTAAAGAAGAGTTAGTTGGTATGCAAAAGCAAAAAAGACCAAACGGTACGATTGTTTTTGAACTTTCGCCTGACGCCAAGCAAAAAAACATGCATGATGACCGAGTTGACTGTGTAGCAATGATGTGTAATCATTTGATGGAGTTGCGTGCCAAAGAAGTGTTGGAATTGGAAGAAAAACCTAAGACGGAATTTAAAGAAATGTTTGCAAAACAAAAGAGTGCGAACAAGAGTAATAGTTCTAATCCTTTTAATGGATTAGGACAGGTCAATCCACTTTCTACTAAATATAGAAGAGGTGGAAGGTTTGGTTGATATTAACGATTAATATAACAAGAAAGGAGGAGTAGGATTTTGTTAAAAATAAATAATGGGGCAATTTCATTAACTCGTGGAGATGATTGCACAATAGATTTACAGATTTATACTCCTGATAATTAGGAATACAGTCCAAGAGAAGGAGAAAAAGCAAGGTTTACAGTTAGAAAGCATCCTTTGTACAATAACGCTACTCCTCCTTTAATCGAAAAAGATTTTGAATTTGTTGAGCTTGAAAGCACTTCTAAGAATGAAAAAGATGAAGAAAAGACGAAAGTTTGGCGAATTAAAATTAAAGGAATTGATACGAAATTTCTAACATACGGAGGATATTTGTACGACGTATAGTTTTGTGATATAAAAGGAAATATAACCACTGTTTGTAAAGGCAAATTTATATTGACATATGAAATTGGGTAATACTCCTTATTAAAAGAAATGAAAGGAGAGTTTTATTTACGATGGTAAGAAGAGATTATAGTGGAATGACACTGATAACGCCTGATTCTCCTAATTACAATAGAGGAGTATTATATGGTGTATTAAATGCTGGAATTGAAGAAATTCCTGCAAAAGATATGAAGCTTGAAGATTTAAAAGATGTAAATATATCTGAAAGTGGAGTAGAAAACAAAGATATTCTCATGTATAATAAAGAGAATGAAGCATGGGAAAACAAGAATATGGATAAGTATTTGGAAGATAACTTGGTAGATGGTGGTGGAGTCCCACGGTTCTAAGGAGTCTTTTTCAAATAGATAGCTATTTAATTATAGCGAATTAAAATATTTTGCAAAACATTTTAATTAAGTAAATAGGAGGTGTAAAGACAAGAATGGCTGATATTAATAAGCTGCAAACGCTCATCCAACTGCGTCGTGGTTTTCAGGCACAGTGGGATGCAGTGGCTAACACTTACATTCCTAAAGCTGGTGAACCTTGTGTAACTCTTGATGGTAAGAACAAGGGTCAGATTAAGATTGGTGATGGCACTTCCACATGGGGAGAACTTAAGTATGTTGGTGTCAACGAAGGTGCTATGCATTTTATTGGTACTGTTGCTACGAAGGCTGAACTTCCTGAAAGTGCTGAAGCTGGTGACATTTATCAAGTAACTGAAGATAGCAAATTGTATATTTGGGATGGCGATAGCTGGGAGATTTTTCATGCTGTTGACCTGAGTAATTATTACACCAAAAAAGAGACTGATAATCTTGTAACTGTTGAGATTAGTAAGGTTAATACTAAGATTGAAAATCTTGAAACAGAGCTTGCTAAAGATTACGCTCTGAAGGCTGACCTTGATGTTATTAAGGTTTATGGTGATACTGCATCTGATACTTCCATGGAAGTTAATGGACAGAAGTATAATACTGCCAGTGAAGCTATTGCGGCTGTAAGTGATGGTGGCACGATTAAGTTGAGTGGTGGCCTTGGTGCAGATGAAGTTATTAATGCTGACAAGAAGTTTACTCTTGATATGAACAATGCAGTTATTGTTGATAACGAGAAAACTCCTGTTAATGTTGATGTTAATGGTGCTTTAACTCTCACTGGTAACGGTAGTGTTGAATGCAACAAGAATGGCAAACCTGCTATTAATAACAATGGTAATTTAACTATTGAGAATGGTAGTTATACTCGCAGTGTTGATGAGAAGGGTAATTCTTATTATACCATGGTCAACCATGGTAATACTGTGATTAACAATGGTATTTTCCAAGCTCCTCGGATTATTTCGAGTATGATTTCCAATGGTTATTGGGATTACGCACAGGATTATAAAGCTGGCGAAATGGCAGAATATCCTGAATTGACTATCAATGGTGGTACATTTATTAACGCTTTCTATGTTATTAAGAATGATGACAATGGTAAGCTTTATATTAATGATGGTAACTTCTATGGTACTATTTTCAACAATGGTTACGAAATGGTTGTTAAAGGTGGTAATTTCAAGGTTACTGATGGGACTTACAATATTGGTATGCGCAAGTTGAATGATGTAATGAATTCTGGTAAGTTACTCATTGAAGGTGGTACATTCTATAGCAATGGCGAAGTTAACTTTAAGCACAATGGTGGTGGCGAAGAGCCTGAAGTTGTTATTAAGGGTGGTAAGTTTAGTGCTGTTGTACCTGAGAAATATATTGCAGAAGGCTATGAACAGAAGTACATAGATGGCTACTATGTTGTAAGTGCAAAAGCTTAAGGAAGGAGGATGACTAATGTTTAAATTAGCGTATGTAGACAAGGCAAAAATTGAAAATAGCATTGCACAGCAAGTCATCCCCGAAGAGAGCTTGATTGTGACAAACAGTGAGACAAAGGATGCTGAACTGAGCTATTATGATGAAAAAGGTAATTTAAAAAGCATTGTAAAAAAGACTCAATTTGAGAGTTTTGCTGAAGCTCAATATTGGATTGCTAAATATGGTAACTACGAAGGTGAGACCATATCTGTACTTGAGAATGGTAAATGGAACACATACACTGTCAATAAAGATGGTGAAATGAATCAGATAGTTTATCAACAGGATATGGTGTCTCTGTTGGACGATTTAATTATTGATGGTGGCGGTGCTCCTGAAGCCTAATGACTGAGGAAGGGAGGACTACCAATGGCAAAAGTGATTAATGCAGTACTTCGCTTAAGAAGGGATAATGATTACAACTACGAAAAGGTTGGTAATAGTTTTATTCCTGCTTTTGGCGAAGTTTGTTTAGTAGATACTGCCAAAAGTGGATTGAGAGTTAGAGTTGGCGATGGTAAGAGTAATTATAATAATCTTGAGTATGCCGATGATATTTTTGTAAAAGCCTATTTTAATAAAGAGGACGAAAAATTTTACAAAGATGCAGAATTTTCAGAACTTTTAAGTGGTAATACAAATAGAATTTACATTGATTTAAACAATGGAAATACCATTTATTATTTCAATGGTGAACAATATGTGGTAGTTGGCGCAGGGATTCTCCCCACCGCTTCTGCTACAATTGCTGGTGTCATGAAATTATATGATGTCACTGGTGATAACGTTGATGGCACTATGACACAAAAAGCCATCACTGATGAATTAAATCAAAAATTTGAGATGAAAGTTAATCAAGATGATGAATCTCTTATTTTTGCAAATAATCTGTAAAAGATTTTTATTTTTAGATATACGGAGGAATTAAATTATGGCTATTTTTGACCCTAAGAATCTGCCTGTTATTAGTAAGCTGACAATTGGTGATAAGACTTATTATCTTAAGGATGCTGAAGCCCGTGAACTTCTTGCCAAGCTTGGTACTGCTGCTCAGAAGGATGTTGCTGCTGGTGTTAGCGCTGACGAGCAGGGTCTTGTAACTGGTGCTCAGGTTCAGGCTGCTATTGCTGGTATTTCTGGCTCTATGCACTTCCGTGGCGTGGTTGAGTCTTTTGACGATATTACCGACCCTGCTGCTGGTGATGTAATTATCATTGGTGTTAAGGAATATGTGTATGGTGGTGAACCCGCTTCTTGGCACGAGCTTGGTGATGAAAGCATCTATGCTCTGAAGACCGTTACTATTGGTACTCAGAATCTTTCTGCTAACATCAATCTTGCTACTCTTGCTACCGATATGGGTCTTGGTGCTCTTTCTAAGAAGGATAGTGCTACTGGTACAGTTCCCGGTCAGACTATTTCTGGCGTGAAGGCCACTGGCAAGGTTACTGGTTCTATTGCTGTTGCTCTGAATCAGACTGCTACTGCTGCTACTCTTGCTAAGAGCGCATACACCCCTGCTGGTGAAATCGCCGCTGATGTGACTGCTACTGGTAAGGTTTCTATTGCTAAGGATGCTGAGAATGGTGTTCAGATTTCTGGTTCCGTGTCCGCTCCTACTGTGACTGTAACTCCTGCTACCGATAGTATTAAGAAGGTTACTTCTGTTGGTACTCTTCCCACCAAGGCTGCTGATAGCTTCACTGCTAATGGCGATGATGAATTTACTCAGGGTTCTCAGGCTGCTTGGAGTGCTGATGTTGATGAGAAGAGCGAGACCTTGAGCTTCTCCTTCACCGCTAATACTCTGCCTACTTTCAAGCAGGGTGCTAAGGCTTCCTACACCGAGGGTGCTTTCGATGCTGGTTCTCTGCCCACTCTTGCTGCTGAGGGTACTGCCGTTGTTACTGGTATTACCAGTGCTACCGCTACTGCTCCTGTGTTTACTGGCGATAAGTTCGCTGCTACCTTTACTGGTGATAAGAACACCGTTAATGCTGCCTTTACTGGTACTGAGGTTCAGGTTGTTTCTGGTGTTACTTATGACAAGGCCACTGTTAACGCTGCTGATACTAAGTTCACCGCTGATGCTGTTGAGCTTGCTGTTGGTGACATTACGGTTGCTGCCAAGGACGTTACTGTTCAGTAATTTTAATCTTAATAAGATTGATTATTGTAGAGTAATTTAATTTAATTAATTCAGAGAGAGTCTGAATAAGGCTCTCTCTGTTTTTAAGTGAGAGGTGGAAAAGTGACTAATAGAAAGGTTTTAGCTACAATAGAAAAAATGCAAAAAGCAAATCCTGATTTAGAAGTATTAGAATTTACGAGAGTAAAGGATGTTGGAAGATTCAGATGTAAAAAATGCAACAACGAATTTTCTATACGAGGAGATAGCTTTTGGAAAAGACATTACACTTGTCCAATTTGTGAAGAAGAGTAGAACAAGAAAAACAAGTTGCCAGATAATACTAAAAACTTAGTTTCTGAAGTTCGACCAGATTTAATTAAATTCTTCAAAGATAAAAATTTAGCTTCTAAAAGAGGAATAAACTCGAAAGAAAAAACGTGGTTTAAATGCCCTGAATGTGGAGAAGAAGAATTTACATCTGTTAGGACTTTTTGTAAAAGAGCGCATCCATGCAAAAACTGTGACAACAAAGCAGTTTCCATGCCTAATAAGATTTTAAGGGCCTTGTTTCAACAAACAAAAAATAATTTTAATTATACAAAATTAGAGTGGAGTCCTGATTGGGCTGGTTTGTATCGTTATGATGGATATTTTGAAACTTTTGAGGGAGATAAAGTTGCAATAGAAATGCATGGTCAGCAACATTATAAAGAGGTACAAAATTGGGACAGAGGAAGTTTCGAAAGAGATAAAATAAAAATTGATTTAGCAAAAGAACATAATATAAAATTAATAATAATAGATTGCAGAGAAAGCTTGTTTGAATTTATTAAAGCTAATATTTTAAAAAGTGAATTAAGCAACTATATAAATTTTAATGAAATTGACTGGGTTAAAATTATGGAAGCAAGTTCTAAACCCATTATGAAGGAGATTGCTGATTATTTTACTTCTGGTATGACCACTGGAGAAATAAGAAAAGAAACTGGATTTGACTATCATACTATTCGAACTGCATTATAGAACGCTACGGAAATTGGATGGTGTAATTACAGCGCCAAGAAAGAAAAAGAAAAGAAAATGAAATTGGTTGAAGTGGTTGATTTGCAAGAAAGAAACTCTTTTCAAATGCTTTGTGTAAATGAAGTTTGTAGATATTTTAAAGAAAAATATAATATTGGCTTATATCCACGGACAATTAAGAAAAGGATAGAAGAAAAAGGCGAGGAATGGTAGAAAGAGAATCCATATCATAATAGATTTATTTTTAAATATGTTAACAAAGTAAACGATTAACAACGCTCAAGTTAACCGTTTGCAGACAGTGAGCGAGTTTACAAACGATTACGACACCGAGAGAGAGATATAATGTTTCTCTCTCGGTTTTCTAAAAGACTGAAAAATTTTTATAGAACTCTTGACAAATCTTTGTTTTTATGGTATAAAACAATTATCTTCTGATTAAGAAGAAATTTTATATTGAGGTAGTGCATTATGATAGAATATAGACCAGAAGAATTTGTTTTATTTGATAGTCCCTTAAAAGAAGACGGGTCGGTTTTTACACAAGAAGATTTGGAAAGGCTTGGTTGGTGGTATATTGAAAAAGATTCTTGTATTTTAGTTCAAGCTAAACAAAAAGGTAATGTAATGGTTGGCATGGATGGAAAACTTATAACTATTGACAATGAAGATTTGACTAAAGGTGCAATTTTGAAAATGTTTAGCAAAAGATTACTTAAACATTTAGGAGAAAATAATCCTTTGTCTAAGAAGTATGAAGTGTCTATTTTAGATGACGAAGGAAACTCTTTTATTTTATATGACGCTGAAGAAAAGGAAAATTTTTATATTAGTCTAGTTAGGATTGATAGAGACGCAGAATGGAAAGAAAATAAGCATCTTTACTTTTTAATTGATTTGAAGAATGAGCCTTTGTTAGTTGAAGAATATTTAACTTGGTTGTTTGCTAATTTAGAGTGGACTAAGTTTAGAGAATTTTTTGGTTACTCTCCAGTTAGTACAGAAGATGGTTGTGTAAAGCGTAATGACCCAGATGATGACTTTAATAAAATTTTAAGCGAAACTTGGAATGAAGTTAGAGATTCACAAGAATATAAGCAATTAATTTCCGACTATAAACAAACTATTGAAACGCCACTTGAATAAAGTGGTGTTTTATTATATCCAAATAAAAACAATTTTTTATTATTACAATTTAATAAAAACAAAAAGAGCTGTATTTATGAAATCTACCTTTTTAATTTTAGATTTTATAAATATGCTCTTTTTGTGTTATATAAAATTTAATATAAAGTATAATAAATTTTAATATAATACAAAAAAGTATAAATCAAACTCACCTATTAATTTAGATGAGTTTTTAATTTATCCGTGTTGTACAGACGGATAAATATAAATATTAGAAAGGAGATTGAAATGGCTAATATTAGTAAAATCAAACTTCCTAATGGAAACGCTTATAAATTGGTCGATGCCGAGGCACAATAGGCTCTTGGTCAATTAACGAGTGATATTGACACTTTAAAGACAACGCACTTCTTGACTTATAAAGACAACACGCACACAGAAGCACAAATTAAAGCACTTACCTCAGCTAAAGTTGGAGATTTTTATATTGCTTCTGATACTGGTACTGCTTGGGTATGTGTCACAGCAATTAATGGTACAGCAAGTGCTTCTTCGTGGGAAAAAGCTGGTTCTAGTGCAGATGTTTCTGCTTTTGTAACAGCAGTAGATGCGGGTGCAATTACTGATACTGTACCTCAGACTTTTGAAGGGCATCAAGTTGGTGAATTTGTTTTAAAGACAGATGTTGTTAATAATTTGACTTCTACGGCTACTAATGTACCGCTTAGTGCTGCTCAGGGTAAGGCTTTAAACGACAAAATTGCTACTGCTCAGACTGCCGCCAACGATGCTCTTCCTAAATCTGGTGGAACGTTAACTGGCATTGTAGCAGCTCAAAGCAATACGGACTATACTACAAAACAAATTAGAAATGTTATTTTGTCCACTTCTGAACCAACCTCTAGTGATGGAGCGAATGGAGATATTTGGATAAAGTATACAAATTAAGGTGGTGACTTATGGCTACTTATAACGGAAATTCTGATACTATAAGTAAGTTAGTAAATGGAGATATAATTAATTACGCATATTCTGGTGCAGTAAAGAATATTTCCTTGCCAAAAGGTCAGTATAAATTAGAATGCTGGGGAGCTCAAGGTGGTACTGGTTATACAAGAGTTGGTACATCGAGTACCAATACATATTATACAACCATAACTTCAAGTAATTATAGCAATTATTTTACTATAAGTAATGGTTCATATTATTTTAGTCCTGATTCAAGCGGAAATTGGTCTGCTAACAACTTAGGATAGAATAGTACAACTGCTACTACAACTTGGACTTGTACCAGTAGTGGCACTTATAGACTTACTTGGACCTATGTTACAGAAACAAGATACGACAAATTAACAGTTAACGCGAATGGAACGACTTATGCTGATGCTGTATCTGGTAATTCAAATGGTAGTGTTACTGTTAATTTAACCAATGGAGCTACTATTGAGGCTACTTATAGTAAAGATAGCTCTTAGAGTGCAAGTGGAGAAAAAGCTGTAATTACCATTGAAAAACAAGAGAGTAGTACTTCTTGGTCTTATGGTTCTTCTACTTCTTACAGTGGAGGTAAAGGTGGTTATTCAGTTGGTACTCTAACTTTAAAAAATCCATCTACTATTTATGTTAATGCTGGAGGACAAGGCTCATCTAATAATACTACAAGTAGTAATGTAACGGTTTCAGGTGGTTTTAATGGTGGTGGTAATTCTAAAACTGGTTATTACCATGATGCTTTTACCACAGGTGGCGGAGGAGGACGGGCTTCTGATGTTCGTCTTGATTCTGATGATTTATATGCTAGAGTGATTGTTGCTGGTGGTGGCGGTGGAGCCGCTGGAGCAAATGATTCTTCTAAATATGGTGGTGGTGTAAACGGTGGCTCTCCTGTTTCTGGATTTGCTGCTTCCGCAACCACCGCAGGAACAAATGGTTCTTTTGGCACAGGTGGAAACCATACAGCAAGTTATAATTATAAATATCGTTCACGGGGCGGTGGTGGAGGTTGGTATGGAGGAGGCTGTGTTACTTCTTCTTCCGATTCTAATGCCGATACTATAAGAGGTAGTAATGGTGGTGGTTCTGGATATGTTTATACATCATCTACTGCTTCTAATTATCCATCTGGATGTAAATTAAACTCCACTCATTATTTAACAAGTGCAGAAACTCATGCTGGAAACACGTCCTTTACTTCTATAACAGATGGTATTAATGAAACTGGACATAGTGGTAATGGTTATGTTCGTATTACTGTTATTAAAATTGACTCGATAAATATTCCTTGTAAAGTTGATGGAGTTTGGAAGACAGGAGATACTGTAAAAGCTAAAATAGATGGATTATGGAAAGATGCTGAGGCTACTTATGTAAAAATAGACGGCGTATGGAAATAGCAATAATTTGTAATTATTTTTAAAGAAAGGAGTGGTAAAATGGCTGCATATAATAAAGAATTAAGAGACAGTACAGGTACTAATATTATTTATCCTTTAACTAAAGCAGGGAATGTATATATGGATGATAACACTACAGTACAAGCTTCTATGCCAATTGTAACTCTTAATGGTACAAAAACTACGACAGTCGGTATTTATGCTCCTATAGATTCTGGTACAAAGGGGCAAGTTTTGACTAGCAATGGAACTGGAGCGCCCGTTTGGGCTGCTGCAAGTACCGGTCCTGATATTCAGGTAAGTTCAACAGAACCTTCAAATCAGAAGAGTGGAGATTTTTGGTATCAAATAGTTTGATACAAATTAAAAAAGACATTACTATAATTAAATGTAATTCTACTTTCGTTTATTATGGGCGTTTACACAAAATTATATTTATTTATAGAGAAAGGAGTGACAGCTTTTAATGGTATTTAGGAAAGAAAAAGTAGTCTTTACCGCTGGTGGAACAAGAGAGTTTCATGTTCCAACCTCAGTTAGCATGGTTAAGCTTGAAGTTAAATCTGGAAGCGTAACGGTAGAAGGAAGGTTAACTCAAGATAGCGACTATGTTCAAATTTCTGGTGTTAAAGCCGATTTAACGAAGTCAGCGGTCGCTCCCAAGGGAATTACTTCTTTTGAAGTTGCACGGTATCATCAAATACGTTTATCTTATAGCGGTACTGACCCAGTAATTAGCGTAATGTTATAAGGGAGGGCTGAATTATGGCAAACGAAGCTATCTCTAATATTGCTTTACTGTATAGTATGGCAGCGCTATCTGGTGAAGGTGGTTCAGGCGGTGGAAGTGGTGGAACCGTATCCGTAAAGGTTCATGCTACATATACTATAGAATCTACAGAAGAAGCGCGAGTAGAAAACGTAGGTACAGAAAAAGATGTACAACTTGATTTTTATATTCCTAGGGGATTAGATGGAAAATCCTCTTAGTGGTACATTTCTGATGGCAAACCACGGTCTGCTGTTGAGGGAAGTACAGACGGAGATTTAATTTTATATACTACAGGAGATGTTTACAAAGTAATAAACGGAGTTCCTGTAGACCAGCATCTTAGCTTAAATGTAGGACAAAATGATGGTCCATATACTTATGCTGTAAAAGCTGGATTCAAAGGTAGTGAAGAAAAATTCCAAGAACTCTGGTTAGCATCGTTAAACAGTGGATATACCAACTCTATACTGGACGGTGGTGAAAGCGATTTCTCTGAATTTAATGTTCAGAATGATGGCGGTGAAGGAGACAGCAAGACTCATCATCTCAGAGTAGACGGAATAAACGAATTGGACGATTGATAAGTGACTGTGTAATTGTTCAATGAAGGCATGAGGTACAGATAAGTACAGTTTTGAAGTCTGAGAACAATAAGCACAAATCTTTCGACAAACAAGTATTTATGTGTTGAGTAAGAATAGTCGGACATTTTTAACAATTGTTAAGAATTAAAAGTGTGATTTTATTTGGTTGTAAACCACAAGATATAGGGGTGTTAATTTTACAACAACACCATATATGGTAGTCATCGCGTCCGACAATTTCTTACTCAAAAATATTTGTATTATTATTTATAAACCTATGAATATAATAGGTTTGTTTGTGTATTTTTATACACGCAAAGCCCATTACACAGGGGCTTTAATATTAATGGGAGACCTCCAATTATGCAAGAAATCTTGCAGAAATAGGGCATGATTGGGGGTAAATAGATGCGTTTTCGTTGCAGGAAAACGCCAGCTATACGAGCATTTTTTGTCCAAATTAGTTCTTCCCAAACGGAGGAATTGCTTACAGTTTTCCTATAACTTACAGTAAAATTTCATTGGAATATAGTTCAACATCAGCTACCACATACATAAGCGGAAATTATTCTTTTGCCCCATTTTCTTTTTGGAAGAAAAATAAAGACAATTTCTTGCGGTATTATTTTTCATATAGAGTATCCAATGCTTATGGTTCGAATCCATGGGAAACAAATAGCTTAATGCATCAAGAATTTGCCTATAAAATTGATTATTCAAAAATAGATAATTCTTCCGCATTTGTTAGCGAATTAATAACATTTAGTGGCTTTGGTCGTTCTGATTATTATAATAACCAATCAAATAAATATTATATGACTGGCGATACTGGAATAACTTCCCAAATTTACATTAAAAGAGAAGATGGTTCTTTTGTTACTTCTTAGTAGCCATTAGCTACTGATTCTCTTAATAATTGGCAAATTACGAAATTTTCAGCATCCGAATTAAATAATTTATATTCAACTTTTGTTAATGGAACTTATATGGTGACTATGACTGTTTATCTTAAAGGGGATGTAATAGAATAAGTGCAATTAAATGCCAATATCCTTGTCGATTCAAGTATTTCAGGCTGGCTCATCTCCGTCTTTATAGACTAGAACTGTCACTCCAACAACTTCAACTACAACATATTCTCCCAGTTCTGACTATGATGGTTTTTCAAGTTTTACTGTTAATGGAGATAGCAATTTTATAGCTTCTAACATTAAGAAAGGAACAACTATTTGGAATATAACAGGAACTTACAATGGCTTACAAGGATATAAGGGTTTTGCTCAAAAAATTACAATGGACTATGATTATTAGAAGTATTAGTTAGATTTAACTGGAGGAAATGGTTCTATTAACGAAGTATATTGTATTACCTTTTGTGTGTTGAGTAATGACATTAACAATACACCTACTAGTAATTATGCTTACTACGAAGGTTTTTTCATGAGTAACTCTATCACCTCTTCAGAGATGGGAACTATATCTTTTTTTGGATATAACCTTAATAATGAAATTCTTTATTTGCGGTCATATTCCACAAGTCATTTTTACACCTATCGCATAACAGATAATCGTTATTTAACTATTTGGGATAATGATAATTACTTTTTTTAGAAAAATATAACTTATTTTTTTTATGTGATTGGGAAATAAAAGTTGCTCCTTATTGCCTAAAATTTTGAGCGTCTTTTGTTAGAACCAGATTTTTGAATCTTAGCCAAAAACTTACTATAATAACGCAAGTTTTATAGAAATATCATCAGAAAGTATAGGATATGGTTTTACTACATTAGTGTTTAGTGAAATAAATTGGATGAATAAAGATATTAAACTTACAATAGACTTTTGGAACGAGCCATCAAACAGTGAGGGTTTTGCTTATATTCAAAGAAAAAATTATCGGTATGGTATAGGACAAAAAATATATGGTACTTCTACAATTACTAAATACGGAACTTTTTATGCGGTATCACCCGTTAACGCTTAGAGTGATATTTTTTATATCTTAAATCGGGAAAATTACACCGCAGATTGGAGTACTCCTTATTATCAAGAAGGTACTACAAATATTGTTTTTAGTTGTAGAGCTGAGTATCGGTATTTTGATTCAGGTAATTTTGCCATATTTTTTCCTTATGTTACCGTTTAGGACACTATTAAAAATAAAATAAGTTCTCTTCTCGCTAATAAAATTATTTATTTCAATTATACTTTTGACTCTTAAGTTGCTTAAATTTGCCCAAAATTTTGAGTGTCTCTGTATTAAATTCTGGCGGCAGTGCTAATCTGCAAACAAAATCTGTTTCTTTAACTTCTACCTCTGCTTAGACTTTTTCAAAAGATAGTGCTTATGATGGTATGAGTTCTATTACTGTTACTCCTAATTTACAAACTAAAAGTGTATCTTCTTCTACATCTGCTCAAACTATTACTCCTGACAGTGGGTATTGTCGGTTAAGACAAGTTAATATTTCTGCTTTTTCTGGACAAATTGTAGATTTTTATAATTATAATTTTTCCGAAAGCGATTTTACATATATGTACAATCAATACGACAACCTCAACCCCTATTACTATCAACTTACGAATCCACCATCGATAAATTGGGGAATAAAAGAAAAAGATAAAAAATTTGTTATTACCAGTATTAATATATAGGCGAATAACACAACAACTGGAGATTCACTTGTAACAATTGGTACAAATTTTTGTTGTCAAATGTCTACAAGTTATTTTCAAAATTCGTCTTTTGCTGATAATTGTACTTTATCTTATTTCACATCATCTTCTTCACAAGCATTTCAATTTCAAGGTCTTGTAACAATTTCCCCCACTGATACTATTAATTATTAGTTAACCGTTAATTTTAATTTTGATTAGACAGGATATAATTATTTTAAACTTTTTCCTTCTTTTGATACCCAATTATATATAAACGTCATTTAAAAGTTGCTTAAAATTGCCAAATTGATTGTCGATTTAGACCTTATCAGTCGGTAGTTCTCCCGCTCTATAGTCTAAAACGGTTTCTGCTTCAACAAACACAATAAATGTCACGCCTGATTCTGGTTATGATGGTTTAAACCAAATAACTTTAAATCCATATTTTGACTCTATTTCTTCTAATAGTAGCAAATCCGTTAATGATGGACAGTTAATAAAAGACTATACAAGCAGTTAGATTCATTTCACGTTGACAACTTATGTTACATTACCAATATTAAAATATGTCTATTGTTGTCATTATGGTGCAGATGTTGGTATGGGAATATGGGGTTCATCAGATTATTTTCATTTTACTATTACTTTTGGTACATTAATAACAAAAGATGCTGAATATTCTACATTAACAGGCGTTGAGCTTATGTATGGTAGTAATAATCCAACTCTTGTTCCATGTTTGGTAACTAACAATGTTTCTAACTTTTTTAATGGGCGAGAGAACAATTTATAGATAAATATTTATATATACAATTCATTGGAATATTTTTCTTATTGTACTAGTATTTTTTCTAATTTATCACTGTCTTATAATACTTTCTATTATTTTCAAGGTAAAAGTTGATTTAACATTGTTGCTTTCAATTGCCGAACTATTGGCTGTCTATGTTCAATCAGGAGGAGCTTCTCCAACATTATAGTCAAGAACTGTTACACCATCTTCAATTCAACAAACAATTTATCCTCAAAGTGGCTATGATGCTTTGACTTCTGTAATTGTTAATGGTGATAGTAATTTGGTTAGCGGTAATATTAAATCTGGAGTTTCTATATTCGGAGTAAATGGTGAATTAGCCAGTGACAGATTTTTTTGGATTTCAGATGAAGAATCTGATTTTACACTATCTGATAAAAAAATTTCAATTTCAGCATCAAATGTTTTTAGTGGATATAAATTTATGACTTTTAGTTACTATTGCCGAGATTATCTTTATATAGAAAATAGTATTGTTAGTTGTTTCATAACTAATCAATACGGCAGCACTTGGTTCGGCTATTATGGAATTAGTTATTCAGATGAGGTCTCAATAAAAGGTGCAAATAATAATTATCCATTTACAGGAACTATATCTGATTCTTTAATAGAAGTAAAAATTGCTTCTACTGGTATTGCTTCTAATTTTTTCTTCCAAACCCCTTCAACAGCTAACGGGTTAGTATGGATAACTCTTTTTAATTAAGGTTGCTCTTTATTGCCCGAACAACAATTAGTGTTCAAGTAAAATCCACGGGTAGTTCACCTACTCTTCAAACAAGATACGTAACTCCAAGTGCATCTACTCAATATATAAATCCTTAGACTGGATATGATGGATTGAATTAGTGCGTTGTTTATGGCGATTCTAATCTTGTTAGTGGGAATATTAAAAGTCGGGTTAGTATCTTTGGTGTGAATCGGAGTTATACAAGTAATTTTTACTCTATTAAAGTTGACCACAATTTGGAAAATGCTTACAATTTTAATTATTCTAATCTCAGCTTTTCGCCCGCTTACGTAGTTATACTAACAAGAGAAGCTTGGGACGATGATACTATTCATCAAAATATTGATAACCGTCGAGTTTTGAGTTGTTTTTTGTTTAAGAATGCTGAAGAAGGAGAGGCTTGCCGTTTTAATTATTTTTATTACACAAGTGATAGGGGACTACAAATAAATTGGAACTACTATTCTGGCGCAACAATTACTTGGACAAATAATTCTGTATCTTTAACCCAAGATAGATATATATTTTCTCCCTCTTCGGTTTATATATTTTGATTGCGCTTTAATGCCGAAATGTGAGCGTACAGGTAAAATCATCAGGTTCATCACCAACATTGCAATCTCGTACTGTAACACCTTCAAGTTCTACTCAATATATTACTCCTCAAAGTCGGTATGATGGTTTAAGTCAAGTTACTGTATAGGGAGATAGTAATTTGATTAGCTCTAATATTAAAAGCGGTATTAGTATATTTGGAGTCAGCGGTAGTTTAAGTTCTGCTGATTTTGTTGGACTTTGGGTAGTTCAAATAGGTAGTCGGACAATAAATTTAAGTATAACCAATCCATTTGGAAAAAAATTCAATCCAAGACTTATTTTTGCTTTGCATATAAAGTGTCAAAAAAGAAGACAGAACAATTCTTTATAGGAATAGATACTTCTTGCTAAAAGTTATAGCGATAATGTTGTAGGATATCCAGCAAGTACTTGGTCAGGGGAAGCAACATATTATGGTACAGATACGATATCAGCAAATTTAGTCAACCCTGAATATATAGTGACCACGACAGATTCTACAATAACTTTTACTTGTGATAATAATAACGATATTGGACAAAATACAGTGTATACTACTTCTGCAAACTATTTTATAATGCTATTGGTTAGAAGTACTTTTTATTAATCATAACGAAAGGAGGGAACACATGGCAACAACTAAAAACATTCTCATGAAGCAAAAAAATTCTTCTGATTATGATACTATTTATCCTATTATAGAGGAAACTTATACAAATGTTACCATGACTAGCGGTGGGTGGAGTAATTCTCAGTATAGCTTTGAGGATACTTATCCTAACGCAAAGTATAACATTTCTGTATCTGTGGCAAGTACGGCAAGTTCTGCTCAATTCGATGCTTTCGGTAAAGCTAAAATTGTCGGTAATGCAACTACTAATGTCGTTAAAGCTTTGGGTACTGTGCCTACTCAAGATATTCCTGTAATGTTGAAAATTACCAGAAAGGCTTAAGACTTCTGGGTTTTTAATATTGCTTTGTAAACTATAGTTTTAAAAACGATACTATAGTTTAATTAAAATTTTAATTAAATTATATAGCCTGAGAGTTGTTATGTTGGAAGATGTAATGACTCTTGGGCTTAATTAATATTGAGTTTTGTTTCAAATTTCTTCCCTTAAGTCAAAAGAAATTTAAAAGAGGATTCAGGATTATATATTAACGTCTTTTGATTAGAATTAAAACGTTGTTCTACTAAAAAACTAGTTCTTAGATAGAATAAACAATTAACCACATCTAATTATCCCAGTCAATACCAATTGATTCGCCTGAACCATTAGATACAGGTAAATAAACTGTAACAACCCCATTACTAACAGTTGTGGACATTTCTCGAAAATCGCCTATCACTATTTTTTCTGCTGAATCATATTGCACCACTGGAAAACCTTTCCTGAAGCTTCCTGTAGTATACCGATTTACTTTTAAATATAAATATCCATGTGTTGCATATCCGCTACTATAATTTTCAGCGTATTCGGGATAAATAAGAATTCCAACTATCTAACTTTCATCCTATAAGTTAGAATCGCCCGTGTCGAAAGTAAAACTTTGAGAAGAAGATGAATAACCTTCTCTATTGTACTGTCCTACAACAGCTTTTAAATTTCCCCGTGACACTAAATTTCCGGTTACTCCAAAAATAGTCACTCCATTTTTAATATTAGAACTTATTAAATTGGAATCTCCTGACACAGAAAAAAGAAAAAGAGCCTGAAGCCCAGCACAAACAGGG